GGCTGGTGTGCGCCTTGAGTATTACAATGACTATTACGATCTGCACTACAAGATCTGGGTGGTCGGACCGGGAAGCATCGACCCGAGCCTGGTAATGGCGACCGACATTTACCCCATCAAGGGCAAGATTAAGTCAAAGGACCGCGCCGACAAGGCTTTTGCCAAGTACAATCGCTGGTTTGCTGAATGGGAAGAGTTTCAGGAGTGGAAAAATGAAAACTCGTGACAACAAATCGTTTGACACGCTGGAAGAAATAGTGCAATATCTTGGTGACCCGGAACGAGTTGGCAAAGACAACACGTGGGTGGCAAAGAATTATTCATTGGCCCAACTGATACGAGACCTGCAAAAGGTAAAGGAGAAAGACAATGCTGTCCAGTCGTGAGTATATCGACCTCATTGCCAAGAGCACTTACTTCTGCCAGGGTTGCCGTGATGCAACCGACGCCGGGGGAGTCCGCTTCAAGAAGCCGTGGATGTGGACAGACGAAAGCTGGGCACTTTACCTGATGGGTGCCCGTGAAACTAAACGAATTTTTGGCGAACCGGAGGTTCCATGAATCCTGATGATCTGCTGCCGACAGTAACGGCAATTGTACGCTACGACATTTACCCCCACTATTTGGTGTCGAAAGGTAAACTCCTGCCGGGCGGCAAGGTTAAAACAAATTGTGGCACGTATGCGGTAGATTCCATTCTCCGAATCCTGCCGGAGAGCGACTACGAACAGTACGAGGCGCAGCGCCGTAAAGTTTCTGCGGAGTATACTGAAAAAGAACGTCAATTACGTGTTGACATCCTGAAGCAAAACGGTGTAAACTTCTTACCAGTTAAGTAAGCAACCCAATTCATTCACTGAGGAGATTTTAAAATATGTCAAACTTCCACGATTTCGTAACCGTACTTCAGAAACAACTGACCAAAATGGCTAAAACTGGCCTGTTCGAAGTCCGCGAGGACAAAGATGTGGTATGGAACCACTATCTGGACTCATTCCCGGCGGGCACCAACAACCTGTTCCGTGAGCGTCGTGAGTACGACTGCAACTGCTGTAAGCAATTCATCCGTGACGTTGGTCGTGTGGTGACCTTCATTGACGGTAAGCGTGTCTCCATCTGGGACGTAAAAGTACCGGGCTACTATCAGACCGTGGTTGACGCACTGTCCAAACTGATCCATGCAGCACCGATCGCTGACGAGTTCCTGCACTTCCAGGCAAAAGTCGGTACGGCGCAGAGCAACGTGATGGAAGACGATAAGGTTGTCACGTACAACCACTTCCATGCTGTTCTGCCAAGCGCTTTCGTTAAGCCGAACGCTGCAATCGCCACTGCACTGAGCAACTCCCGCAGCAACGTGCAGGTTCTGGAACGCAGCCTGATCGAGTTCACTGTTGACGCAGCCGAAACGATCCTCGAACTGAACGCACAGGGTTCTCTGTACCGTGGTAACGAGCAGATCAACAGCGTCAAGCTGTTCCTCGAACTGAAAGTGAAGTACGATGCACTGGACGATGCAGGTAAAGAAGCGTTCGTGTGGACCAACGGCCTGAAACTGGCAGAGCGCGGTAAGTTCCGTAACACCGCGATCGGCACCCTGCTGGAAGACCTGTCCGGCGGTATGGACATCGAGCAGGCGGTTAAGCGTTGGGAAGTGGTTATGGCCCCGGCAAACTACAAGCGACCAACCGCGCTGGTTACCGAAGCGATGATCAAAAAGGCTCAGGAAGCCGTTGTATCTCTGGGTCTGGTTGACTCTCTGCCGCGCCGCTTTGCTGTGCTGGAAGATCTGACTGTGAACAACGTGCTGTTTGCTGACCGAAGCACTGCCAAGGCAACTGACGTGTTCGGTGACCTGCTGAAGTCTGCGAAGAAGCCGACCAAAGGCCCGGCGAAGGTCGAAGAGATCTCTATCGCCAAGTTCATCAGTGATGTGCTGCCGACTGCCACTGGCATCGAAGCGCTGGTTGAGAACCGCCACACAAGTAACTTCGTGTCTCTGGTTGCCCCGGTATACCCGGACGCACCAAACATGCTGAAGTGGAACAACAACTTCTCCTGGTCCTACAACGGCGAAGTTACCGATTCCATCAAAGAGCGTGTGAAAGCGGCTGGCGGTAAGGTTGAGGGCGCTCTGCGTATCTCTCTGGCTTGGAACAACCCGGACGATCTGGACCTGCATATGCGTACACCGGGCGGTTCCCACGTGTACTTCAGCAACAAGCGTGGCGGCGGTGCGTATCTGGATCTGGACATGAACGGCATGGACAAGCATGATGCTAACAACCCGGTTGAGAACATCATCTTCGAGAACGAGAGCCAGATTCAGGAAGGTATTTACAAGGTGTGGGTGAACCAGTACAATCAGCGCTCTAAAGACCGTGTTGGCTTCACTGTTCAACTGGAGCACGGTAACACGACGCTGGAGTTCAACCACCCGAAAGCTCATGCTCGTGGTGATGTGGATGTGGTCACCTTCCGTTACACCCGTAAAGGTGGCGTGGAGATCATCGAATCAATGCCGCACACCAAGCAGTCTAAAGATGTGTGGGGTGTATCGACTGAGCAGTTCCAGAAGGTGTCTGTGGTCATGAACTCCCCGAACCATTGGGACGGTGAAGCGACTGGCAACAAGCATTACTTCTTCATGCTGGACGGCGCTGTGCAGCCGGGTTCTACTCGCGGTTTCTACAACGAATACCTGCGTAACGAACTGGTTGAGCATCGCAAAGTGTTCGAACATCTGGCGGGCAAGATGAAGGTTCCGGCATCAACGGAGCAACTGAGCGGCCTGGGCTTCTCCGACACGGTTCGTAATGAACTGACTGTCAAGGTGACTGGTGCATTCACCCGTACACTGAAGATCATTTTTTAATTGACAACGGGGCCGAGAGGCCCCATAATGAACCCGAACTTAATTACTGAGGAGAAATACTATGTCTACTACCAACATCTTTGAAATCGCTGTACGTGCTAAACTGCGTTTTGCTTCCCCGCGCTTCGCGTCTCTGTCCGTAGAAGATCTGTTCGACCTGTCCCTGCGTGAACTGGACGATGTGGCGAAAGGCATCAACCGCCAAATCAATGCGGAGAAGGAAGAGTCCTTCCTGTCCCAGAACAAAAACGCTGTGCGTAAAGATCTGGAACTGAAGCTGGAAATCGTTAAACACGTGATCGACGTGATCGAAACCGAAGCGGCGCAGCGTGTGGCGCAGCAACAGAAGGCCGTTCAGCGTCAGAAACTGATCGACTCCCTTGCGGAAGCAGAGCAGCGTGAGCAGCAGGCGAAGACCCCAGAACAGCTTCGTGCTGAACTGGCGGCGCTGGACGCAGAGTAATTTAAGAGGCCACCTTCGGGTGGCCTTTTTATTTGTCCAAAAGTGTTGACTTCCCTCCAACTTTCCCCGATAATACCTCCATCAACCAACAAGAGGAATAAACATGGCACCGAAAATGAGCAAAGAAGAGATTGCTTTCCGTAAACACTGGAACGCGATGAGAAAAGATGCACTGATCAATAAGTTGTGGGAGATGCTGGAGTTTATCAATCACCTGTCAGAAGAAAATATTGAGTTAAGGGCACAGGCATCCCGCAGCAATGCCCAGTACCTGGCAAACTGCCGCAGTGTTGGCGGTGTAACTCTACCGCCGGGGGTGTGACATGGGCTGGTTCAAGAAGTCAAAGCAGTCCGATTGCAATCACGACTGGCACATCACAGAGAACCTGCACGTTACCCGGCACCATGATACTCCTGCGTTCGTTCTTCCTTACTCGAATGAATCGCAGGTATCCCGGATCTGCCGACACTGCCTGAAACAGGAGTGCCACACCGTGCCGGGCCATATTGATTATGACAAGGCCCTGAAGATTTTCGGAGGAAAAGATGAAATTTAAGAAGCTGGAATGGCATGAAGTTCGTAACGAAGAACACACAACGATTTTTGGAGATGGTGTCGGATTTGTAACCGCAATTGTGTTCGAGGACTTCGGTGAGTGGCATTTGCATTACGAAAACCGGGACTCTTCTGAGCACATTACGTCAGCGGAATCCAAGGAGGCCATCAAGGACCTGGCGCAGGAGTTCCACAATGCCAACGTCGCAAAGGAGTTCTTTGATGAAGAATAACAGCATTTGGTTCAAATTGTGGTTTACTTTAATCGGCGGTTTGATTATACTTGGTCTTGTAGGTTACGCGATGCAAGAGTATCAGGACTTCCAAGACGGATGTGTTAAGACTGGGGAGCAGCGGATGGTAAACTCCGTGGTCAACGCCCCGGACGGAGCATTCAGTGGTTTGGTTGTCGAAGATAAGTTTGTATGCAAGACCGGACGAATTACCTGGAAAGCCCAATATCAATGAGGTGACAATATGAAATTCAATCGTGGCGAAGTACAGTTTGGAAATGTGATCGAGAAGCCGTCTCAGGACGACATCAAAAATACCCAGGGCCTTTGGAACGCATCTTTCGATGACGCCTTCCGCTTCGGCGGGGACGTTACCCGAGCCGCCCTGCAAGCGATGAATATCCGTGGCGATAAAAAGCACGTGGTTGTCGATGTTAAGACACACATGCTGATGCCTGGTATGATCCCGGCGATCCCCGGCTGGCACACGGATGGTGTTCCTCGTGGAGGTAAAACCCTGTCCCCGGCATCTGGTGCCCCGCACATCCACATGCAGATAGGGTCGGATTCCCCGCGCTACCACTTGCTGGTTGTCGGCGGCGACTGCCCAACGAAGTTCATTGCTTCACGAAACATCAACCTCCAGACGGAGAACCTCCCTAATCTGTACGCAGGGATCTCCAGTCAGGTTTGCGAGATGGACAATAATGGCTTCCTCGACACCTACGACGCGCCGGACGGTCAGGTGGTGGAATGGGACTGGTGGGAACTGCACACCGCACAGCAGGCTCGTGCGCCCGGCTGGCGCTACCTTATCCGTGTGACCGAGACTGATTATCTTGAGCCACAGTCGGATCTGCGTTTGGTGCTGCGTAACCAGCAGCAGGTTTACCTCCCAACGGAGAAATTCGGATGGTGAAGAAGGTAGACAAGGCTCCCAAAGAGGAGTACACTTATGAGCGTCACCACTTTTACTTGGACAAACATGCTGGAAAGCAAGTCTGTGCCTGGTGCGGGTTGGTGGCGCTGAGAAACCCGGCATCGGATTGGGCCGTTGAGAAGGGATGCAACCATAAGTTGCACCCGTCTTACGAGAAAACCATGAAGAAGTTAACTAAACAGTTTGATTTTTAAGGAGAAAAGAGTATGATGACTTTCTGGCAATATCTGTGTGACAACCCGGCGACCCTGATTATCATGGTGGTGTTTGGTGGCGTATTTGGGGTGTTTACCTCCTGCTTCGAGGGGTACAACTGGAAAGAACGCCTCGGACATATCTGCGTGGTGATCCTGATGTGGGTCTTTATCACATACCCGGCAGTATCCTGGATGGATTACACGGACTACAAGAAGCATTATGTGACGTGTGAAAAGCCTGTTGCCAAACGTGCCGGATACATCTTCGCTGAAAATCGTTGCTGGAAACCAGTCACCAGTTATGTTAAGGTGAATGAAACCACCAAGTCGAAGCAGGAGCTTTTGAATGAACAATAATGCGGTGCTCGTCGAAAAGAACACTGAAGAGATCAACTCTTTCGTATCCGGGCTGACTGGCCCGGGCTACCAGATGGCAATCATGAACCGATTCCCGCTGGCGCAGTTGACCTTCGCCCCGGCTGACAAACTCCCGTATGTCGGGGAAGGAAAGGTCTGGGTATGTGATTGTGGCTGCGGTGAAAGAGACCCGGTACTGGTGCCATACGTAACGATGTCAATCATCGGCGTAGAGGGCCTCCAGGCGGCGCGGGTAGAAGGGATCTGGGTTTCACCTTGCACACTGCCGGGGCTGGAACCAGAAGACGGTCTGCGTCATTACGGCATGGACCTGTGGGATAACGAGACAGATGATCTCGCTGATCCAAAAGTAAGACTGGAGGGTAACTGATGGACCTGAAACTCGACCCAACTATCCGCCCGGAGTTCTTGACGTACACCGCCAAGTTCAACGGAGGGGAGCTTGGTAATGAAACAGAGATTTGGGTATGCAAGACATCAAATTCCTTTGGGCTGAATCAGGGCGGGGAAGATGATGGTTGTGACATCATCATCCTCGATAAAGAGGGGCTGCTGCACTTGCAGCGCTTGGTGAATCAAGCTGTGGCTATTCTGGAGAAAGAATAATGTTGAAAGTATTGGCGAAGTTTGCTAAAGTCATTGCTCTGCTGACGGTGATGATTCTGCTCAACCCACACCGGGCACTTCTGATCCCCATCAACTTGCTGGCGCTCGGCGGTAGTTGGCTGGCAGGTAAGCTGGAAGATGGGTGCCAGTGGGTGGATGGCAAGATCAAATACCTGCGTACTGCGATGTGGGTATTTGGCAGGCCGATTGGCGACAAATTGGATGCTGAGTTGGAAGAACTGAACCGCTTGGTGAAGGAAGTTGACAACCGTTTGAAGGAGAACGATAATGTTTGAGATCTTTTGTGAGTGGGATATTGGTCAGGAGGGTGTACTGTTCACCTCCGAGGTTGCAGCAAACAACTGGATGCTGAACAACGACAACCTGGCGGATTGTTTTGAAGATGGTCTGACCGGACAGGCGGGTATTGACGACCTGATCGGCGCTGGCCTGCTGGGCACTAACCTGCTCACCGTACTGAACGAAAAAGGAGAGAAAGTATGATCAAGAAGTTTTTCGCTTGGGTTAAGTCCCTGTTCGTCCCGGTAACGATCAAAGAGACGGACGTTGACGAGTATATCGCTGCACGTGCAGCAGAGGCGGATCTGGACAAGGCTCACGAAGCCCGTGCCGCCCAAGTTGCCAAGGCTACCACGGACACTTTGGACACGATCAAAACTGTGAACGTTAAGGTCACAGTCTCCGATCCAAAGCGTGTAGCGGAAGTTGCAGCAGCGGTAAAGGCCGCGACTGAAAAACCAAAGGCCCCGGTGACACCGCCGAAGCCGCTGGATGAGCAACTGAAAGGTGTTGAACTGCCGTCCTATGCCCAAGGTAAGAAATTACCGCCGAAGGCGAAGCGCCAGTTCATTGACCAAGCCCGCCGGGCAGCGCCACGTAAAGTGAGCGATAACCCGACGAGTTATGGAAATAGCCAGATTAACGCGACCCCGGGTATTGACCCTGTGAACGCCGCGATGTATGGTTATGCAGCCGCAACGATCCTGAGCGACGACACACCGTCAGCCCCGGCTCCGGTTGAAGAGTGCCGTAGTAGTGCAGCGACCTCGACGTACAGTTCGAACTACTCTTCTTATGAAAGTAGCCCGAGCTATGACAGTTCGCCGTCCTACGACAGCGGTTACAGTTCGCCAAGCTGTGACTAACTGAAAGCGGGGGCTTCGGCCCCCAAAATAATGGAACACCGATTTACCTTGAGGAGTGATGAAATGAGCAATACAAGAAAAGTTTACCCAGCAAAGCCTGAACCACGTGCCACACGTGCCCCAAGATACGGGAGCGAGGGATGGCCCAAGGTCTCACCAGAGGAGCTTGCGATAGCTCGTGAGGTATTCTGGGACATTTTCATGGTCAAACACGAAGGTGACTGCTTCAATATGTTTGCAGCTAAACTCGGATCAGACCGTAACCGGGCGAAGCAGGTGTACTACTTCATCCTGTACCAGAAGGGCCTTATGCAGTACCAGCAGAACCAAGAGCGGAAAATTCGCGGTAAGTTGGTGACGAGAATCAAAAAGTACACAGAGTTCCTCGATAATCCCGAAACGATCTACCAGATCATGTGCCGGGCAGAGGACGAGGTGGAAGAGGATGATCGTAAACGTGCAATCACGGAGGCCCTGAAGAAGAAATGATGATCGCACCTGAAACTTTTGTTATATTGTTCATTCTGGTTGCAATGGCGGGTTCCCGGTTCTATTATTGGACCGTGGTATTCTCCCTTGTGTATATTCTCGGAATCATGGTCTCCACGGAGATCTCCAAACTGATGGGGTGGTTATGAAGAAGTGGATTCTTATTGCGGCACTGGCCCTCGTTGGGTGCGATGAGGAGAAGGCCGGGGACATGTATACGGACCGTCCAACCTTGGCACCAGACGAAGTGGTGGCCCTTCACAACGTGTGCAAGAGCCAACCTAACTATGACACTAGTTGGGTTGAAACTCGTACCCGTGGGGAGGCCAAGGGGGTTATCTGCCGATACCGGGATGCAAACTACACCCGTGGTGTATCAACAACCTTCCGTCTCGATGCGGAAGACCTGAAAAAGAAACTTGATGCGAGGAAAGCAAAATGATAGACTTCATCTGGTCAACGTTTATGGCGCTGGCGTGGTTAGTGGTGGCGATATGGATGATCCCAACGATCATCGCATACAAACGTGACCACCGGAACAAGACGGTGATCTTCGTTATGTCGATTATCATCTCTGTTCTGCCGACCACGGCGTTTATGGTCATCGGATACCTTATTCTCTTGGTATTCTCCATGTACAGGTCACCAGAGGTGATGGTCGTGCAGGGTCCACGTGGAGAGCCGGGTGCGCCGGGCCGTGACGGAAGGGACGGAAAGGACGGTCGTAGAGGTAAGGATGCCGACGAAATCCCACTGTCTAAAAGCGGTGTCGTGAAGCCAAGAAAATAATTGATTTTGTACCGGGGCCATGTATAATGGTCCCACACTAAACTGATGAGGAAGACATGATGAGCATTTTCGATAACACTTTTGTTGAGCCGGGCTGGGAATGTGTTCAGGCAACAAAGAACATCACCCGTTCGGATGAGTACAAATACGTTAACCTGAACCTGATGTACGAATTGGACCACCGTCAAGTTGAAGTAGGGGCTACATACGCCATCAACGTCGGCGGTCAAATCTCTCGTGAGGTTCCGGTGAAGATGCTCATCAAGATGTACGATTTGTCAGGTGACCAAACGGTCAGTGATCCGGTGGTTCTCTTCAAGCGTTCACTCCGTGCTTTCCGCCCGGAAGAAATGACTGAAGAGATGCTGAAGGATATTAAAATGGCGGACTTGATGTTCGATGAAGCGAACAAAGATGTCCAACGTGTTTATTTATAAGGAGAGTTGAAATGGGTAAGTTACTCGCAGGTCTGGGTCTGGGTTACATCGCCGTGTTCTTCGCATGTGTTGCTGCGTGGATCACTCACGTGGTTGTCTGCATTAAGGCTGCATCTTGGATCTTCCTGCTCGCAGGCGCGATCTTCGCCCCAGTCGGCGTTATCCACGGCATCGGTGTCTGGTTCGGCGTTTTCTAAGTTGCAATTCGCAGTAAATGTGGTAACCTGTTGTTCTGGCCTCAATAATGGGGCCTGTTAATCCCTCGAAGGAGAAGTGCATGTCTGAAGAAGTTAAGGTAATCACCGCTGTCTATGATGCTGTCAATGACACCAACATTCACATTGCGATGGGTACAATCGAGCGTATTAACCTGAAACGCATTAACGCAGACGGTAGCGCCAAGGTGACCAACATCACCAAAGGCCCTAACGCCGGGAAGTCGATCAACGCAACTCACCGCGCTTCCATCCTGCTGAAGAACGGTAACGATCAGGTTTGGGTCAGCTTCGGCACTCACGAAGTTAAGAACCTGGCCTACGAACATCAGTACCAGATCAAGGTCGATGACAAATGGACCGATCTGAAAGAAGGTATGGTGATTCGTGTTCCGGTTCAGATCCGCACCTGGAAAGATGCGAAGACTGGTGAAGACCGCTCTGCGCCGGAAGGCAAGAAAGCGAAGATCCAGATCAAAGACGCATCCGGTGCCCGTGAGTCGAACAAGCCCGCAGGAGGCTCTCAGCAGTCCTCTGGCGCGTCCAACGCTTCGGGTGGTAAAACCACTAAGGTTTACGGAGAAATCGTCTCTGTGGATGGCCTACACGCTCTGGTGAAGGATGAACAGGGCAATGAAGTAAACTGTGTTCTGACCAAAGAGCAGTTCGACCAAATTCAGGTTGGCGGTCGCTTGGCAGGCCAGCGCGGTGAAGATGGAAACATCGTCTCCGGCTTCAAGGCTTATGGTCCAAAAGGTTCCGCTCCGGCGGGCGGCGGTTCTCGCAGTGGTGGCAAGAAAGACAACTCCGGTATGGAAACGGGCCATGCTCTGAACGGTGCCCTGAACCTGCGTCGTAGCGGTCTGACAGTCCCTCCGGTTGTTGAAGTCGCCAAAGTGGTTCATGATGTCACCAAGCATCTGAAGCTGGATGCGGCTCAGGACCCGGCGAACAAAGGTATGTCGGATTACGATCTGGGTGCGATGGTTGGTCATGCGGTACTGAACGCAACCCGTGACATTCAGGTTGGCGATAACGACAACCCGGAAGAGATCACTGGCAAGCTGTTGGCTTACGCTCGTGAACTGATGAGCACTGTGGTGCCGGGCGTAGCAGCTTATGTCAAAGGTGAAAGCCTCCAGACCGCTGCCGACTCCAAGCCTGATCCGGTGCTGGAGCCGAAGGTTGATGATGCCGTTCAGCAGCAAGTTCAGTCCAATGGTCATATTGACATGACCCCGGAAGCTATGGACTTCGACGACGACATCCCGTTCTAAGTTGTTGTAATAAAAGAAAAGGCACCCGATTGGGTGCCTTTTTTATTAGCCGAAATCCGGCATCTCGTATGGTCCACTAAGGTTGTACCCAGGGCCGTAGTCTTGGTTTCCGCCGTTGGCTGGGAAGCCGGGAGGATACATGGCTGGGTTAGAGACTCCCAAGCCAGTAAAGTACAACTTTCCGGTTTTGGTCAGCAACAAGTTCCTTTGAGAACGGTCGCCGCCTGCATGAGGGACAACAATATCGAGACCGCCTTCGTCGATAAGGATCTGAGCAATATTGGTCAGCGCATTACAGTTCTTGGAGTAAGTGGTTCCGTTTGCCAATGTGTAAACAGACCCTTGGTCACCTGTTGACTGGTGTACCCCAAGGTTTTCGTTCTCCACGAAGACTTGGTGACGGATGTACCAGTTTCGGTCGAGGTTCGTCGCATTAAACCCATACGCCTCTCCCGGAAGAACCTTGGAAAACGGAGGGATTGTTGATGCCTTCATCACGTTGGTGGTTGATGATCCAGAGGAAGAGTTACCAAGACCTGTGTTTTGTGTCCCGGATACCCACCACGTCCCGTCCTCTTTCCTCGCAACGATCAGGGTGTGCCTCTCTGTTGACGACCCTTGGTTTGTCAACCGACGAGATTGCAGGATATACGCCTCGTCATAACCCGCAGTACAATCCCTTACCTGTTTCCATCTTGTAGTCAACCAGCTTGTCCCGGTGGCCCCTGTTCCATCCATCGCAAATCCCATCCCGTTATACCCTTGGGCATACACCGCCCCCGTGGTTGAGATAAGGATCTTGTTCTCTGCGTCGTTGGAAACAAAGAGGTATTTGAACAAAGTCCCTGCGGGAATGCCGAGGGATGGGGTCGGAACCATCTCTGTGAACACATCCCCGGAATATGTGTAGACTTTTCCGTCAGAACAGAGTACCATCCCCTGAGAGAATGAGATCATGTTGTCAAAGACGCTGTATCCGTTCAGGTTGTACCAAGCGGGATCGATGAGACGCCAATCATTCTGGGTATCTGCATCCTGTGACCCGGGGAATCCGTTGTACTGTCCGGTGGAGTAGAAAGATGATCCTTTTCGGATAAGGAACCCATTGGACACGCCAGGGTAGATCTGATCGACGCCTGTGTTTGTGAGTGTCCACCCTGAAGGGGCCACATTTGCCCCGTTGGCTCTCCCCAATCCGTTACCAGATGCGCCGCCCATAACATACAGGTCACCATTGTGACCGAGGGCAAAGTAGCACTGGGTCCCTGAGCCAAGGAATTGCTTCAGACCTTTTTCGACTGGTGGCGTACCGCCCCCGGCAAAGTTGATAATCGCAAATGGATACATCGTACCTCCAAAAAAGAAAAGGCCCCGAAGGGCCTTATATTATGCTCGTTCGGCAATGAACACGTCGATCACGTTACCGATGCCACGGTAGACCATGTTGCAGATCGTCAGTGCATCCGCCGCCGGGTTTACCACCTTGGCCCCATGTACGAAGAAATCCCCACTGAAGGTTACCGGGTGACCAGTACCGTCTTGGGTTACATACAGGAAGAAGGTTTCCGCCTTGCCACCCGTCAGGAGGCCAGCAGGGGCCTTGATCTCGGTGTCAGCAGTGATGTTGACGTTGTACACGCTTGCCGTGCCGTCAGGGGTATACGCAGCCGTCGCTACGGTATCTGATTTAGGAACAACCGACATCTTGCTCGCAGAGATTGACCCGGTAGACACAGAGTCACAGGTCAAGTCTTTGATGTTTACAGGTTGCTCCGGTACATTCAGTGTACCAGTAACGGTCAGGTTTGTAAAGTTCCCGTTAGTCCCAACCACATCCGTTGCGGTTACTTTAGCCGGGTTGATTTCCTTGCCCGACAAGTTCAGGTCGCCAGAGATGGAACCACCCACACGCAGATCACCGCCGACAACCAAGTCTTCTTCGACCTTTGCATCACTCAGAGACTGGAGGCCGATTGCACCCGGTGAGCTTCCGCCACCGAACACACCGTTGGACCCAGTAACTGTTGCACTGGCTGTCAGGTTACGAACACGGGTGTCTTCCGTGGTCTGGAGGTTCTTCATCACGATGTTTTGTGCTGAGAGGTCAACAGCCCCGGTAATGGTCCCGGATACGTTCAGAGAGCCTTGGATGTCGCCATCACCTTCCAAGTTGAACCGGAGGTTATCCGTTCCTGCTCGGCGCTTGATGGTCAGACCTTCGACCGTCGCTTCTGTGCCCGTCAATGGTCCAGACAGTCGAACTTCACCCGCATTGGTCAGCCCAGTAACTGTCAGGGTGTTCAGTGCAGAGTGGTTGGTTACCGCCAGGCTGTCGCCAAGCAACTCCCCGGTAGACTGAACACTTGGGGCCTGAACACTAACATCCGCCACAACGGAGCGTGGTTCGATGTTCTTGCCTTTGATGCTCTCCACTGAACCGATGGCATTGCCACTGGCATCCGTAAGCGCACCGTTGACCTGGACATCGTTAAACGTCGCCTTTCCTTGCGGGGCCGTGATGTCGCCGAGGGTAACGGTCAGGCCGTTTCTCAACTCCAAAGCACCCTTCATCAGAGAGGTCTGTTCAACTTCCAGTGTTTTGGTCTTGACAGAGGTCGCAGACTGAACACTGTTCGGCAGGATGTCTTTCCCAGTAACGTCGAAGGTGTTGATCGGGTTACCATCGGCATCGAGGATCTGTCCGGTGACTTGGATGTCCTTGGTGGTGATCTTCTCGCCGTTCGTGATATTGTCAGTCGCCACGTCCCCAAAGGCTGACGGGTCGGTTGCGCCGATTGACTTAACGGTGATGTTCTTTTGAGATAGATCGATGTCCAGCCCGGTAACAGTTCCAGTGAAATCAACGTCTCCGAGGGTGGTCTTTCCAGTTACGGAGAGAGTCCCACCAACATCTGCATTGCCGCCAACAGAGACTTTCCCGGTAGTCACAACGGACTTCGGCAGGATGTCTTTGCCAGTCACATCAGCAGTGACGCCCGTGGTCGTTCCGGTAACTTCGAGGTTGACAACCTTAGTTGTTCCGGTAGACTGGGTGATGTTTCCATTGACAACGAGGCTGTCTGCTTCAATCGCGCCAGTGTCGATAGACGCCGGGCGGAAGTCTCCAGTAACACTCAGGTTGCCACCAATGGTTGCAGCGCCAGTGGTAGTCAGGGTAGATCCCTTAATGACACCAGTCTCTACGCTCAACGGCTTGATTGGCTTACCTTCCACGTCGGCGGTAACGCCAGTGGTTGTGCCAGTGACCACGAGGTCCTTGATCGTTGCAGTCTTCGCCACGTTGATGTTGTCAACGCTCAGGTCAGACCCAGACAAGTCGAGGTTGGCAGTCAGAGTTCCCAGAACCTCAAGGTCTTGGGTAACGATCTTCCCGGTTGCTGTGGTGGTGCCAGAGATCTGAACATCGCCAGTGGCGATCAGATTACCAGTCTTCACAGAACGAGGGTTGATGTCTTTCCCGTCAACACTGATAGCAACACCCGTCAGAGTTCCAGAGACATCCAGGTTCTTGACCTTGGTATCACCAGTTACGTTCAGCTTGCCAGTCAGGGCAGTGTCTTTACCAACCGTCAGCCCCTCGTCCACAGCAACGCTGCGAGGATGGATGTCGAGACCGTCAACGTCAGCCTTCACTCCCTCGATCTTATCGGTAACACGCAGTGTACCAATTTCTGCAATCCCGTCAACGATCAATTGCGGGCGGTCTGCGGAGTTACGGTTGTTACCTTCCAGGTGGAGGTAATCACCACGCATGTAGCCGTCAACGTCGAGGGAGTCGTTAGCCACAGCCACGTCGCCCATCTTGACTTTACCGAGAGTCGCTTCATCGGCAGTCAAAGTTCCTGTTGACACAGTGTACGGACGCAGGTTAGTCTTGGTCTTGACCCCCACTGGTGGAGTCCCGTTCTGCTCGAAAGCGATCTCGGTGGCAGCGCCCTGTCCGATACCCACGATACGAATACGGCGGAAAGTCGCTTCAGTCGTCGGGGCAGACAGCTTGTCACTATTGACAATAAACTCGCCGGAGACGTACAGGTTGTTCAGAACAGAGTCCTTACGGACAGTGATGTTCTCGAACTCTCCCTGTGTTGAAGAGATGATCAGGTCCTTCAGTTCCTGCATCTCACGCTGAACCCACCCAGTGGTTGGGATCGTGCTTGAGTTGTCGCCCGGTGCCGGGGACGGAACGCGAGGGTTGCCTTTGAAGTTTGGAGAAACGATTGGGGCGTAAATGTCAGCGATGTTGCTCTTGTCGAGGAATACCTTGAACTTCCCATCGTTGATCGGGCTGTCACGCATGACCACCGGAGAACTCACGGTAGCGCCTGGCGCATACCACCAAGTTGTGTTCCCGCTAACATCCGTGAAGGAGTAAAGCTGGTTGAACTCAGTGACAGAAGATCCGTTCTTCCACGGCAGAGGTGGAGTTTTGAAATACAGGTTGTCCAAGAACGCTTTGCGGATAGACGGGATCAAACTCCCGTCCTCCGTTACCGCCTGCTCGGTCCCCGTACCGTTCACAACCAAGTGCAGACGCTTGGAGTCGATGATGATCTGATCGACGGCCTTGTCCGCTTCTGTGCTCAGAAGTGCAATGATGTCGGTATTGGATGACACATGAATCTCCTCTTATTTAGATTCTTCGTCGGAAGGATTATCCTTTTTGAGAGCCGTCAGGCCCCAACGAAGGTTAATGAGGTCACTGATAAGGTGAGGTGCCACAACCGTAGGGGCGTAAACCCACACGTACCACTCGGGGAGAGTGTTGTTGAAGCCATACCAGAGGAATACAGCCGTCATAGCGCCCATGCCAACGTTGGACCAGAACTTCGTGTGGGAAGCCTTGCCCGGTTCTGCTTGGGACGTTACGAGGTCTTTCAGGAATTTTAGCATAGAACACCTTCAATATCAATGTGTCAGACCAAATGGGCAGCAAGCACAAGTGCAAGTACAGTTCCTGTCCTGAACCACTCGGCTACTTTGTTGTCCTTCCAGGCATACACGAAGATAAACATCTCGATGAAGTATCTATGAGCGTCCTGTACGGCGAAGGTATAAATCCAATCCGGGAAAAGGTATGGATATTGGATTGCGAATACTTGTACCAGCATGAGTGGAATACTCAGGGCCACAACGGCAATTTGGCGCTTGCCACGGATGCAGCACCCGACGACAAATAAAAGTATTGAATCCAATGCCCATGCTGTGGTAAAGTACAGCGTAATGTCAAAGACCGCTGCCTGTGCATAGAACCAGAAGATGACGTGTTCCAGAAAAAGGTAAGCGAGGCATAGCCCCGCCATTACCTTAACTCCAACGTCCTTTCGGGTAGCCAGAATGACAAAGCAGAGTCCATAGAAAATGGACACGATCATCATTTGTTGTGGCGACCCTCGATCATTGCATTGAGGACCTGACGGATGTCCTTTTGGAGGGCGTTGTTCTCTTCCTTGGCTTCCTTACGCATGTCGCCAATGTCAGAGCGGATGTCCTGAATAGTGTCAGTGATATGCTTGAGCTTACGATCAAGGATGTCATCAATACTATCTTTGGTGACCATTTTCTCACGCAGACGGATGATGTCTTTTTCAAGTTCATCCTGGCGTTCCTGCATTTTCTTAAAGTCAGAATAGAAGATTTTGAGTACCCCCAACAGAAGGAATGTTACCAGACCCCAAAGGGATTTCAAAATCAACATAATATCAAGAGCCATGTGTGTTCTCCTGAGCCGGGCAAATGCCCGGCCTATAAGTTATGCAGAAGTGAACTCTGACCAGTCAACGTCGCCCGGAGGCGTATCGTCGGAGATCCGCATGAGTTTCAGACTGAGTTTACGGAGAGCGTTGTATTTCTCAACTTCCTCTTCCGTAGCCTCCCCGAGTTCAACAGCGCCAGCCAGAATGCCGATCGGAACTGACAGTCCCTTCAGGCTCGAAGCCTTGCGGCGGGCGGTGCTTACAGCCAAGTCAATATCTACCTTGACTACTTTCTTACCATCAAACTTCCAAGGGCCTGACGCGATGTCGAAGTCCTTTGGAATGCTGTTGATGTCGATGATTGACAGACCCAATGGGTAAGTCATGGTCACATCTTCGGATTTCACGAGGAAACGGACCATATTGTGATCATCGAAAAGTACCACATATTTCTTAGTGAACAACTCGCGGCTTTCGTAAAAGTCTCGGCCCTTGTCATCACAGAAATACTGGACACCCTCCCCGAAGGCCGGAGCCTCCGGGATATAGTGTTTGAAGCTGTTCATACGCATGTCGATTACCCCGTGATGGTTACCCAGACACCATTGACTTTCTTCTGGATTGGTTTATAGTACAGGCCGCTGATGTTGTCGGCAGAGTTGGAACCTACGTCGTCAACAATCATACCTGTCAACGCACAACCCTGCGGGGCTTGGAATCTCCAAGAGATCTCGTTGCCTGCCGGAATATAAGACCCCAACGCACCGAGACGGTTGTCCTGAACAACCTCTTCAACCGCTTCAGGAATGATGGTCACTGCACGGGTGCTTGAAACACCAGAGAGTGTACCACGAACCGTGATGGTTGCCGAACCCGGAGAAACACCAGTAACGTACCCTGCGTCGTTCACCGTCGCAACACCGGAGTTGTTGGAGAGGAACTGAAGAGGTTCGTTAGCGCTGCCAGGGTTTTTCGTAATGACCAGCATCTTCGAGTCAGTTACCTGAATCTGACCAGGGTCTCCGATGGAGATGCTTGTCAGGACAGAGTAGCTAACCACCCGGATCTGTACGTTCATGCCCGTCGAGATAGAGGCGATGATGTTCGTCGATCCCGGTCCAACAAGGCGGATGTTGCCGGAACCGTCTACGGTTGCCACAGCGGGGTTCTGAGAGGCCCAAGAGATTGGGTACTGCCCAGCAATGCTTGTAGGCAAGACGTTGGCAGTGGCCTTCACAGTGTACCCTACACGGTTGGTAATGCTGTCCGGTGAGACAACGATGCCAGTTGGAGAGTTACCACCTGAAGACTGAGCCTGGTCGGTCTTGATGATGTACATTACCGCGATGTTCTTTGGACGGTTTTCCGCAGCAGTCGGAACAACACGAGATGCGTCGAAACGAATCTGGCGAGTCTCGCCACCTTTGGACCCGGTATCACCGGAACCTGCCACACCTGCGTCGTAGAAAGCGCCTTCGTTGAAGCGACCAATGATCCAAGTTTCACCGTGGTCCGCTGCAAAGCGACCCGTGATGTTTCGGATGGCGTCGCCCTGTGCAGATCCGAGTGCTCGGTTAGCGTCGGGGTCAACCGCGCCGGAGCCGTGTGCCCAACCACGCAGGAACTGTCCACGATAGTCAGGGACCACGTTACGTCCGAGGACGCTGTACAGTTTAGGGTTCTGTCCAGTATTGAAGACCTGACCGTTACATTCCAGCCATCCATTAGGAGGCGTCTGCCCAGGCCAAGGGATGATTGCACCAATCGGAACCAGTCGTGGTTCGAGGTCGTCGATACGCCCGTTAACCTGTGCAATGGCAGCATCAAAGTCCTGACGCAGCTTAGTCAGGTCGTTTCGGACACCTTGGATCTCTTGCTTCAATGCTTGAACTTGCTGATCAACATAACGACGAAGATCCGCAACGTCCTGCTTCAGCGTGGCGATGTCTTGCTTGATAATCACCAACTGGGCATTGATACGGGCTTCCAGTTCTGCCAGCAGTCGGGCGATTTCAGCTTCCAGTTCTGGGAACTTCTCATTCACAATCCAGTTGATCCAACCAGAAGATTGGTTCAGGATGTAGTTGAACTCTTCAGCCGCAGGTTTCTGACCTTTATCATAGCCCTTGGCAAGCAAGTCGTCAATAGGCTTTGATTTGTTCGGGCGACCAGTGCCCGGAAGGTTGACATCCTGAGCAGCCCAAACTACAATCGGGTTAGTTGGCTTTGCCATTAAAATCTCCTCAGTTGAACGACCAATCTTCTTCGTCGTCCGATACATAAATTAGGGTAGACATACCACCCGCCCCGGTACGGTTGTCGTCGTATACCGATGCGAATCCAAATGCCTGTGCGTCGCCCTGCATACCGAACGGATACCCTTGGTTCTCTACCACACGCAGGTGGGTGACCAGAGGGAGCATGTCGAGGATTTGGGGAAGGATGTCGGTGACTTCCATACAGGTGTTGAAGATGTTGATGTCGAGACGGTAGTTGTAACCTTTGTAGGTTGTAACCCCATCATCACCGAAGAGTTGCTTCAGTGTCGAGATGATGTCGGCGCGGGTCCCGCTCTTGGAGTTGTTCCCGGTCAAAATCATGATTACTGCACGGTACTCTGGGTCATTCAAGCCATTACGGAAAATGCCCAACTGCCTGCCGATCTCGTCGAGGTTGAAGTCTTCTGCGTTCAACGTGGTTCGCAGTTCCGCAAGTTCAACCATCTTTTTGTCGATAAATTCGAGGCGCTCCAGCAAGATGCGGAGCACAGTCTGGAAATTCTCTTTCCCGTCGAAGATACCGGAAGGGAGGTAATCAACCCCTCCCTTGACGAAATCCGGCAGAGGGTGGATGTGGTTAACATCCTTCAGTACAACTTCCTCTGCCATGATGTCTCCTTATACGATCTGGCTGAACGTTACGTCTTCAGGTTCGAGGGTAAACACCTCGGTGGTCCCGGCGGTAACGTCTGTGGTAACGTAGGCCGAATCCGGCTCACCCTTGTTCTTGATGTCCACAAACACTTGCGTGAAGCGAGATGGTGTGGTAGAACTCATGACAGTACCCACCAACTGGACGTTATACAGCGTCCCGGCGATGATCGCGCCGTTGACAGAGGTAGCCAGGCCATTCGCAATGCTGGATTCTTCGGTCACAGAGAGTGGTCGCCCACGGTAACGAACTCGAATAGCCAACTGCCGGGCAGCGGCCTTCGTGTGCCAGATACGTTCGATCTGGTCATCTTCCGTGGTGATGTCGTGGAAGGTGGTGCCGTAGGTGTTGTTCGAGGCCGCGATGTAGTCGTACAGCGTCTGACTAATCTCAGCGGTGCCTCCACCATAGCAGACAACCATGAAGCGGTAAGGCGGGATTCCAAGACTGTTGGTCTTGTCGGTGTTGTTGTTGAAGATACGGACCTTCTCGATCCCTTCCACCTTGTTCAGCAGTGCGGACAGGATAGCTGGGCGAGTGGCGCGGCCCTCGTTGATGGAGGTGGAGGCGCGGATGCGGTATTCGTTATCAGACTCTACGTCAGAGCCATCCGTGAATGCCACAAGGTTCGTAATGTCAACAAATCCGCCCGGCACCGGGTTGATTGCCCGGACACTGAATGCGTCACGAGAAATGTAACCGGGGTTGATTGAACGCACATCCATAGAGATTGTACGTTCGCCAGCGGTTGGGTTGGTACGGAAGTCAACACGACTTGACAAGCCAATCAATTCTTTGTTAGTATCATAGCCAATGTAGATCGCACCCTCTGTGGAGTCGATCAGGATCTTGTCTTGGTTGGACAGGATCGTGTTGTCTACGATAAAACTTTTCATTGCTGCGAAGAACTGCAACAGTGGTTGCCCAGATGTTGCCGTCAGGTTATGGGAATAAGTTTTTACTGACTGGTCATTCGTATTCTGAATTTGCAGACGGTAAGTTCCAACGGTGAGGTCGGTGCCCTTGATTACCTGAGCAATAATATTACCAGCTACCTGAACATCGGCTGACAGTTGATAATCTGTGTCGATGGTGTAGGTTCCAGCAGAATAAAGCATGTTGTACGGGACAGAGGCGTCGATCGTCATTGCCACTGTGCCAGTGCTGCGGGTCTTGCCCAAGCGGTAGATACCACGCTTACCGAGCAAGTCATCCAGGTAGATGCCCTCTGCACCCTGCATGGTCTGGGCGTAGTACACAGAACCCATCAAAAGCCAGAGTTGATACTCTCGCTCGTTGAAAACTTGAATCAACTTGTCAGCTACGGAGTTGCTCTCGGTGTTGAAATCGTCACCAAAGGCGGACTTGAAAGTCTTCTTCGTCTCCTGAACAAGGTCATCCATCGGCGGGAGGTTAAATCCACTGCCTGTCAACCCGTAATTGGACGCCATTACTCCTCCTGCTCTTAAATTAGGCGATAAGCGTATTTTATCACAATACGATTGAAATTAAAAGAAAAGGGACCCCGAAGGGTCCCTGTTTCATTTCCATGTATTAACCCATGTGCTGTCGCCATATTTCGGCAACTGGAAGTTAATAAGGTAGTACAACTTGTTCTTGAAGGTGATGATTGCGCCTTCGTCACCACAGAGCGATACGTTACTCTCCGGCGGGGTTGGGTATTGGAACTGGTCAGCCCCAATGAACGCCAGGTTGATCTCCTCACCTTCCGCAGTGACCACCGTGAAGTAGCACTCATACGTTCGAGAGTTCACGTTCATGGATGACTGGAAGTCAGTGATCTCTAGTACGTCCGGCTCCTGCCTAACCTCTGACTTGATCCTTCCGTCGAGAACTGCCTTGACAGTCTTCTTGGCAATGAATGTCCGGTACGGGAACCCGAAGGCTTCGTCGAAGTACCAGTCCCCCGCCCAAACGCCGAAACGCATATACAGGCGCTGACGCAAGGACATCTGGTTGGAAGTGACAATCACCATCTCTTTCTTGTCGGGAGTGCCGAAGGAAAGATCCCCGGTCTGGGGATCGAGGAGAAAGTCTTTATACTGCGTAGCCATATTGACTCCTTATTGCGGGCCGTTGGTGTTAGAACCACCGCGCTCAACACCGCCGTGGACGTGGGACTTGTACTCTTGGTAGAAGTCATCCAGGTCGATACCGTTTTTGGTAATAACCCGCCCGGCGGGCGTGATCCTTGCCCCGTTTACCGTAACCATCCCGGAGGGGTCCATCGCAAAAGAACCCGGCCCGTTGTTCACCTTGACATTACCATCGGCAAGTGCTTCAATAGCCACCTTCGAGTTCTTCAAGGAGGTGTCGCCGTTTGGTTTCAGAGTCACGATAGATTTATCGTTCTCCAGAACCACATTGTCCGGGTCAATGGCCTTGGAGTTCCCGCTAGTGAAGATCTGGGTCACCGCCCACCCGGCGAATAGCTGGTGGGTGTTGACATCGTTGTTGTCGTCTTCGTTACGTTCGGAGAATGCCAATCCGACATAATCTCCGACCTTGATCGGCATTGTCAGGCGGGCTTTTCCGTTCGCGCCGGACGGCAGGTGAACGGGAACATCGTAGATGATTGGGTATTTGTCGATAACCCCGGTGTTGAACTCTGTGAAAGCCATTGGCTGCACGTCAACGGTGGGACCTTTGTAGTTTACCGACACAACCTTTCCACGGATGTTCGTGTGGACGTTGTTTCGCATGAAGCGAGACACATAGATGCCGAGGGCGGCATCATAGCGATCTGTATATGCCAAAATTACTCCTTACCGGATCAGTTCACCACGAGTTTCTACGAGACCCATCTCCGTGGTCCAGTCGCCAGTTTCAAATCCGCCCTTGTGGGTCAGTTCGGCAACCTTGTAGAATCCCTTGTGATACCGGGTGTTCAGGTAAATAGTGGATTCCGGGAGGATAGCGCCGTTCAGGAGGGTGGTTACAGACAGGCCCACGTCCTCCTTAATGTCGTACTCCTTCGGTTTCTTAGGAGTGGACACCTTCTTGCCTGCGGCTTCCTTTGCAGCTTTCTGCAACGCTTTCTTTGCGGAGGCGGGCTGCTTCGGGGTCGGGGTCCCAACCATTCCAGTTTCCTCAGAAATCTCGAACATCACGGTGTTGAAACGTGAACCTTCCCTCGTCCAGTAAACAGCGCCGTCTTGCACAGAGAACGTCGATCCGGTATTCTTAGCCAGATTAGCCAAGTTCTGGGATGCGTTCCCGGTGAACGCCATCGCGTGTTGGGATGTCTGGGCACCAAAGTCTACGACACGGCCCTTTGGAAGTTTGAGGTCCGTAATCAGGTCATTCATGATGTTGTTCAGAGGTGTCCCTTTACGGTATGACCGGGCAGTAGTCGCCGTGGTCAGGTTCAGAGTCCCGTCTCCAAAAATGAACTTGGTCTGACGGGTTTCTTCTGGGAATGTGTCCTCTACAAACTCCACGGTGCCGGAGAAGATCAACTTCTCGTCACCATTGTACCCGGCGTGGAGCATAACTGCAAGGGATTCACGCTGGTTGGCGTCGAGGTAGTTGACAACCTCATCGGAGAGGTTATACACTGTGACGTAACCTTTGTTCGGTTCCTTTGAGTTATCCTTCTTCACTGTGAACTCCATGTGAAGATCCTTGATCACATACGCATCACCTTTGTTGGTGTTGGCATGTTTCTCAATGTTCACAGGTTTCTCACCAAGGTATACCGGGCGTCCGATAACCAAGGTGTAAGTCCTCTCCATTGCAACCATTATTCGTCTCCAATCACATCTTCCATCCGGGAAGCATACGCCATCTGAATCCCCTTCAGAGGGCCAATGTCAAAACGTCCCGCACGGTGACGGACATCACGCAGAGGGAAGAGAACCAAGTTCCCATCCGGTACGTTGTCCAGGTAGCGATACGGGGCCAGCAGGTCTGAGTAGCAGGTCAGCTTGGTGCTGATCGTCGGGTCGGCACCCACATCCCCCAAGGAGAAGAACCACGATTCGTCACGCTCGTTCCACATGAAGCGCAGTTCATACGTCACAGAGTCCAGAACCACACGGAACGTCTCGTCAGGGTAGCCACTCAGTTCGAAGTCGAAGGTACGAACAAATTCAGTAGTCTCAGCCATGATTACGGTCTCTTCAGGTTAGCCGGGTCAAATTCCAGCTTCTTGCCAGCTTCGCCGGAGAAGTCAGTGGTTCCTGCAACGGAGTTCTCCCAGCGCTCTTTGGTGCTGGCATTCTTTCCGATGTACGGAGTCTGACGCTTCTGCTTGGCGTTGTCGTCGGCAGCGCCGCCTTCAGCCGTCTGCTTGTTGCCGGAGTTGGCGTTCTTCGCCTTCTTCGGGTCAGAAGTCTTAGCCAGTACGGTACGGCCCAAGGTCTTGAAGCGGAACTCTTCCAGTGACAATTGTACAGCAATTGATGACCCGGTGGAAGACTCACGATCGACAGTGAAGTTGGTGATCACGTAGTTCGTCAGGATGTTGTCTTCGGTGACGAGGGTGATAAGCTGGTGAGAGTCGGCAACACGTTCGAGGATCTCGATCGCTTTCGATGGACGCCGGGCCAGCATTGGGTTATCCTTGTCGGTATCCCGGTCAATCATGTTGCGCTGGTCGATGAAGTACGGGGAGTCGGTCACGACTGCGGAGAAGCTGAACTTACCGTCTTGGGTCACCACGTGGTCAGAGGCTTTTGCTTTCGATTCGACAGCATAGCTTGACTTGGTGTAGTCCTTTGTGTAAGTATGCTTGGTAACGGAGTCGAACAGGATAGCCAGATCATCGGTCTGGTTCTTACTTTCGAACTCGTTAAGGCGTCCCCGGCGCAGGCCGGATACGAACATAGTGTACTGAATGTCTTCTCGCTTCTTGGCGTTTTCGACAATCTTACGAGCCTCTGCATCAGCCTGATAGAACTCCGCAATGTTTTTGTCAATACGGGCCTGTTGCTCAGGGGAAAAACTAGTGTTATTAGCCATATGTCCTCCTTGGGATATTTTAGCACGAATACAGGCAATAAAAAAGGGGCCGAAGCCCCTCGATTAGTTACCGCCCTGAGTCAGCAAGTTGAAGTTGAACCCTTCGTTCTCGTCAACAACTGCCTTGACGATATTGCGGAGTTCACCTGCATCAATCTTGATGGTCATCTCACCCTTGATCGGCTGCTGTGCTGCCGGGAATGGAATGCCCGCCGGAGGTACGATACCTGCGCCCGGACCCTGAGTGCCGATTGTTGGTGCGTCCAGATTACGTGGGGAGTTAAACCACTCATCGAACACGTCCAGCAGACCCACAGGTTTAGGCATCATCCCGTACTTCTCTTGGGATTGCTGGAGGATTTCTGGGGTAAGGCCCGCATCCGCCAGTCGGTCATCGCCACGTTTCACGAACTGGTCGTTAAACATGGAGCCTGCGGCATAGACCTCGCCGAGGATGCCGATCTTAGCCAACTTGCCGAGACCTTTCCAACGTTCCAAGAAGGATGCTGGCTTAGGAGGTCCCATTGGTCCACCCGGGCTTCCTGCTGGCCCGCCCATCGCTGTTGGACCGCCTGCTGCGGCAGCGCCGCCCATTGCGGTACGGATAGCCACAAGTGCGCCACGGAGACCTGCAATCTTGGAGAGGACTGCAAAGATCTTGTTCAGACCACCAACGAACAGGGCCATACCTGCGACATAACCTGCCCAGCTAAACGCTTCCTTCAGTGTGTCTCCGGTGACACCGAACTTCGCAGCGTAGTACCCGAAGATACGATCCAAGAACACGAGATCATCGTGGATCTCTGTAACCATGTCCCAGAATCCTTCCATGATGTTTCCGAGGAAGTCGCCGATGTTGGTTGCCAGTTCACCGTTACTGCCGAGAACTTTTGCCAGGTCGTTGAAGATACGAGTCAACTGCTCGCCGAACTTACCTTCGAAGATCTTGTTCTGGAAGTCCATCCAGGTCAGACCCAGGCGGTTCAGTGCCACACGGTTACCTTCGAGGGATTTGTCCAACGCGCCACCCTTACGGGCCGCTTCTGCGTAGTATTTTGCCACGAACGGCATAACCTTGGCGGCTTTCAGTTCACCCTTCTGCATCATGTCCATCAGCTTCTGCACGTCGATGGTTGAGTCACCGAACGCTTCCTGCGTCGCCTTAACGAACACCTGCAATGATCCCGGGATACCTTCAGCAAGCTGTTGCTTCAATTCTTCCGCCATGATCTGGCCTTTACCCATCATCTGCTGAATCGCAGTAATACCACGTTGGTACTTGACAGGATCTACCTGAAGTGCGGTAGAATACTCGGAGAAGCCTTTGAACAGGTCATCGTTCTGCTGTTTGGTGATAACACCGTCGGCGGCGATTGACATCTGGGTGTAACCCTGCGATGCTTCCTTCAGGGACAGGCCGAGACGCATAGACTGGTCTTTAACGAACTGGATTCGTTTACCTGCTTCCTCGGAAGAGTCGGAAACCATCAGCATCGTTGCATCCAAGCCTTGGAAGAACTGACCTTGCTGCATGATAGAGCGTCCACCTGCGAACACGCCGTATGCGGCCCCGGCAGATACCATCTGGGAGCGGAGGTTACCCAACGCCGCGCCGAACCCGCCCGCATTAGCCTGTGCGGAACGGAATTGACGTTCCAACGACTGAATGCTTTGACGGTATTGACCAGATGACAGCGTACCAGCTTTGAACTGTTTGTTCAAGTCAGCAATGCCGTTACCTGCGGAGTCTTTACCAAGGGCACCTGCGTAGCCACGACCATACTTGGACGACAGACGGATACGTTGCTGCGACATAACGTCATCGATACGGGCTGAACGCGCTGCCTCACGGGCCGCATTACGGGCATCAATCTTGGCGTTACGGTCCTTGATCTTTGATTGGGAACGGATATGGCGAGCCATCTCTGCGTTTTGACGAGAGATCAGTTCTGGGTTGTATGGCTTGTTTGGATCACCTACCATACCTGTGCCGAACCCACCGCGAGGTGGTAGCTGGACAGAGTTGATACGGTTGATGTTCATCGGGCGGGAAGAGGCGTTCATGCCAGTCGTTGCTTTACGGCCTGCGGCCTTCGCTGCACGTTCCTGAGCCTGGTAGAACTTACGCATCTCTGCGGTGCCGGGGTTGGCGGAGGTCAATCCTTTCACATGCTGCTTGATTCGAGCGGCCTGCACCTTGGCAATCGCGGCCTTGGCGCGGGCCTCTTTCTTAGCCAGAGCGATACTGTAGTCAGACGCTCGCTTTTCTTCACGCATACGTGTTTCAGCAAGACGTTTGTTTACCAGTCGCATCTGGGCTGCGGATTTGTCGTAGGCTTTGGCAGGGTCTTTCTTTGGCTTAGTGATTGCCTCTGAAGACTTCTCCCATTCCTTTCCCACTTGACGGATCTGCTTGACTGCACGATTATAGGAGTTCTTATCGACCTCGAATGTCGTGCGGTTGACCGTTTTAGTAACGATCTGGTTTCCTGCTGCCATTGCGCCTCCTCTGGCGTTAGCCGCAGAGGTTTACTGCCTCCACGGGTCGAAGCCTTCCGGGTGTGCCGGAATAACCATTGGCCCATGTTTGCGTTCAGCTTCAACACAGGCAATAAAAATCAATGTCATAAGAATTAATACGGTCATGGTTTATCTCCTCTTTGGTAAGTTTTAAACATCTTATCACACCAAAAAAGAAAAAGCCAGAGTCTTTCGACCCTGGCCCTTTATCCACCTCGCATCCGTTTGTTCCGGGCCTGAATCTCAGCATTTTTACGAGCCTGTTCAATGTCCCGGTCCTTGGCTTCCTGTACGAAATCTTGGATGTCCAGATATTCGTTTTTCTTCAGGAGGTCTTCCATATCTCCGGCCTCGATAGAAATCTCATTGACGCCCTTGAAACGCTCCATTACCCGGAAGAAGAGGTAGTCATACCATTTGAGAGACGAGTTCTTCCTTGCGTACTCAACAGCCTTCTCAACCGTACTTAGCGGGATCAGATTTCCGTCTGGGTCGTCTTCTCGTCCAGTGCTTCCACCGCTCGAACCAGCCCCAGTTTCTTGAGGAAGTTGTCGATGGTCCCGAAACCGCTCTTGCCGAAAAAACAGCCGTAGTTGACTTCAACCACCTTAGCAAGCAGAGTAATCAGGTCTTCAACGTGTCCCTCGAACACTTCGTCGATGTCAATCGGGCCACCCATGTTGTCAACTTCAATGCCGTCGAGCAACAGGTTGATGATCTCCATCCCGCCGTCTTCGATCTGATCGAGGATGTACAGGATTGCGGTTGGTACTGCATCTTTCAGACCTTCTCCACCGGAGAACGCCGTACCTGCCATTGTGCCCATCGGTACAGCCACCAGGCGACCAATCTTAGGCATATTCTTAATCACCTGCGTCGGTGACCAATGGTAGACCGTGAAGGTCTTTCCACCGCAGAGAACGATCTCTGTGGATTTTTGAATCTTGAACATGATACACTCCTGTGTCTTCTGTTAAAAGTCCGTGCCGTGAGAAAGGCCACTTCCCTGTGGCTCACGTGTTACTGGTCGAGACCCAGCAGTCCGGTTACGCCAGCGGCAACACCCTGAATCTGGTCAGGTGCCAGCCATGCGTCCAGTACGCCGATTTCCCAGTCCATCTGACCAACGTCAGTACCGTAGGACAGGTCAGGCTGTTTCTGAATCCAGCCGATGGTGTTCAGGGACAGACCCTGTGAACCTTCGACTTGGACAGGCAGGTAAATCGCGCCAGTTACGTTGGCTTGACGCTGCCACTGTGCCAGATAGCCATTCCACTTCGCGGTGTTCTGGAGGGAAAGGGTCATAACACCCGTGTTGTCACGGGACAATGCGTTACTGATCTCGCCATCAACGCCCGCATGGACGCTGATGTTGTCGTTGTTACGAGAGATGACGATCTTCGTATCCGCTGCGAAACCAGATACCTTCTGACCCCCGATAAATACCAGGACTTTCGCTGGGTCATACGCTTGCAGCGTCAGGATTTTTGATTGGTTGAGCATTCATTACACTCCTACAGCAGAAGAGGTCATCGGTGCCTGAGCGTTAGTGCCCTGGCCCGCCGGGCGATCCAGAACAACGGCAGCGCGGATCTTGACGTAATGCAGGGAGTTGTTGTACACAATCTCCACCTTCACGTCACGCAGGATACGTGCAGCGAGGTCATTCGTCGGGATCTGGGCACGTTTCGGAATGACGATCGTCGGGTCATAGGACACTTTGTTTTCAGTGTCGTAACCAGTCAGGATGCCACCGTTACGGATACCGATGTTGATCGGGTTGTTCATCAGCACAGACTTCAGAACCGGAAGGTCTTCGTCGCTCATCTTCATAGACAGGCCCATGTCAGAACGGCGCTTCATGTACGCGAACACGGATTCTTCCATACGGAACTTAACCCAGTGGGAGAAGCGAATCACGTCAACATACTGACCAGAAGAAGTCTTGCCTTCGATGTAGCTGTTGGTGCCGTACATCGCACGATAGATGTTGGCGTTACGAGACCATGCGTTTGAACGCTGGGTGTCGGTCAGATTGCTTGGCTTCATGCCGGGCATGGTCTTCAGGTGCAGGGAGTCGCCGTAAGACGGGTCGTTTGCAGCCATCGCGCCGATAACGCAACCTTCGGTGAAGCTAACATCGGAGTCAGCGTCAGAGGTGCCCAGTGAGTTGTAGCTCAGAGCTTTCAGCGTGTCGAACACGGAAGCGCTTGAGTTCTCAGCGGCGTATGCGTCAGCATCAGAACTGTTGTAGATGTGCAGCTTATAGTTGGCCTTCGCAAACTCAGCCGCCGCTACAATATCCGCATCAGAACGAGCTTCGTGTGACACGAAGTACCAGTTATGGTTCTCGCCAACAACCTGCGGCAGTACAGTCGCAACGGTCTCTGCTGAGTCGTTCACGATCTTGTAGTTGCCAGCGCCTTTACCAACGCTCAGGATCTCTGCCGATTGCAGAGTCACAACAGTGCCAGTGGCAGTTGCGGTAACTTTCCCTTGCAGGTCAGCGTCATCGGTGATACCCTGCGCCAGCGCCGTAGCGATCTGAGCCGGGGTGTTGCCAGGCAGAATGTTAACTTTAACAACTTTGACCATGCGGTTCAAGGTCAGGTTAACGACAACCTGTTCGGTGTTAGTGGTTCCGGTGAAATCCACTTTGGAATCACCCAGTGCCATACGTCCGATACCAACACGCTGCGGGGCGAAGTTCCCTGCGAATGCGTTAGTTGCGAACTGGTAGGCCGGGGAACCAACGGCAAAACCATCAGCAACCATCCCGTCAGTGGACACGTAGAAGCGAACACGCTCTGGGAAGTTATTGTGGATTGCCAGGAACATCGGGGTTTCAAAGCCAACGGTGTCGATTGGTTGAGTGCCAAGGCTAACCTCAACGTCAACTACCTTGTCTTGATATTCAGCCATTTTCTGTCCTCTGCTTCTGAGACGATTATTGACCAGCACATATGTGCCAAGAAAAGGGGCTTACGCCCCATGATTGTCACTGATAAGCGCTGGCCTATCAATAACCGGAGTTTCCATGCAAACCGTGACCACGTTGTCGTGGTAGGTGATCGGAGGGTTTGGTTTCGGTGGGAGACCTTCGTCATCGCCGCCCGGCTTCACACCCTTATCAATCTCCGCATCAATCTCACCAACGTTCTCGAACGGGTTGCCCAGAGAGTCCTGTGCAGTGATCCCGATGATCACGTGTTCCAGATCCTCAAACACACCAACGTCTTTCTCTACGAAAGTGGCGTTGAACGTCACAAGGATTCGTGCCCGGTTCTCGTACATCTGCTGGTTCAAAGGAACTCGCAAACGAGCGATTGACGAGCACGTGGAATAAGCGTATGGTGAGCCAGTGGGGAAGTATTGCTCTCTCAGGTAGGGCAGGCCGAAAGCCTGATGAACTCGGGAGAGTGCCCAATGGGGTTTCCCACGGTAAGCTGTGAGGGTGTAGGAGGCTTGGTAGTTGTGCGCCACATGGGTGACGCCTTCTGCATCCACAACCTCGTTTGTTGCCCAGTCGAGAGGGTCAAGCAATGTAAGGTCAACGAGGACGAACGGCCCTTCCACTTTAGGAATGGTTTCGTCAGCTTCAACGACTTTGTAGCCCGTTACGTCTTTAACAAGACGACCGACTGCCCTTGTCAGGTTGCCCATCACGACATCAGAATTGGTAAAGTCAAGAGGGAAGTCCATCACATACCCCCTTGAGTGCCTACCGGAACAGCGATGAGGTAGTAACGATAACGAGAAACACCAGAACTTGGGAACTGGTCAGCCTTCATCACCGTGAACCACGTCTTACCGCCGCCGGAGTCCGGCAGCAACAGTTGATCAGCAAGATCATCCGTTCCTTCACGTGCCCGGTACATCAGTGTTTCTGAGTAAACAGTATAGGAGTCATAATCCTCTTCACCGCCAATCATCAACTGGTTGTTCTGGTCACGAATGGCCTTCCCACGCATTGGTTGAATGGTACACTCAACCGCCGTGAAAGGCGTGTATTCTACATCGACCCCGCCGTTTACAAACGGATCGTCCGGGTCAGATTTACTCCAAGTCCTGCGCCGACCCTCTACCTCGATACGGGGGATGAGTCGGTTCCTGTTGGACAACAGGCTATATGCACGTTTCATCAGGCCCCTCACTTACCTTGGTACTTGACTACCTTGTACGTTGCCGCACTTGCCAGGTCGCCGTAGTGGATCATTGCATCATCAAATCCCTTGACGCTGGCCCAGTCTTTTGATACCTTCGGATTACTGAAGGAACCTTGGTCGATTGTGAATCGAATGCTGTTGGCTGCGTCCTTTCCGATCTTCTCAAGATAAGGCTTGAAGTCCCGGCCTTGGATGATCCCGTTGTGCATACGTTTAATATGCTTCATGAGACCTTCTTGGAAGTGAATGGAAGTGGAATACATGAAGTTACGTTCAGGCAGATTATTCCAGCCCTGCTCGTGAATGGCGGCGAGTGTCGCCATATTCAGCCCAGAATAGTGTTTCTCGTCATAAAAACCAGATTCCACTTCTTTCTCAGCTAATTCAGACAGTTGGCTGAAATACCGCTTCAGTTCAGAAATGTCAGTAGTAGACTTCCTAGCCACGGTATTTCCCCATGAAAGTTATTTTACCACATTAGGTTAGCAAAAGCAATAAAGTCAACGCTTTATCAAAGCATCCACGGGCTACGGCGAGCGCCGCCCGGTGAGCGGTTCCAAATGGAATCACGAGGGACTGCTTTGGTAGGGTAGACACCTTGCTCCATGAACCCGTTGTAGGAGTTAGGGTTGTTCTTCACACGGAAAAACTCGTCCTTACGAACCCCGCCAATAATGACCAGTGAAGAGTTCATCGCCAGGCAAGGGTCGATATACTCCGGGTTTTTCTCCAAGAAGTCAAGGAAGTCTTTCCACGAATCCAGAGAGGAGCCGCCCTTGATGGAGATGGTCTCATCACCAATCTTCTCGAAACGTTCACGGATGGATGAGTTACCGCTGGAGATTTCCTGCGCCATCAACCAGCGAACGCAGTCCAAAACGGTGTAGTACAGGATCAGGGAGAAGCTCAGTTCCTTATCGCAAGCGCTATTCTTCCACTTGTAGTAGAACAGCTTGATGATCGCGTCTGGAAGCTCCTCCTCGGTGATATTGCCAAGCAAGGCCCGGACAATCTCGATAAATTCTTCAATAGGCATAAGGATCTCCTCGGATGGTAGACTCAATGTTATCATATTTTGCACAAAAAGTCATTGACAGACAAAAAGAAAGCCGCCCGGAGGCGGCTTATCTTATGCAGCTTTTGTTGCCCACAGGCGGATTACCGTGGCATCACGGGAGCCGTAGAACTTGACGGTATAAACATCACGAAGCAGCATGACGTTCATTTCGACCTGAACCTTGCCCGGGTCTCCGTCCAACATCGGCATCCGAATGTAGGAACTGCTTGAGTTCATGAACGACTCCCCTGCCATACCTTTAATGGCGGCAGTGTTGACGTTCAGTTGAGAGTAGTTATATGCTACCAACTCAGAACTCGAATTGGAGCTTCCAATCTCCAAGTACCCTTGGGTTCCGTACATGATGGCATTGATGAAGATGGTGTTGTTCAAATACAACTTAACCCCAGTCTTCATGTTGCCAGTGGCTGTCAAGAGACCGCTCCCCGCAGGACCGACAGGCCCTTGAGGTCCAGTCGCACCCGTGGCACCACGTGCTCCAGTATCTCCCTTAGCACCAGGGAGACCAGTGGCACCCTGAGACCCCGTAAGTCCTTGTGGACCTCGATCTCCAGTATCTCCCTTTGGACCCTGAGCGCCTTGAGGACCTTGTGCCCCCTGTGCTCCAGTGGCACCCTTCGCGCCTGTGTCCCCTTTCGGCCCAACCCCACCAGGGAGGCCGATGTCTCCTTTAGGGCCTTGGATTCCTTGAGGCCCGGCATCGCCCTTATCGCCCTTGGCCCCGGCTGGTCCGGTAGCCCCAGACTCGCCCTGAAGTCCGCGAGGACCCTGGTCGCCTTTGGCACCAACAGCACCCGCTGCCCCGGTATCGCCTTTAGGTCCTTGCAGGCCACGAGGACCTTCTGCCCCAGGGAGACCTTGGTCACCCTTGGCTCCGGCAGGTCCTTGAGGTCCTTGTGCGCCAGTGTCGCCCTTAGTGCCAGATGCTCCGGTATCTCCTTTCGGTCCGACCGCTCCGTCTGCGCCCTTGGCACCAGTCAGGCCCTGGTCTCCTTTCGGGCCAGCAGGTCCTTCGATACCGCGAGAACCTGTATCACCCTTGGCCCCGGTATCACCTTTGTCTCCCTTATCACCCTTGGAACCATGTGCTGCCATGATTGCCCAGTAAGCATTGATTCGAGAGTCACCTGCGCCAGCACCCTCTTCAGGGGGGATTCCTGTGGAGACTTGGATAGAGAAGTAGGTTGCCCCGTTGTAGGCAACAGCATCGTTGACGGCATAGGTGGCAGAGTCGTTGTATTGACCTTTCCACACAAGACCAGAAGCCCCGGTAGGGCCAACGTCGCCCTTGTCGCCTTTGTCTCCCTTGGCTCCCTTCATCGTCTCCAGGAAATCTTCGAAAGTCCCTTCAAAGCCTTCCCACTTGATGGCGGATTCGTACATATCCAAACCAGCAGGTCCCGGGAACCCTTGACCACCCATGAGGCCCTGCTCACCCTTTTCCCCTTGGATGCCTCGTGGACCTTCAGGTCCTACCTCTCCGGTGTCTCCTTTGTCTCCTTTTGCCCCAGCAGGTCCCTGAAGTCCAGTAGCACCACGAGGACCCTCTGAACCGACAGGTCCCTGAATGCCCTCTTCCCCCTGCGGGCCAACAGGACCTTGAATGCCTTGCTCACCACGAGGGCCAGCAACGCCAGAAACCCCTTGGTCCCCCTTGGCTCCGGCTGGGCCTACGTCACCCTTTTCTCCTTTAGGGCCTTGGTCACCTTTGATCCCTTGAGGACCTTCTACTCCCGCTGGACCTTGGATTCCTGCTTCACCACGTGATCCGGCGTCACCTTTAGGGCCAGCCGGGCCTACCGGGCCGATGTCTCCTTTCGGACCTTCAAGGCCCTGTTCTCCACGTGACCCATTTGCGCCCGCCGGGCCGTCAGGGCCTCGGGGACCCATTGGACCTTCAAGTCCTTGGTCGCCTTTAGGGCCTTGCAGTCCTTCAACGCCCTGCGCACCTTTATCACCTTTTGGTCCTGCGGGACCTACATCCCCAGGGGCACCTTGGGAACCTGCCTCCCCTTGTGGGCCAACAGCACCTTGCGCTGCCAGAAGTGCCCAGTTGGATGATGAGGATGGATCACCAGTTGGAGAGATACCTGTGCTATCCGTAAGACTGAAGTAACTCGCGCCCTCATGCCCTACGGCGTCATCTTTGGCATAGGTTACCGAGTCAGAATACTGACCTTTCCACGTCAAGCCGACCGGGCCGACAGGTCCTGCGGGACCGATGTCACCTTTTGGCCCTGTGGCTCCGGTGGCCCCTGCTGCACCGTCAGATCCGCTCGTACCGTTATCACCTTTAGGCCCTCGTGGACCCTGCGGACCTTCAGGTCCTTGTGGACCCGGGTCACCTTTAGGACCTTGACCACCGCTACCGCCTGTGCCGATCTCCTCGAACGGAATCATCCGTTCGCCTTTCAGATCATACAGAGCATAGCCGTAGTATACACCATTCTGTTCGCCAGAAACACCTTTCAAGTTCATACTTGCTCCTCATGTGAAAAAACCGCCCCGAAGGGCGGCTTGATTAACCAGTGGTGACGATGTTATACTTGACTTCTTCCGTGGTGCTATCAGACATCTGGAAGGTCAGTGTAACCTCTGTGCCATTCACAGATGCGGAGATAGAAGTGATCCCCCGACCAGCAGCGCCCGCTGCCCCGGTGTCACCTTTAGCCCCGGCTGCACCTGCGGCACCCGTATCGCCTTTATCACCTTTTGGACCTTGAGGTCCGGCAGGCCCGGTGTCGCCTTTGTCCCCCTTATCGCCCTTCGGGCCGGGAGTTCCTGCACCACCGCCACCTTCGAACAGTTCAGTCAGGGTCTTGACTTCACCTGTCTCTTGGTTCATAATCTGGTAACCAGTCAGGGTTCCCAGTGATGCTCCGCCAATTGCAGCCATGTTATTCTCCTACGAAAGTGCTTGGGACTTCAGGAATGTCGGTGATGAGGGTTGACTCATACACAGACTTGATGTAAGTTAGCAAAGTTTGCTGGACTTTCCCGGTTGCAACGGAGATAGCATCAATCTTCTCAATTGCGTCGGCAGACGGCAGAGACAAGATTGAATAATCTGCTTTACGAACGAGAATGGTTTCATCCGGGTTAGCCACAGCGTAATCCCGGGTAGTTTTAAGGTTTACCAGTTCACGTGGCTCCACGGAGAAGATTTCTCCCGCCACCTGGACGCCGGACGCCAGATCAGAACTGAACACCTGGTATGCACGAATGCGATGGTCTTCTTGGGCGCGGGCCAAGTTCTCTGCCACTTCTTCTGGAGAGAAGTCACGAACGGTCCACGTTTTGTACCAGAAGCCATCTTCGTGGAGTTCCGGTTTACCTTCCTTGACGACATCACCGACTGGAACTTCAGAGTCATAAACCTTGAAGTAATTCCAGATCTCTGCCATCTCGTATTCCCATACGAAGTCGCCGATTGAGACGTTGGTGTGTTCTTTCAGGAAGTCGCTAAGATAGACGGGATACTTCATGTCGGACATACGAATCATCGGAGTCCAAGTGAAGATCTTGCTGGTTGGATCAATTGCCATTTTATCTCCTTGAGAAGGGGACCGAAGTCCCCTTTTACTATTAGTCAACAGTCATCGCCTGAACACCCGTCAGATCCGTGCCGTCCCAGAAGAACGTCAGGATAGTACGGACTGTTCCGAGAGCCGGAGGGGTCCCGTTTGACCAAGCCATCGGAGAAGGCCACGTCATAGCGCCACCCTTACCTTTGAACTTGACGACAACCGTCATCGCACGACCAGCCGGGAGGTTGGCAATGGTGATGGTTTTAGCCGTGGTTCCGTCAACTTCGAACACGTTGGCAACCGCAGCGTCCAGTGCGCCAGTGGCGGACATAACACGCAGGTCATAACGATCCAGTTTCACCCACGCACCGTTAGAACGGACGTAGTAGCCAGAATCCCCTGGGGCCTCGGTTACTTCAACCAGTGACCAGTCACCGTCGATACGGGCGTACTGCTTGCCGTCCTTCGGTGAGTCATAGACGTTGCCGCCGCCCATGTAGCCCATCGGTGCCCAAGTGGTTGCGTTAGTCTTGCGGAAGAACTGCAACGTTGAGGAGTTCAGGAAGTAGTCGCCTACACGACCATCAGCAGGACCCGGATCACGGTCAAACACGATCCACAGGCTACCTTGGTCACCCTTATCACCTTTCACACCCTGCTGGCCTTGTGGGCCTGGGTCACCTTGTGGTCCTACTGGACCAACTGGACCTTGGATACGTCCGAGGTTTTCGTAGGCAGAACCTGTCCATCCCCAGAAGTCGCCTTGGATCAGGTAACCCTGTCCGAGAGTACCAGTTGACGGCAGTTCAGAAGAGTTCTCGAATTTACCCAAGATCTCCACGCCCGGGCCGATGTCCCCTTGAGGACCCTGCGGACCAGTTGAACCAACATCACCTTTAGGACCTTCAGGACCTTGCTCACCCTGCGGGCCGTCTGGGCCAGCCGGGCCGACAGGACCTACGTCACCCTGATCACCCTTATCGCCCTTCGGTCCTTGCGGGCCTTCAGGTCCAACTTCCCCTTGTGGTCCACGGGTAGTGCCCATGTTAATCCACGCAGTTCCGTTCCAAGAGTAACCTACACCAGTGTCCAGCGCCACACGGAAGTCACCAACGGTGTTTCCAGATGCAGGCAGAGCAGCTTCGTTGGCAACGGCTTCTTTCGGGGTCAGGCCCGCACCGTTGTTACCAGTGTCGCCTTTGTCTCCCTTATCGCCCTTGTCGCCTTTCTCACCTTGAGGTCCGGTGTTACCGCGAGCCATTCCGGTGTTAACCCACTGCAAGCCGTCCCATGCGAAACCTTTACCTTCGTCAACGGTGGTCCAGAAATCACCAACTTCGTTGTTTTCGGTAGGCAGGTTTGCTTCAGCAGGAACAGTGCCTTTTGGATTCAGGCCAGTGCCTTTATCGCCCTGGTCTCCCTTCGGTCCCTGCGGACCTTCAGCCCCGGTATCGCCTTTAGGACCAGCGTCACCTTTGTCGCCCTTGGCTCCGGCTGGGCCTACAGCACCAGTTTCACCTTTAGGGCCACGGACTGGGCCAGTGTTCTGCCAAGCAGTGCCGTTGTACACGTACAGATCGTCACCGATCAGCCATGCGTCACCGATGGCAGCGCCTGACGGCAGTTCACCTTCGTTGGCCTTGGAGCCGAGGATGGTCAGGCCAGCGCCGACATCGCCTTTCTCACCTTGCAGGCCAGTAGCACCACGAGGACCTTGCGGACCTACGTCGCCTTTTGGACCTTTGATGGAAGCCAGGTACTCAGTCAGAGAGCCTTGGAAGCCGTCTTCAACCGCCAGTGCGTAGTTGTCCTTTCCGACAGGACCTTGCTCACCAGTGTCGCCTTTGTCACCTTTCGGCCCGGTAGCTCCGGTGTCACCTTTCGGACCTTGGAAGGAGCCGAGGTTTTCCCAGTTACCTGCACCGTCAGATACCCAAACGTTGGTGTCGATCAGGTACGCATCACCCGCATCAGCGCCGGACGGAAGACTTGCTTCGTCAGCTACTTTGCCGAGGATGTTGATGGCGTTGGCGTTCTTACCGTCTACACCCGGATCACCTTTGTCACCCTTGTCGCCTTTCGGCCCTTGAGCACCAACCAGTGAGTTCAGGAAGTCAACCTGAGAACCCTGATGACCGTTAGCCAGCCACACTTGGTACGCAGATTTACCTTCAGGGCCAACCTGTCCAACAGTCTGCCATTTGTCGGTATCACCCGTCCAAACGTACATCTTGTCGTTGATGATGTAGCAATCACCAGGTTTGTTGCCTTCGTCAGGCAGGAACGATGGATCAGTGAACGCACCCAGAACTTGCAGACCGATACCGTCAGCCCCTTTCAGGGAGTTCAGCCACTCGTCTACGGTCCCGATGAAGCCAGCATTCTCAGCCACTTCATACGCAGAGAAACCTTCAGGCCCCGCGAAGTTACCGATGTTCTTCCACTGCTTGACGTTGGAGTCATTCACAACAGTCCAGAAGTTCTGACCGATCACGTAAGTGTCGCCCAGTTCCATCTCTGCAACTGACGGAAGCTGATCTTCACCGTCCAGCTTGTCGATAACGTTGATGCCGATACCCGCCGGGCCTTTCGGACCTGCTTCACCACGAGCACCCTGTGCGCCCGCCGGGCCAGTATCACCCTTGTCGCCCTTCGGACCTGCTTCGCCCGTTTCGCCTTTCTCGCCCTGCGGACCTTCCGGGCCTTCTGGGCCTGCCGGGCCGACTGGACCTTCAGGACCCTGTGGGCCTGCGTCACCTTTGTCGCCTTTGTCACCTTTTACAGTGGCAACGAAGATCCCGTCTGCCTTGACTTCGATCTTGTTGTCTGGGTCAGCAGAGATTTTGGTCTCTTGAGGACGGACATACAGAGCGCCCTGACGGATTTCCAGGGTATTGTCTTGGGCAACAGAGACAGGGACAGACAGACCAGCAGCGCCGACCTTCAGTGCGTTACCTGCATCTGGATCAACGATCACATCGATCTGAGTCTTGGACTTGCCAGTGGCGTCGGCCTTGATCTCGATGGTTTTCTTAGGGGACGTGGTGGACACGTTCACCGGGTCGGAGTATACTCCTTCCAGCGCCGGGTTGCCAGCGTTAGTCGCCTCTTCCGCCGTGATGTAACGGACGGTGTTGCCGTCTTTGGCAGAAACCTTGGTGTCGCTTCCAGCAACATACAGACCCTGCTCGTTCTGAGAGCTAACCACTTGCAGGCGGTTACCCTGACGGCGGGAGATGTTGATGTTGGATTGAAGAGGGGCAGATTCAGTACCGTCACCCGTCAGGATGGTAGATACGGTATCTTGGGTTTTGATACCCGTGAAGTTTCCACCTGAACCACCGGAAGTGGTCGCAGACGGGTCAGGGACAGTCACGAGGACTTCCACGACTTTATCTTGATATTCAGCCATTACTTTCTCCGGGAGAGGATTGGAGGAGTGGCCCCAAATAGGGGCCGGAGGGAATTACAGTGCAGCCTTCAGATCTTCCAACATTGCGTCAAAAGTCTTGGCCTTGCTCAGGGAGATTTCCAGAGTCAGAGCGAATGCTTCCAGTGCAGCTTTAGCGGCAGCTTTCTTGCTGTCGTCACGCAGTGCTTCGGCCCGCGCCAGGATTGCAGCTTTGTCTTCGTCAGAACGACCAGAAACTACCTCGGCCTTTTCTTCGATGACTTCTTCAACTTCTTCCTTGACTTCCGGTGCAGGTTCGATTACAGTTGTCTGTACCAGATTAGCCAGAGGTGTTTCTTCAGGGGCATCCGCCGGGATAACTGCTTCACGGATGGCCTTGATTTCTGCCACGGTCTCTTTGAACTTAACAGGGCACTTCGGCTTCTCGTCGAAGAATACCAAGTAAGCATGTCCCTTCTGAACGGAGGCGATCGTGTTGATGCCCAAGGCGGTCATGCGCTCAATCTGTTCGAGGAACTCGTAGAGATTCCGCCCCATCACCAGTTCATTGTCATAGGAATACAAGAACGGTGGCAGTCGGCCTGATGCGTCCACATCCAGCTTCGGCAGGTATTCGCCGAAGAACTTCAGCATGTGGTATTCGCTCTGGAAAACTTCCAAATGCGGTTGTGCCATTATAGGATACTCCTTCGTTGATAATCAAAAGCCTATCTTACAATGGTACACTATTTTGGATAAAATGTACAGACCAATAAAAAAGGCCACCCGAAGGTAGCCTTTTTCAATTATGCGAACTTACCAGTTGACTTAACAACCAACTCTGGGCGGTTGTTGACGGTCAGGAAGGAAGTCTCAGATTCGACTTTCGCTTCACGCAGGTACTGAGACTCTTTGAAGAACACGTACAGGTCTTGAGCAACCTGGTTCGCGTCACGCAGAGTGTCGCTTGGAGCGTAGTACATCTCGAACATGCGAGTGATACCACGTGGGAAGATGTACGCTTCACCCGGGGCGATGTTACCGGAGATGTCTTCGATGAACAGGATGTTCTTGTGTTCGAAGATACGGTTGTTCGCGTTACCACCCAGACGACGACGCAGCATTTCCTGAGTCGATGGGTACTGAGAGTAAGCGCCAGTAACCTGCGGGTGCTGGATCAGCGCGGTGAACCACTTACGGGATGCCAGAACAACGATCTCGTAGTTGTCGCCATTGTCGCCAGCCCAGTCGATGATGTGAGCACGAGCTTCTGCTTCCAGAACTTCGATTGGGTCAGTGCCCAACTTGGTGAAGTCAACGTCAGCAGTCTGCTGGGTTGCGCCCCACACATCGTAGTAGTCGTACTGGCATACTTCGTCGTCTGGAGACCAAGACTGGCCCTTCAGAGCGGCGTACATTGCCTTAGACTTCAGGATTGCGTGGCTACGACGCAGACGGGCCATGATCTTCGCAACTTCAACATCAACGCTCGCCGGGGCGTTCTCGGTGCCGAACTCACGGAAGTTCTGAATGTCAGCACGATCGATTGAACGGTCCAGTGGGAAGAACGGGATGTTCAGGTTGATGATCTTTTTGCGGTTGTTGCCCAGGTGCTGACGAACGCCACCACGCTGAACCGCCTTGATCTCACCTGCACCGTCGTCTTCACGCTCGATACGAGCGGTAGTGGTACGACCATAGTGTTCAGTGAACAGGTTCATGGACTGGAGCAGAGTGTCCACGCGAGGCATGGTCTGGATCAGGCCAGTGTAGTCCAGGATCTGAAAATCGCCATTGATCATTTAAAATATCTCCTACAGAAATTAGAGTACGGAACCGATGAACTGGGTGCCAACGATTTTGTCAGTTACCTGGTTGCCAGCAGCTTCCAGAACGTCGATACCAGCAGCGTCGATCTTAGCACCGTCCGCATAAACCAGTTTCAGAGCATTCAGGGTCAGACCGCGAACAGCCAGAACCATCGGCAGGGATTCGCCATCTTCAGGAGTAGCGCCCTTCCAATCGGTAACGCCCGGCAGTACCTTGCGGTCAACCAGAACGCCGTAGATGTCAGCCGCATCAGCAGCAGAGGCTACCGGGGTGCCGTCTTTCTTAACCAGCAGGCCAGCGACCAGAGTTTTTGCGAAGGTCATGTGGACTTCTTTGAAGTTCCAACCAGTGTCACCGAAAGCGATAACACGACCCAGAACGATGTCGGAGTAGTTACCTTCGAGAGTAGCAACGTATGCTTTAGCCATTATCAGAGTTCCTCAATTAGGCGTTAATAAAGTCAGCGGAGGTAGCAGCTTTAGCGAGTTCTGCTTTTTTCTCGGCGATAACACGGTCCAGACGGGCCTGTGCATCTTCAGAGCCTTTTGCCACTTCAGTCAGTTCACCTTCACCACCGACAGGCTTGCCGTTTGCGAATTGTGCCTTAACCGCTTCGATCTCTGCGTCTTTAGCAGCCAGAGCGTCGTCCTTCTCTTTCAGAGAAGCAGCAGCTTTTTCCAGTACAGCAACCAGAGTCGCCTGCGCCGGGTTTTCAATTACGTCAGCAATCGCTTCACGCTGTTCAGCAGCAACGAAGGTAAAGCCAGCGGCTTTCTCAACAGCTACAGCGCGTTTAGCGGCAACCTGTGCCTTGACGATTTCTTCAGCAGCGCCGAAAGTGGCTTGCATCTTGGTCATCTGGGCAACCAGGTTTTCGTTGGCCTTCATCAGGTCAATGAATTGCTGGGATTTGGTTACATCAACTTCTTTCTCCACGGGATTCTCCTCGATGGTGTTGGTAGACGCTCCAGCGGAGCTTTCAGTTGGCGTTACAGGAGTTGCAGCTTTCTGCGTCTCAGTCGGCTTGACTTCTGGAACGTTTGGGGTTACAGTTGCCGTATCGCCGAAATCGAGAGCGAAGTCAGAGCAACCTTCCTCGAACTGTTGACGAGTTTTGATCAGTTCAAATTGTTCATGGAGGGTCAGTTCAGCGCCGTCACGGGCTTTCTTGATTAGCTCAATGGATTCCAGCTTGGAGTCAATATACTCCTGATGCTGTTCGTTCCACTCGGCTTCCCAAGAGTCCTCACGGGCCGGATTGTCCTCGATGTTCTGCTCAAACTCGGTTTTGAATCCCAGAACTTTGGTCAGCAGTTCAGCATCGCTGGACCACATGTTGAAGAAGCGACGCAGGAACTCTTCCATGCTCACTTTCAACTGAACCTGTTCAAGGGATTTGATGATCTCGACCGTCAGTTTACTGGGGTCGATCTCGGATTTGGTCAGGAGGCTGACGTGGCGGTTATTCGCGCTGTAGCCCTGGTCTTTGTGAGTGAGAGCGATGCCGCGAGATTTAATCCGGCGACCCTTCTCGATCCACGTTTTGATCGTCATTCTGCTTCCTCTTCTTCAAGCGAAATACTGAAGTCCAGATGGGAGAGTTCATTCGTCTCATCGTTCAGGATTCCCCCGCACTGAAGAGACAGGCCACCGACAATCCCGGCCTTCTTCAACTCCCACGTTTCAGGAGTGTACTGAACTTTCGCAACCCAAGACCCGGCTTTAATCACTTCGCCAGTCTCAGCAACTGTCACGTCGAACTCCGGTTGAATCCAGTGGTCAACGATTTTCCAAGTGTCCGTGTCGAACATATGGAAGAGGTTCTCGGTTACCGCACCAAGGTCCTGCGCCTTCTTGAAATCCTCATGAGCCTGTTTCAAGGTCTCTTTAGACATCCACTGACCATGAAAGTCAGGAGTGTCCGGTTCGTAGATGATCTCGTAAGAAATCATCTCTTCTACCTCTGCGGACTTCTGAACGAGGACAGAGCCAACGGCCTTAGCGATAGAGGCATTCTTATTGAAGCCTTTAGCCAAGAACTCGTTGGCCTTAACCACAGCTTGACTCTTTTGGATTCGAGTCAGAGAGGACTGCGGTGGAAGGTCGGAAAGGGTAATGTTTTCCATCATTGCTCCCGTGTTAATTATTTTAGCACTAAACGAAGTGTTTGACAAGCACTTGATTTCATGGCAGGATTAATTATCCAGATTTGCCGCTGAATTATCACGTGCAGAGCTAATCTTGCCAGTGCCGTTACCTGAAGATCCTTTGGTCATGCCGTCTCCGGCTCGACTGGTATCTTCACCAAGCATCTTCAGAAGGTCATCCAGGGAAATGTCGTCGGCAATTTTCATGTCGATGCCCATTACCTCAAGAATTTTGTTAATAACTTCAGGAGACTTCGGCAAATAACCAACAGCACCAATACGCTGAATTGCTTTAGAGAAACCTTCCATGTCCACGTCAACGATCAGGCCGGACTTGACGACTGGCATCTCAGTCTCTGGCAGACGAATATCGTTCAGAGCCAGAACCTGTGGTACGAGGTTCTCGTTCAGCGCTTCCATGATGATCTCATTTACTCGCTGTACAAACTGCGTGTGGATGGTCTGCTTGGACTCAGACAGGTTGTAAGAACCGCCCTTGTCGTTACCAACGTTGATGAAGCCTGCACCCAGTCGGTCAAGAATTGACTTCTTACGGTCACTGATCAACTGTGCGGTACTGTACTGCTTGCCCATACCATCGATGCCCTTCAGGGTCATTGAGTATTGAGGGGCGTTGTCTTTGGTGTCAGACGGCAGCATGAAGAATGACTGTTCACCGGAGTGGGCGTTAGCCGCATCCATCATCAGGCCGTGGACCATCTCCGCTTCCGGGGAGGTCGGGTCGATGTTGGCCTTATTCAGGATCTGGGATGGGATCTTCAATTCGATCACACCGCCCATGTCCTTCGTGGCACCAACCACTTCCAGGTTTTCAATCAGAATCTTTTCACGCCATGCACGGTAGCAACCAACCAGCGGGGAAACACCCAGCGCTTGGGAGGTGGAACCACCAGTGGTCATCAGCATGAGTCGGTTCATCGGGATGATTACGTCGCCGTTGCCAGAAATGGCACGACCAATGTAACCCATCTCGGTGTTGGTGTAGTTCTGGAATGCAGTCAGTGACTGCTTGACCCCGAGGATCTCGGAACCGTCTTCATTGTACACCAATGGGTTAGTACGGCTCAGGGAAGCCTGCGGGCGGAAGGCCAGATTCTTAATCTTGAACTTGCCAGCATATTCCCCGGTAGTCGCACGGACATACACTTTCTCTACGACAGACAGGCCGTATTCGTTGAAGGTCGCCGCATCACGGGCGAACTGACGCAGGGTCTGTCCTTCCATGTTACGCAAGCAATACTCAATGAATTTGGCAGCATCCTTGGACGCCTGTGATTCACCGGGGATTACTTTGAAGTCCTTGAACGCTTTCTCTACGAAAGTATACAGCATGTCGAGGCCAGTTGCTACGGTAGCATCCTGCTTCATGGCCTCCACCGTCCCGATCAGTTGGGGCCAGCGAATTTCCTGCTCTTTCATGCGTTCGGTTTCAATCTGAACCTTGGAGAGGGCAATGGTGCCCTGCTCACGCATACGGAGACGAGAAACATTCATTTGCTCGCTGGTCGCTTTCTTGACCTGAAGAGAACGCTTTTTAGAATTACGTCTGGACACGGCATATCCCCTGTGTTATTATCGGCGCATCGAATACATAGTTGGGGCATTTGGTCGAGGAATAGCGACAGCACGGACGACTTCGGTCTTCTCCAGGAAGTTGATTCCTGATGCCGTGGCATCCGCCCAGTCATCCTTACGGGAACCAGTAGACCGCTCACCGTTGAAAGACTCAAGTTCTTTCATCAGGGCCGTGTAGGTTTCCAGTGGGAATGACTTCTTAACGATCCGAACAAATCCGTTCTGCGCCAACTGGGCAAACGGAGAGAAGCGCGTCAGCTTCGATTTGTTACCGGGCGTCGGGTCTTTCTCGACAGTGTACCCTTTCGAAATAAGATCGCGTGAGGACGTGGTGAACTCAGAAATACCTGCCTGACCGGGGTCAACAGAGAAGATAACGATCGTGTCGTCACCATCGTGCATCGCCTGTTTCGTGATGATCACATCACGCTCGCCTGCCTTCTTACAGAAGCGGCCTTCGGTCCCGGTAGACCATTCACCATTGTCTACGAAATCTTCGTGGTAGTCACCGAACAGGTAGTAGAAACCATCCTGATCTCGGGCCACACCGATACCTGCGGTAAAGTCGGGGGTCTTGTTCGCAGTTGAGCGCTCAGTACCCGCCTTATCGTAAGCACGGACTTTCGTGACGTTCATCGGGAGGCAATCAACCTCTTTCAGGAACTCACGTTTGAAATAGTTTGCACCTTCCGGGCGAGCGTCCCAGTTGCCGTGAAGCAGACGGGCGCGGTCAACATCGTTCAGACCTTCCAACTGGGCAAGGTATTCCGGGTTGTTGATCAGCATCGGAGGGTTGTCGTAAATGGTGGACGAAATGAAGCTGAATGAAACCGGGCGAGTTTTCTTGCCGTAGCGTTCAATCAGTTCTTCTCTTGTCGCACCCCAGATGTAGTTATCGTCGATACGGACGAACCAGCGAATAACGCCATCCCTTTCCGGGATCGGGAGTCCTGTCTCGTCGAGATACCAATCGATCAGTTCACGCAGCTTATGATCAGGGTCCGGGTTACAGGAGACGATCATGCGGGAAGGGTACTTGGAGTTTGAACGCAAACGAGACATCATGTACTCAAGCTGTTCCCACTCGAACTGAGTTCCTTCGTCAACACCGATCAGGGTAAATTCCAGACCTTGGATGTTGTATTTATCCGCGACGTGCTGCATGGATTGCCACTTCACCGTTGCCCCGTTGGGGAACGTTGCAGTCATCTCGTTCTCTTTGAACTTAGGCTTGACTGACGGTGGAAGTTGGTTGTAAATGTCCTTGGCTTTATCGAACAGACCGCCCTGACCACGAATCTGAGGCACTGTACGGCGGAACATGATACAAGCTGTACGTGGGTCATCGATAATCAGCAGAGGCATTAGCTGGAGCAGATAAGACTTACCTGAACCTGCCGCGCCGCCGATGATAAGGATCTGTGCGTCGGATTCGAGAACCATCTGTTGCTTACGACTCGCCGGGGCGAAAGTAGCTGACATGTATTCTCCAGAATTAATTTGACATGAGTCATTAGTAGGTATATTATCACAAAGTGGCCCAAAAGAAAAGGCCCTCCGGTTAGGGAGAGCCTTTTGGCACAATCACTTATCCTTTTCGCAGACTTCCCCAACCGGATCGTGGAAGAGGTTGCAGACATATTGCTGAAGGTCTTCAAGTCGGCGTTCAACGGTCCCGGCCCGCAGGTTGTTGTTACTCATGACAACTGCGGCTTTACCATCGTCAGTTCCCTTCTCAAGGTACTGCTTTGGTGGGGCCTTGCGCATCAACTCTCTGTTCGGCTTGTCTACCAGGTCTTCTACCGTGGTGCCTTTGAAGGCCACTTCCGGGATTCTGTCTTTATCCGCACAACCAGACAGTGCCAGAACCATAAACATCCCGAGAATAAACTTACGCATTATTCCCCCAGTGAGTCGTTATACAGCTTGATGAACTTGTCGTCGAGGCTGTGTTTCTTTGCCTCCGGCGACTGGCTGTATTCCAGTTGCTGTTTGACGATGGCATCACGCTTCTTCTGTTCTTCGATCAGCTTCCCTTCCGACAAAAGATTCAGCGTGTAGTTCAGCGCCGTGTTCTTGGCCTTCTCGTCGTCAATCATGGCGACGTACTCCTTGCCTTTCTTCTCCCACTGCACATTGGCAGACTGGAAGCCACGGTCATAGGCCGCATCCTCTTTTGTCCCAACGTACCAGTTAAAGGCGAAGAAGATCAGGACTGCGGCTGCGATCCCGATCAGGTATTGCTTGTACTTGAGAATGAACTTCATCAGATTTTCTCCAATGACACCTTAATGCGCTTGATGTTGCCGTATAGGGTTTTTGCAGTGCCCAACCCCGCAGCTTCTCGTGGATTACAAAACACCCAGAGGCTGGTAAAGTAGTTTGAGTTGTGGGTGTATGGCCCACCAACCCCCACCTTACCCTCCATTCGTGCCCTAATGGTAGTAGCATTGAGGTACTCAATCCGAAGGTCCTGCATCGTGCTGTCACCGGGAACAGTTGTAGAACCCCCTGATGAAGAAGAAGGGTTAGATACAAGGATCATCCCGTAAGATGAGGATTTCGTCATTGAAAATCCCAGGCGGAAAGTATTACCATTGAAGTGACCACCTGTCCCGAAACAAGTTCCTGTAACCGGGGACTGAAACTCAATTTGGTATACCAGCTTTTTCCCGGCAGGGATCACGGAAGGCGGTTTAAACCAAGATGAAGACCAGTGGTAGCAATTTCCCGCCAACGACATAACCTTGCCATATTCAGCATGGTTGATGATCTTGTTGGTATATCCCGCCTGTCCTGCGTAACTGGCTAAGTAACGGGATAGTGTGTTTCCGGTGATCTGGTCAATCATCACCTCGTCGCCCTCTTCCTGCATTTCTGCATCAAATAGGAAAAGTGGCTCATCATCAGAGGGCATCTTCGCCCCAGCAGTCAAAAGTTCAAGCATTGTGTACCTCCTTTCCATTAGTTTACCACTGAAAGCACAAATAAAAAAGCCCTCCGCGAAGGGAGGGCACTGAGGCGAAGGAGAGGAGATATTTGTTCTTATTATAGGAATACTACGAGGGTATTTGGCAGAAGAGGAGAGACTTGAACTCTCAAGCCCCGAAGGACTACGGATTAGCAGTCCGTTGCGGCTACCAGTTTCGCCACTCTTCTAAATTGGCGGAAGATTGAGGAGTCGAACCCCTGCCCTTTCGGACCCCTCCGGGTTCAAACCGGATTGCCAGCCACTTAGCGGAATCTTCCTGAATTTGGCTGGGGTTGCTGGATTCGAACCAACGCATACGGGGATCAAAGCCCCGGGCCTTACCGCTTGGCTAAACCCCAGTTGAGGTGAGATAATCCGGTCACCACGGCAACTTCGATAATTAAAAACCCCGTGATTGTCATTTCTGACCACCCAGGGTGTCATTTTGGAGCATCCACTCGGATTCGAACCGAGGGTTCCGACTTGGAAGGACGGAGTGTTAGACCGCTGACACTATGGATGCTAAACGCTCAGGTCCGAAGAAATCTGAGCCTTGTGTATGGTACTCCAGGAGAGATTCGAACTCGTCACTGACATGAACCTAAATCAAGTGCCTCTACCAATTGGGCTACTGGAGCAATATTTGGTCGGTGTAGCAGGATTCGAACCTGCGGACCCCTCGGTCCCAAACCGAGTGCTCTACCAAACTGAGCTACACACCGTGAAAGTGGTTTTGAGATGGGAGTCCGGGTCCTGTACAGCCTAACCTGTTGTCAATTGGCAGCTATCGCGCGATTCGCACTTCCGACACAGGATTTAACTGTTACACCTCAAAGATGGCACACCCAACGAGACTCGAACTCGTATTTCCCAGCGTGAAAGGCTGGCGTCCTATTCCAATTAGACGATAGGTGCTTTAAAGCTGGCTGATCTACCTGGATTCGAACCAGGGTAAACGGATTAACAGTCCGCCGTAATAACCGCTATACGATAGATCAAAAATAGGGTGCGCCCCTTCTGCTGTGGTTGGCAGAGATCCAGAACACAGTTATACTGTGGGAGGAACAATGCCCCAGGGAGCTTCAGTTGGACGACTTGCGGCTGTACTACCATCTGGGCTGAGTGGTTGCCTTTTAGGCTCCAGCATTTACCAGCTTGGCACCGCTTCCTCTTCTGGTGGGCCGTCAGGGATTCGAACCCCGAACCTATCGCTTAAAAGGCGAGTGCTGCTAACCGTTGAGCTAACGACCCGAATTTGGTGGAGCCGGGTGGATTCGAACCACCGTGTGGGATACCCGATTTACAGTCAGGCGCATTCGACCGCTCTGCCACGTCTCCAAATTCTCTTTTGTTCGGCTCACCTGACATCCATGAGGCTGCGCCACCTCATATAGACCTTATTCGCTAGACCGCCCCGTTGTACACCGTGACTATCCTGCGAGTTCGTTAACAGATGCCCGACAAAAGAGAACTTCTTAACAAAGGCCCCTTCGGGGCCTTAATCTTCACCTTCTGCCATCTTGTACTCCCGGATCTCTTTCGTGATGGGGATCGCTGCTTTGATCTCATCAGATGTTCCGGCATGAGTAGAAGAACTTGCTGAAGTCGTGCCGCCAGCGGCCTCGTCTTCGTTATCCTCTGCGGTGTAGAGATTGTGAACCTCTTTCGCCTGCTCAAGGATGTACTTAGCCGTGGTCTCTTTAACTTTCTCGGTGCCCGTAGTGAGCAGACCTTCGAGAGTCTTCAGAGCTTGCGGCGTCAGACGGGCTAGTTCGCCACGAGCAGAGATGATTGCCTTTTCAAGAGCAATCGCCGTGCTTTCTTCGCGGCTGGGACGGCCTCGCTTACGAGTAACAATCGCAGCTTTGGTCATAAAGCCCCCTGTTTTCTAATCAGTTTATACATCTTAGCAGTTAAACCGACATTAGTCAACAGGTTACATTAAATTTGGTGCGCCTTCCCAGATTCGAACTGGGAACCCCTGCCGTTTGAAAGCAGTGCCTCTGCCAATTGGACTAAAGGCGCAGACCTCTCAGCAAGTCCGGTAGCTTTACACTCCGGGGGAGAGAGGAATGGGCAGAGGACGTATGCCCGTGGGGTTGACTTCCCCTTCTCGTCCAGCAATTGCCTGTTTTGCGTCACGGGTGTCTTTCGACAAAAGCAACCGTCGCTATTCCGAGGCAAGTCGATGGAGCCGCTGTCTTCCGGCTGAACTGGCCCAACGTCATCGCAGAGGGTCCACTTAATCCATCCACCTACTTGATTGTCATCTCGTTCGGGACATTTTCAGATTACCTGTAGAACTATTCTTTGTCAACAGGCTTTTTACCGTTTGCACAAAGATTGCACATGATTGTTCGTTTTGGGCCGAGATACTGGTGACCGCAGACGAAGCAAAGGCAGATGTAACCCTTATACTCGTGGTTCCGGGGGTTATCCTCCCCCGGCAGGTGGTTAAAGGTCCGGGCGCTCATCGAACACATCCACGTCTTCAGCGGAACGGATACCTTCACCCCATCCGGTCAGGAAATCATACTCGTCAAACATCCCAGTTCTCCTCTCCGAGGCCCCAGTCTTCCTCACGGCTGATGCCTTCCCCGTAGCCAATCACTAATTCAGTGCTGTTCATTTGACCTCCCCTGCGAAAGTAGCCTTCACTTTGGTTTTGCCTGCGTCGCCCATGTTCCTGTTCAGAATGTCTTCCATTGCTGCCGGGAATCGGGCGTCTGCCAGGGCGTATACGAGATCTGGACCAGAGATACCGTCCAGCTTTTTGATTTCTTCGACCAAGCCCGCATCTTCTGACAGGAAATGGTCATCATCAACGTCGATGGTTACCACGTACTGAAACTTCCTCATTCTTCCTCCTTCAGGATAGAGAGTTTATACCGCGAGGTCGAATCAACCTCATTGGGATAATAGGAGTATAGGTGATTACCGTCACCGAAGTCAACCTTCTTCCAATCTTCCAGTGGGAAGCCTACGGTACTGAAGGCTAAGTCGTCAGCCTCTTCGATGGCATCTTGCAGGGATTGGAAACGTTCAGTGTGTTCTTCGGAGGTGTAATCGGGGGTAACAAAGCTGAGAGTGAGTTTGAAAGGATTCATAAGTCCAACAGTAAGTTAATCAAGTGATATGGTCATTTTACTGGAGGACTTGATGATAGTCAACGCTTGACGAGAGAGTCCATAAATTCTGCGAGGACGGGATTGTAACCCGGGGTGAACGACATCTCTACCCGGAGAACACGGTTTTTCTTGTCCTCTTCCGATAAGGGCTGTGCAGGTTCGAAGTCTACGAGACCCTTTACCTCTGTGCCTCCGATAAAGAGCCGAACAGACTCGTTGTCATAAACGCGCTGTGCGACGTTCTCAGCGTTTTCTGCGTAGTAATCAAGCAAACCCTCGTCTACGGAGAGTTGTGGCTCCTTAGAGCGATCCAGGTGGGTTGCTGCACGATTATGGTCGTGTTTTGCGACAAGGTTTCTCATTTGTCCTCCAGATGGTAGAAAACCGCCCCGGAGGGCGGCTTGATTTTAGTTCAGGTTTGCTGCAACACGCTCACGAATTTCAGTCAGCGTTTCGTCAACGAGCAGTTTACCGTCGCGGAATACCGGGCGCAGTTCGTTGTCTGCTGCCGCCGACTCTTCACGAGACAGGTTATCGACCAGTTTCAGTTCGCCATCTTCACCACGGACAACCTTCAGGAAGCCTTGGGCAGATTTCTTGCCGAGGTCTGTCTTCGGCTCTTTGACCACCATGATCTGCTGACCATCGATAATCGCACCAGTTGCCTTCACTGCCATACCCAGAGAATCACGGGTATTGAACTGGGTGGTGAAGGAACCAACGCCGTACACGATGTTGCTGGATGCAAAACCCTTCGCTTCCAGGCGCTCGAAGATCTCCGTTGCACGAGCCACAGTGATGGAGTCACCGTAAATCAGACCAACGTGAGTATCGAGGGTACGGTAACCTTTAGAGTTAACGTCGCCGCCGAAGACATCCCACAGCAGTTCAACGGAGCCTTTCTGTTCGTTGGTCAGTTCCGGCTTGTCGATTGCCGTAACTTTGCTGCCGTCAACGTAGTAGTACGTGTACTCAGCACGGTTCCACTCAATGGTGCCACTCATGCGGTACAGTTCACCACCGAACATGAAGAAGCGTTCAACAATATCCGCACCACGAACGCCGTGTTCAGTTTCTTCACGAACTTCTTCAACCGCCGATTCCAGCGCCCAGTCTGCCGCTTTTTCCAGAGAACCAGCTTCGTCGAGGTTCTCGATTTTACGCCAGTCCAGTGTGCCACAGATGATGTCTTCCGGTACGCCGGAGTCAGGGCGGAACACTACACGACCATCACGGGCCATGATTTCGTTCTTCAGGATACGAACGCCTTCGGTGATCAGACGGAACCAGTCGTAGCTGTCACCAACGTAAGATACAAACCCTTTCGGGAAGAACTTCGTGATGTAGGTACGCAGGAACTCGACTTCTGCATGGAAGCGCAGGTCGTCCAGCGACATATCCGGGTGCTCAGAGCGGAGACGACCGATGATGAAGCCGATGTTCGTCGTCGCAACGCTGTGCTCGGATGCCGGGATAGAACCGGATACGAATTTGCCCTTCATGCCGTAATAACGGTTAGCATACAGAATCGCCGGGATGGTATCAGTACCCATCGAGTTCATCAGTTGGCCCAGTTCGGACTGTGCTGCATCGTGAGTACCAGCCTGTCCGCGATAAGCGAAGCAGTGGATCTGATACGGAACGTGCAGGTTGTTGTCACAGGTTTTCTGTGCCCAGTCTTCTGCCAATTTACGGTACTGCCAGAAAATTGTTGCCAGTGTGATGGTTTTCCAGTTCTCGGCAGAAATCACAGACTCCAGGTAGTTCGGGAGCCAGTAGAAGTCCTTGTGCGTGTTCTCGATGGTGAACAGCGGGACCTGTACCGGGGAAAGAGTACCTTCCGGCAGGGCGCGGATTTCTACCGGGAGATAACCCAGGTCGTGCAGCTTTTCGAAGCCCCACGTTTCAACCATGTCCGGGCCGATAGACAGATCGCAGACTTCTTTGAACTCGCCGATAACTTCCGATTTCGGTTTGTTGAAGAACTCACGGTTGAAGTGCTCAATCAGGAACCATTTAATGAAGCCTTGCAGCCCGGCTGACATGACACGCTGGTCGGCATCGCTGAAGTGAGCGAAATGCTTACTGGAGCGCGGGGTCATGTTGTCCTGAACGATTTCAGACTTCTTGCTGTACATGGAGATGTGGCTTGGTTTGTACCAGTCAGCGAACAGAATAGGCAGGTCGTTATGTAACATATTTGAATCTCCTCAGTAAATCGGGGCATCGTGCCCCGGAACGTGATGAATATTAGTGGAACTCGACCATGTTGTCAACCGATTTGAAAATATTATTTTCATTTCGGCCTTTGAGGTTCTTCATCCACGGATACGCAGAGTAAACCTCGTCGATAACGCCAGTGAACACATCGGCACCGTAAGAGTAAATCCCATGCGTGGTGTACAGGATAACTTCACGGGCACCTTGGGCACGAAGAACTTTACCCAGTTCGATGAATGTACGACCGCCGTCGCAGATGTCATCAATCATGACAACACGCTCACCTTCCACACTCGGGCCGGAGTAAGTGGTATTGGTGATCTCGTTGGTCAGAAGGTTACGGGTCTTGTTGCCAACACCGATTTCAGTATGACCGACCAGTTTTGCCAGCTTACTGACTTTCTTGATTGCCCCGGCGTCCGGTGCGACGATAATCGCATCACCAAAGAAGCCATCACCTAAAATTTCCAGCGCCATCTCATACTGCTCAAAGATGGATACGTTCTTGATGTGTGACGGAGACACATCGGAGTGCGGGTCATCCACAATCACACGGTCAAAGTTGCACAGGTTCAGGACTTGTCCGAACACTGCCGCCGACAGAGGCTCACCGTTGGTCATCACACGGTCCTGGCGGGCGTATGGGATATACGGTAAGTACAGGACCTTCTTGCACAGGTGCCCGGTGCCGCGACCGATACGGTTCCATGCGTCGTTAAACAGAAGCAGGTCCATCAGGGAATCTGAACTGTCAACGTGGGCATAGACAACGAGGTCTTTGTCACCCGTCAACGGTTTTTCCAGGTTTGCGTCGAATGGACTTGGGTGTTTGTAGCCCTTGATTCGTACATTGCGTTCACCCCCGGCAAAGCCGGAGACTTCCACGTTCAATGACGAGCCACCGAAAATTGCGTTAATCATGTTTCTCTCCTCTCAGTTAAAGTACAGCGATCTTACAAAAAGAAAAAGGCCCCGTCAAGGGCCTTTTGTTATTTAAAAGTAATTTTCAAACTCTTGAGGTATCCGCGCCACCCGGTGGTCCACGTGTATGAACCCCCGACAGACAGCTTCGACCCATTGCCAATGGTGTTGGCAGGGACAGACACGGAGGAGAAAAGATTCCCGTCTCGGTAGACAGAGATCAAACCGCTGCCGTTTGCATTCCTCTCGAACCTGACCGTTTCCCAAACATAGATGTTCGTTGTGTTCGGTGGTAATCCACGAACCCAGTTGCCATCAGTACCCATAAGGAAATACTGGATATATGTTGCAGGATACTGCCCGACAGAAAGGGAGATGCCCGGCGTAGCCGTGTGACCGGACGGGAAGTTTCCAGTCTCAAAGATTGACCCTTGACGTGCAGGACCGCCAGTGGGCCACTTGAACACCGCTTCGATGACGGAAGCCTTCCCTGGGATGTTCAAATCCTTGACCATCGGCGTTTCGAAATAGCCGCCCCCGGGGAAATAGAAACATTTCCCAACATCAGGGTCATCGACAACTCCACCATCTGTACCCAGCGTACCGACAAGGGTGAACGGGTGACCATTCTTGTCCCTGAACACCTTACTGCCGACATCAAGATTTTCAAAATCAATGTCGAGGCCCGCTGCCCCTTTGTTACCACCAATCATCAACAGTTCATTCATGTTTTCCTCCTGCCCCCATTTTAACAAAAATCGGTCAGATAGTCATTCCGTACTTCCCGAGGATCAGTGGGTTGTTGACCACGATGTAAATTCTGGTCCTTATCTCACCATCGGTGTTCATGTTTTCACGTTGAGTAGAGATGTACCCTGCTTTCTCCATCTTCGTCATGAACTGACTAATCTTTGGCCTTGAATTTGGTGACAGGCCGAACATGACTGCCAGCTTCTCCTGCGACTCATAAAAGCAGCGCCGGATGTCACGGCCTTCATCCGATGCAATCTTCGCAAAGAAGTCAAATCTCCAACTAAGCAAAACCATCCTTTTCAGTTCCTCTCCCTTCAGGTCAATGACCCACTCGTAAGGGAACTGTACGAAAGGTGCCTCCTTAACATCCAAATCTAAGTTTCCCACGTACCCTCCTTAACATAACCAACCATCAGTTTTACACGAGTTCAAAAAGGAGTCAACCCTGTTGTACCCAAAAAGGAACACTATACTATATTATCTTTAAACCCTCGCTACGCTCGCCCTCCGGGTCCGGTTTATTAATCTCATAATTTATTCGTTACACTCATAAATTATTATCTTTATAATTATTATTCATATCCATTCATAATAATTATTAAAAACAAGAAAACAATAGGTTTTTACTATGGATCTAACAGATCTTTATATAGATCTTACATGAAAAATTTGAAATTTAAAGTATTGACACGAGGATCATTTGATCTTATGATACACCACATCGAAACGAGACAACCATACGAGGGTTATAGAATGTTATTGAATAAGAGACGCAATAAAATGGATGAACTGGAATTAGCCCACCTGGAAGCTGTGCGTGAGGCATGGCACTCAGCGAAAGCTGGCCTGAAGGTCTGCATGGTCTCTGTCTACGAGTGTGGGTGGGACACCCTTCTGGGGCAGTATTATGGGGTGATGATCAAATATGTGGAAAAGGGCTTGATTTATCATCGTGTGGAAGATAGTATGAAGCCTGAACTCCAGCTTAACGCTGACGACCTCGAAAATGTATTGATTACGATGGAGATGATCTGATGAAACAGTGTGTGAATGAAGTTGTGGCCTTCGGTATGAACGATACCGAACTCCGTGTGGTAGCTACCGTGGCGGCATTTGCCGCCGTCGTGTACTTCTTTAAACTTATCCACAAATACTCATAAGGATCAGATCATGGAACAGTGCGTAAACAATGTTGTGGCATTCGGTCTCAATGGACTGGAGTTCTGTACCTTGGTGGCAGTTGCACTTGTGTGCCTCTGCATCGCACTCATCAAATATCTAAATCAGGGTATTGGCGAGACCAAGGAGGAGCGCTGGGCGAGGAAGAATCCGTTCTTGGCTGTGGATATGGATCTGCATCCTCGTGGGAAGAAACGCGATGTGTGGTAACTGTGCTGACGGGTCATACCCGAACTACGGCGTAGGGCCGCACATCTGCTTCTACAAGATCCCCGGCGCATCGATTGGACAATCTGTCCCGCTGCCGGAGTTACCGGATAACTATGTCGAAGACCCAGAGTGCCCCGGCCTGGGTGTTTGGTATTGTCCAGAGTGCCGGGCAGGTATGAAGGAGACGTAATGGCACTAAATTTTAGTGATGGTGTAGTTGACCGGATGGAGGAAATCTACCGGGCGCAGGAGAAGCCCCGCTTTTACAAGTGGACGATTGACATGAACGATCAGTTGGAGTACGTCGAGGAGCGGATTAACCGCGCCGGGATTGATCTGACTGTCACGAAGGTGAAGCAGAACTGTGACAACATGCACCTTACAGTATCCGGCGACCCGGATCACGTTGCATGGATGGACATGGCGCTTCTCGTTTGGTCACACAATAGACGGTGCGTACACCTGCTGGTGCTGGAGCATACCGGATGACAGAGACAATTATCGCGTATAAGTTGTTTCGTGTGCGAAAGGATGGTACGATAGGCCCTCTGTTCATCAACAGGCCGCTTGTGGTGGTCCCTGGTGAGTGGATGGAGGCAGAGTGCCACCCGACTAAGGGCTTCGCCTTACGGCCCGGCTGGCACTGCACACTGGCCCCTGTAGCGCCTCATTTGAAGACGGACCTGAAGTCGGGGGAAGTCCGCAAGTGGTACAAGGTGGAAGTGCAGGGCATAACAACATTCCAGAGGCCGGAGTCCCAAGGTGGGACGTGGGTCCTGGCAGAAAGACTTCGTGTCGTGGAGGAAATCGATGTGTGAGTGCGAAGAGTGCAAACGTAGTCTCCGGGTAGATAAGATCCGTGACTTCCTGAAGGAGCATGGGCAGAAAGAACTCTTGGAGCACCTTGAGGAGTTGTACGATACATACGCCCATGATAGTATGGATCACGACATGCTGAAGGCCATTGTTGAAAACAAGTGGCCCTCTGCTGAATTTCAAATGAAGAAGTGGGGGTGGCGTCGTGGGTAAGAGCTTATCGGAGAAGTGGCTGGAAGCCGGGATTGACAAGTGCCTCCAGCCGCCCGTGAATGAAGAGATTCAGATCGTCGATGACGGGGATGAGCCGGAGTATGACTCTCCGCACGGCAGCGTGTGGATCGTTGCGGTTGATTACGCCGGGAAGGTGACTGTTCTGGAAACCCCGAACATCCATCACGCTTTCCTCGAAAACGGGCCAGAGGCGGAATACCTCGGCCTGCCGCCGGATGTGGATGACATGGACCCGGGTGTTTATCGCTGGACGTGCAGTTATCATGCAAGCACGGACTGGGAAACCCAAGTCTGTGATGGTTGGGATTTCCATGTGGAAGAATCGGTGTTGCTCTGGTCTCCAGATAATGCTTGACGCGATCCGATTCCTTGCGGTATTCTTAGTTTCCGGCGGCGTACTTGTCGCCGGGCTTACAATTGTGGCATTGAGGAGATAATATGTCTAACGTAACGAGCATTCTCGCAGAACTGGCAGCAACCCGATCCCTGAAGGAGAAGGAAGCGATCCTGCGGGCCAATGCGGACAACGAAGGTCTTAAACAAGCCTTCCAGATCGCATACTCCAAAGAACTGAACTTCTTTGTCCGTGGGATGAAGAACATGTACGAAGATAGTGTTGGCCTGCGACCGCTGGCAGACTCTATCAATGATCTGGTCGAGAACATCGCGTCCCGCCGCTTCACCGGGGACGACGCCAAGTCGTATATGGAACAGTTGGTCGGCCTGTGTGCAGAGCCGGGCACACTGCTGCGAGTGATCAACCGCGACTTGGAGTGCGGCATCCAGACGACACTGACCAACAAGGTGTGGAAGGATCTGATCACGGAACCTCCGTATCAGAGCTACACCCTGTTCAAAGAAGATCTGCTGCGTAAGTTCGACTACAAGGGCGCTTTCTCCGACGAGAAGATGGACGGCCTGTATGCTGACATCATGGTGTGGCCTGAGCAGGTGATCTACCGCTCCCGCTCCGGCAAGGAACTCAACTTCCGCGCCCCGGAGAACGTTGAACGTGCGCTGATGAAGGCGGCAGTTGACGATGACGGCACAGCCAAGCCATATGTGGCACATGGTGAAGGTCTGGTTATTGATCCGAACGGCCTGCATGGTGTTATGGAACGTGCCGAGGGCAACGGCTACCTGAACCAAGACCCGGCAGACATCGATCGTAATCGTGTCCGGCTGGTGATCTGGGACCGTGTGACAATGGACGAGTACATCGCCCGTAAGTCGAAGCGTCCATACAGTGAACGCCGCATGTCGGCGCAGGGCCTCGCCTGGTGGGTTGAAGATCCTGAGCACATGCAGTTCGTTAAGGGCCGTCAGATCAATAGCCTCAAAGAGGCGATCGACCACTTTATCGAGATGCGTTTGCAGAAGAAAGAGGGCACCGTCCTCAAAGAAGCAAACATGCCGTGGGGCGACAACAAGACGAAGAAAGGCGTCAAGTTGAAGAACGAGTTCGATGTGGATCTGGTTGTGATCGGTACGACCCCGCACAAGAAAGATCCGGCGCTGGTCGGTTCACTGATCTGTCAAACTCGTGACGGCCTGCTGGAAGTCGGTGTTGGTTCCGGGCTTACCGATGCGCTTCGCAAGAAGCCAGCGGAGTATTTCATCGGGCAGATCATCACGATCAAGGCCAATGACATCACCAAGTCGGAAACCAAAGAGCTTCAGTCTCTGTTCCTGCCACGCCTGAACTACAAGTTCGTGGAGATCCGCATGGACAAGACCGTGGCGAACAGCCTGGAAGAAGTGATCGAGGCATCTGATTCGTTGCTGGATCTGCTGCGGGCAATCGCGGAGGATCTGGAATGACGGGATTCTGGGTTGGGTTTATTCTCTTCCTTGTCCTTGTTGCTGCATGGCTATGGGACAAGTTTGTAACTCCACGGCGGGCCACCCGGCCCCCGGTGCTGAAGATCATGGAGTTGATTCAGGACGGGAAGACCTTCACCGTCTATGACAACCTATCTGCGGCTGACAGAAAAGCCTGTCCTATGGCGGATTACGTTGTCATGGACAACGAGCGGAAGGTGAAGACCTACTTCTTCTGGGAAGTCTTCCACGAGGTCGCTATGGTAGAGGGCGATCTCGACTGGATGAATCAGCACGAGAAGGATCGTGTGTTCAAGGTTGTGTCCGGCATCTGTAGTGCCCGGTTCCGGGCCTGGCGTAAGGCCAGCGATCTGGAAAAAGCGGCCCGTGACGATAAGCGTCGTGACGAAGCCAAAAAGATTTACGAAAGTCGTTGACAGTGTACCGGGGTCATGTATAATGGCCCCACTGAAACAGAAAAGGAGAAGTTGATGTCCCAGTTTATTAAAGATGCCATTCGTACCGAGTCCCACAATTTCTATCTGGACAACGTTGGCCCGCGCCTTATCCACGCCTCTATGGGCTTGGTAACCGAAGCGGCTGAGTTCCAAGATGCCCTGAAGAAGTCCCTGTTCTACGGCAAGCCGCTGGACACGACTAACCTGAAGGAAGAAATGGGCGACCTGCTGTGGTATCTGGCGCTGGCGATGGATGCTCTGGAAACTGACTTCGACGCCGAGCAGGATCGTGTTATCCGCAAGCTGAAGGCTCGTTACCCGAGCAAATTCGAGAACGACCTGGCGGAAAACCGCGATCTGGCGACTGAACGTAAGATCCTGGAGACCGATAAGTAATGCCGCTGTACTCGTACAAATGCCCCGGCTGCGGGGCTGTCTTTGACCAGAATCGCAAGATTGCAGAACGTGAAACTGCCCCTTGCAAATGTGGCGAGACTGCTGTAAAGTCTTTATCCGCCCCTCGTGGCATTAAGAACGGGTATTTCGAGCAAGGCCGGATGTTCGTTCGATAGTTTCAAAAAGTTGTTGACGTACTGAAAATTACCGGGCATAATGCTCACACATTCACTGAAGAGGAGTAACACACAATGGCTAAAGTAGAACTGATCAAAACCCTGCCGTCTGACATCGAAACCCGTAAGCGCCTGGCAAACATCGTTCAGGAAGGCGTAGAAGCAGTACGTCGCCAGAAAGATGCGGCGCAGGACCTGAAAGATATTCTGGCAATCACCAAAGAAGACCTGAATATCGATCCGAAATTCCTGCGTACCCTGATCAACGGCGAATACGACAAGCAGGACGCCGCAGAGAAGAAACGTGCGGCGCTGGAAGACCAGATTGAGCAACTGAACGAACTGGACATCCTGATGGGCCGTGAGCGTGTCGAAGGCGAATCCATCGACGAAAACGGCGAGTAATATTTAGTTCGGACTGTGCAGTAAGCCGCCCCATTAGGGGCGGATAACCCTAAAATAATTGAGAAAGGAGATTTACACTATGAATATCAACTTCAACGATGCTACCTTCGAAAAACTGCGTTTCCTGGCTGACCGTGAAGGTCGTTCCGTAGCCGCTTTCGTCTCCATGCGTATGGATGAACTGGCAGGCCAACTGGTCAACACCACGTTTACCCTGAACGCGGTCCCTGAAGGTGTTCAACTGGCGCATCTGGACCCGACCCCACGCCCGGCACCGACTGTCACCGACCGCGAGTTCGTTGACTACTCCCGCCTGAATCACCGCAGCGACAACAGCCGCCGCTACGCTGAAGACCAATACTAAAAGAACCGCCCTTCGGGGCGGTTTTTCTTTATCTGCCTATTGACTCCTGCCTCCACTCCTGTATACTACTCCCATCAGACAACGAAAGAGAGGAAATATCATGTCAAATAATCTGTTCCTGAACCGTTTAGAGAAGTGGATCACCAATGTGTCAGTTTATCCGCCCGCAGAGCTTTACTTCCAGGCTCCAAAAAGCCAAGAGAAAAAAGAGAAGCGTTGCAAGGAGATCTGTGAGGCCCTGTATAAGTTCAACTGGGAAGGGGCCAAGTATCCAAACCCGATCGGAACCGTCCGCGAGATAGTCCGCGAGATGTGTGTGCTGGACAGGATGTTTGAGTACAACCCTTTCCCACCGAAGTACGAAAATATTGTAAAACTGGTTGCAAAGTTTGTGAATAATGCGGATAATCTTGTTGCGGCCTTGGATAAGATGCACGGGCAGAACGAACGGATGAAGGACTGGTACGATCACTGGAAGGTGGGTCAGTTGCGAATCCAGCTTCTCTCATACCGCTGGGGCGCGGATATTCTCCGTTTGGGGGATGACGACAAAGTGACAACCAAATTTATCGATGATGTTGAACAGGCACAAAAGGAGATGAAATAATGAGCGACACTAAAGCACTGGTTCTTGGTTTTGCACTGGGTTGCCTGATCACTGGCGTCCTGAACTTCTCTGCGGCACATGCCGACCAGACGTTGGATCTGGAAGAGTCGTACCGCGACGGTGATTACACCGTCTGCATTTACAGCAACGGGCGTTCGTCTGCGGTGGTATACAAAGACGGCGCTGGTTCTTGCCCAAGCAAACACATTAAGAGGACCTGATATGACTTACTTCAGACTGGTCACCGTAGACCGCTGCTGGCTTGAGATGGAGATTGCCAAGGGCACCATCTTCTACAAGCACTACAGCTTCGCCGATCCTGAGTGGGTCCCGTGCGGAGAATACCGTGAAGGACATGCAAGCTATGACCGCATGAGCGAGTGTGACGTGTTCAACATGATGAAACGAAGCAAAAACGTATACTGGAGGAACTGATGGCCTATTCAGAAGATAACGTACCAGACAATCTGCCGGACGTTTGCTACAAGATCGCAGACTGGTGGGATGGTCGCAAGTTGCAGCGACGGATTGTGTGTGCCGCCAACCGCTTCCAGTTGAAAGACGGTGGTGTGTTGGTAATCCCAGGCTCTCGCCACTATTCGAAAGATATGGCTTTGGTTCTGGACCAACTTCGTGATAAAGTGGTAAGCGACCACGTGACTGGAGATGATCAAGGGTTCATCGACCAGTGGGGCGAGTACCACAATCGGGAAGACGCACTCATCATTGCCACTCACGCCGGACAGATTAACACCGTCCGTAAGAAGGGTGGCCCGGCGGACGAACTGTTCAGTGAGGATCTTTACTGATGGAAAGAACAATAACCGTCCCGGCGAACCTGATTGCAGAACTTATGCCGTACCTTGAAGAGGGTATGCAGGTAGTGGCTGACCGCATGGGTATGGCGGGCCACACACCATCAGAACAAATGGGTGACGACTATGATCGTCTCGAAACACTGAAATCGATGCTCCAAGAGGAGGATTACAAATGGAAACCGTAAGCATTGAAGTATTCGCGGTAGAGATGTCGAAAGCGGTTGGCTTCCGCAAGATGGAACCGACTGGCCCGGCGGGCCTTCGCTTTGGCCTGTATCTCCCGGCAAGAAGTGAGTCCCTGATCCGTTATGGTCAGTTGGTGGATATTCTCGATACGCACCTGATCGATAGTCCACTGTTCCCGTGGAAGATTTCTTATGTCCACATCAACGAAGGCGATTATAAAGAAGATTCGAGCATTCTGCTGGCGCAGTATCTCCCGGAACTTCCTTTGGCGGCAGACTGCCGGATCAGTTGCCCAGCATCACTAATCTATGGGGCCGGACTATGAAAGCGATAATTGTAGGTGGGTTGTATGTACTGTTCATAATCTTCATTGCCTGCCTTATTCCGGCGGTGATGATCCCAGTGTTCCAAGACCTTGGTCTATATGCCCGAGATGTCGTTGGGTTTACCCTGGTCATAACGCTTATCGCCGTGATACTCCTGATGGGGTTCGGGGCATTGATCTGGAGTGTGCTGTCATGAAAGTAATCCACCCACTAACCAGCCAGATGGCCCCGATCCAGCATGTTCTCCGGGATCTCGCAAGTCAAGAGAACTGCGACGGTGAGCCATACGACCAGATGGTCCAAGCGGCTGACCACATCGACGACCTGGAGTACCGCTTAGAGTTCTTCCGGGAAAAATACAACCGACTTGCAGGGGAGTTTTGCGTATGAAAGTGACCGACAAGCACGTGTTCTTCTACTCGTACAAGGACATGTTTAGCAACCACTTCCGGTCTGACTATAAGTTCGGTCTGCCAAGCCACGAATTGAAAGGCGCATGGTTCAACACCGGGGAACACATGATGATGTATCAGAAAGCGGAATTGTTTGGCGATGAAGATATTGCAAAACAGATCCTCTCTGCGTACCATCCGCAAGAAGCGAAGATGCTGGGCCGGAAGGTCAAGGGCTTCGACAACGCCATTTGGGAAGAGAAGCGTTCCAACATCGTTGAGAACGTCTGCTACTGCCGCCTGGTGTACGACACAACTTTGCGTATCGAGGCGATCCAGCACCGCCTTGCGGGCCGGGGCTTTGTTGAAGCATCCGACCGCGATCGCACTTGGGGCATTGGCCTCAACGAGGATCATCCGATGATTCACGAAGAAGAGAACTGGCTGGGCCTTAACCTTCTCGGAAAGGCTTGGGACCGGGCGACTGACGCCCTCATCAACTGCTGCGGCGGTTATGATCGAGTGAGGAAAGATTTTGAAGATTAAACTGGAAGAAGATTACCCAGAATATGCTTATGGACCGAAAGGTGGGGACATCCTCGAAGTGATCGATATTGATACCGACGAGGGCGGCTACATCTGCTGGTACAAAGGGCAGAAGCATTTCGTCTACGAATATGAGGTAGAGGAGGAGATCGATGATGACGAAGATTAAGCACGGTATCTGCCTTATTCCTCAGACGGCGTGGGACAACAACCTGCGATCGTACCTGACCCAAACGTCATGGGATAAGATCCGCCGCAAATGCTATGCAGAGCACAATTACACGTGCCAGATTTGCGGGGGCCAGGGTGGCAATGGAAGAAAACACCCGGTTGAGTGTCATGAAAGCTGGACATTCGAGAACGGTGAGGTTAAACTGGTCGGTCTCATGAGCCTGTGTCCGCCTTGCCATGAGTTCCATCATCCGGGTCTCGCAGAAAAGAACGGGAAGTTGGAGAGAGCAATCAAGCAATTCATGAAGGTCAATGGGATCACTCGTGATCAGGCCATCGACTATCTGAAGGGTGAGTTTGCTCTGTGGCGGCAGCGCAGCCAACAGCAATGGTCGCTTAACATCGACTATCTGAGTGAGTACATGGGGCCGGACTTCAAGTTCAAGCGCCCCCTCAAGGAAGAAGATAACGATTTCGGCGATGCGTTTTAATAGGAGGTAGTAATGGGTTACCCGGTAGTGGAGAATTTGAAGGACATCGTTACGGATAACGTAGAGATTGCATTGGATCTCGACCAGACGTGTTTCGTTGCGGCGGCGGGAGCAGAGAAGCGTACCATCATCGCAAAGCACATCAAGTCTGGGCGGGAAATGGAGTTTAAGAACCGGACGGAGTTCTGGGGTAAGCAGAAAACGGTGGTCGGCGGTTGGCTGAAGGACCAGAACACCAACATGGCGGCAAAGATGGCGTCCGCCGGGCGCGAGTTCGTGCCTTGGGAGCGCGACGACTTCATCATCACGGATAAGCAGGAGCCAGAACCAGTCGAGAACTGCCTGCACCTGCTGAAGATTAAGATCAACGCGATCCTTGAGCACATGGAAACGACCAACGGTCTTGGCGTACTGGGCGGTAGCGGTAACTTCCGCCTGGCCCTGCCGATGCCGGAGATTTACAAAGGGAACCGTGAGGACACCATTCGCCCACTGCTTCTGTCTGAGACCCGCGCTTACGTCCAACGTAAATACGGCGCGATCGTCATCGACGGGATCGAGGCGGATGACTTCCTGACGATGAAACAGTTCGAAGGCTGGCAGCACTACAAAAAGACTGGTAAATTCAGTCACATTGTGGCATCCTTCGACAAAGACCAAGTTCAGTGTCCGGGCCTGATCTTCAACACTATGCGTGACTCAACCGAGCGCGACTGGAAGCATCCGCTTCCGTGGCTCATTGACGACTCGATGGGCGAGATCTGGATGGAGAAGGGCAAGGTCAAAGGCTGGGGCCAGAAATTCTTTGGCTACCAGATGTTGTTTGGCGATCAGTCGGATAACGTGAAGCCGTACCAGAACTTCGATAAGATCCGGTTCGGTGAAACGTCTGCGTTCAAGGTCATCTCTCCTTGTTCAAGCGAGAAGGACATGTGGACGGCGATCGTCAACCAGTACAAAGAGTGGTTCCCGGACGGTGTTGAGTTTGTTGACCACACGGGTGTTGAGCGTAAGTTCAGTGCCGGGCAGTGGGCGTCGGTAATCTTCCAAGCTGTCTACATGAAGCGGACGCCGAACGACAACACGACTCTGGGCCATGTATTGCGTAATGCGGGGGTTGTTTAATGTCAGCAAGGGCTTTCGATGAGTCCCTCGAAGACATGATGAAGGCCGATGCGCTTCGGGCAGCGTTTATGCCCGATTCTGCAAAGAACTTTTATCTGATCGAGGAGCCGTGGACGATGGTGCAGGAACCCTGGCGCTGCCAGTGGTTCGATAAGCGCACCCGTTCTCTGTGTGAGGTTTACGCCGTGGGTAACCCGGAGCAGGGCGAGAAGTACGCCATGTTCACCGTGTATACCGCCGACGAGGAAGTCAAGAACTACGTCTTCCTTATGGACCAGTACCATTTTGTTGAGGAAAAATAATGCGTCTTCTGACGATTGACCAGAGTATGGCTTCGTGTGCGTATGTCGTTCTGGATGATGGTGTGCCGATCTTCAAGGAGGTCCTGCATACCACAGGATCGGATAAGAAGGCTGCAACATCCTCGGCATGGTGCCTGTTCTTCAAGCACCCGGCAGAACAGATCGCATACATCTCCAGAAAGATTGCGGATGTGTGCGAGTCGTTTGAAGTTGACCATATCGTACTGGAGTCACTGAGCTTCGGCTCTGCTGGCAACGCAACCCGTGACCTGGCTGGATTATTTTTCGGAATCCAGTTGACTCTCTTGAGAGACGGGTATAGTATGGACAACATCCACACCGTCGCACCGACTTCTGTTAAGTCTTGGGCGCGTAAGTGGCTTCCGGGCGAGGAGCAGGAAGTCATGAATGCCAAGGGCACCAAGATGGACAAGGTGAAGATGGGTAAAAACGAAATGATGCGTGTCTGCGAGATCCTGCATCCCGGCTTCTTGAACGGTTACACCAAATCAGGAAAGAATGGGGGAGCGACTGACCTCGCTGACGCCATCCTGATTGGAGGGTGTTTCCTTGAGAGAAAGGGAGAAGGACTGGGATTCAATCTTAAAGGTAGCAAAGCGTAAGGTATTGCTCTGTGCCGATAAGTGGGACCGAGACGATTGGTTAAATGCTCTTGCGAGGGCGCTGGCGCGTGATGAGTCGTATGACTACAAGCGCCGATCCGCCCACTTTGAGCTTCTCGTTGATGATTTGGCCTTGGGCGTACAGTTCTTGGTCATAACCGTCAACGTTAACCAGTGGTCCTGGCCCAACAAGACACGGGGACTTATCTATGATGAGATCCTCGTGACAGGACGGGCAGAAAAGGCGATGGAGAGTCGAGAGGATCTTCCGTCTGCACTTGGAGCCGCCCGGAGGACTGGCAATGTCGGCGACAACGCTTTGTTCTATCTGACGCAGAATGATGCTCAGATCAGGGAAGGTCTCGGCGGAGATTTGTCGGAGATTGTCGGAAGAAAAGACGGATCAATGTCGGAATATTTCGACTTCCCAACCAGCCTCTTCCGCCGGGGAATGCTTCAATACTTCGAGGTCCCGGAGTTCCCTACCCGAGAAGAGTTCCTCATGGCATTGATGATGGAGAATGTGAATGGCAGTACGGCCCGCGAGAAGGCGGCGATCGAAGCGGCCCAGCTTCACGTCCAAGGTAAAGGCGACAACGCCGATCAGGGTGCCTCTGAACAAGGCCCTATGGGTATCTGGCTCAAAGAGTATTGCATCGTACCGTGACGAGCTTTTAAAGGCGCAGGGCGGCGTGTGCGCTATTCTCGGAGAACCAATGGACGATCCATGCTTGGACCATGACCACTTTGACGGTAAATGCCGGGGTGTGATTGGTTCAACACTCAACTTGTTTGAGGGCCAGGTGCAAAAGCTGTGGTCTAAGCACATGGAAGGTAAAACAGGGTTGACAATGAGTGAGACCCTGCGTAGAATGGCTGACTACCTTGAAGGTGATAAGTCAGACATGAAGTTCCACGGGGAAATCGTGGCAGACTTGAAAAAGTCCCTGAAAAGGTGGACAAAGGAAACCATCGCACGGAACGGCTACCTGAACTTTGGTATCGTTATCGACGAAAGCCAGGACAAGGGCGTGATGATTACGATCTACGTCACGGAATTTGTCCGTAAGCTGGAGGAAAGCTATCTGTATGAGTAAGATCGACAGGAGTTTGTACTCGGGGATGGACTCCCCACACATTCGGTTCTTCTACCGTAACTGGAAGGGTGAATGCGGTTATCGGACCATTGAGGGCGCTCCTATGTTTTGGTACGGGGAAAGCGAGTACCATAAAGGTGCCCAGTGGTTCATCAAGGCATACGATGTTGATAAGAAAGACATTCGTGATTTTGCCGTGGTAGACATTATCGAATTTTGTAAGTAAAACAGGAGATTTATTTTGGCTAATGTGACTTTTACTGTTGAACAGGTTATGGCTCTGATGAAGGGTGGTTTGTCCCAGCGTGAGGTAGCCCGTCAACTGGGCAAGGAATCTCAAGAGTCAACTGTTCGTAACATGCTGAAGCGCGAACTCGAATCTCGCAACCTGGATTCTGTCCAAGAGTTGATTGATAGCATCCCAACGCCGGATGAGTACGCTGACTTCATGCAAGAGCAAGTCAACGGCGGTAAGACGCTGGCGGAGATCCAGCAGACCTTTATCGAAAAGGTTAAGGAAAACAACCCGGGCGCGAAGATCTTCTTGGGCGACGTTGAGACGTCTTACACGATCTCTTATCACTTCGGGCGCTTCAAGCAGTTTATTTCTCCGAAGCAGGTGATCCAAGAGCCGTACATGCTGACCTTCGCCGGGAAGTGGTTGCATAACCCGTCGATCTTCAGCCGTAAACTGCCGGACTACCCGGAAGAATTTGCCCGCGACTTCAAGTCCGATCGCAAGCTGATCGAAGATCTGTGGCAAGTTCTGGACGAGTGTGACGTGTTTGTTGCACACAATGCTCGCTTCGACCGTGGTTGGGCAAACCAGCGCTTCGCATACTACGGTATGCAGCCGCCAAGCCCATACATCACGATCGATACCCTCGCGGGTCTGAAGGAGGCATTCTCTCTTCCTTCCAATTCGCTGGAAGCGGCATGTAACTATTTCGAACTGGATAGCCGTAAACTGTCCAACGGCGGGGCCGAACTGTGGCGTCGTTGCATGGAAGGTGACCCGGAGGCGTTCGATGAAATGGAATCGTACAACATTGGCGACATCCCTACGCTGGAAGAACTGTACCTGACTGTTCGTCCGTACATGCGTAAGCACCCGAACCTGGCGCTGTTCCACCCGGATCAGTCTGTCATGCGCTGTGTGCGTTGTGGTTCCGATGACTTGGTGGAGGAGAAAGGCAAATCAGCCCACACCTACCTGTCCAAGTTCAAGGTGTACCGTTGTCAGGAATGCGGGTCTTGTGCTCGTGACCGCCAGAACGTTCGTGAGAAGGCAGCGATGAAGAAAACGCTGGCGAACATTCTGTAATTTTAAGCCGCCCTTCGGGGCGGTTTTTCTTTTTGACTTTCTGGAAATTTTAGGTATACTGGCATTGTCTTTTAGAGGAGAGTATCGTGATCCTGATTAACTTGAACGCCCCGGCTGGCGCTGGCAAAGATGCACTGTGCGAAGAGATCGAGCAGTACGTCAACACTCCGGGTTATGAAGTCATCCACATGGAGTTCAAAGAGCTTCTGTTTGACATCGCTATCCGGGCATCCGGCGTAAGCCGTAAGCTGTGGTTTGCTCTGTATGAGCGTGAGTACAAAGAAAAGCCGTGTCCGTATTTGCAGATCAACGGCGTGAACGTCAGCCCTCGTGATTGGATGATCCACTGTTCCGAGAACATCATGAAGCCGACTTTTGGCAATGATGTGTTCGGCAAGGCATTCGCTTCGAAGCTGAAAAAGATCAAGGACGAGGAGCCGGAAGGTATCCATCGCATCGTTGTGGTAAGTGATGGCGGATTCATTGAAGAATCCATCCCGGTTGTTGAGGTGGTAGGCCCGGACAATTACTTCCTGTGCCGAATCCATCGCATCAAGAAAGATGGTTCTGCGTACAACTTCGATGGTGACTCCCGCCGCTACATCAGCGCCGACGAGTTCCCGGCGGATCTTCGTCCACATGAGACGGACATCCTGAACGAAGAAGGTGACCTGAGCGGCACCGTGGTTAAGATTTTCGATTTCGTACAAGACATTAAAGGAGCCGGATTATATGGTAAGTAAGACCAAAACCCCAATTCTGATCGATGTGGACCTGACCTTCGTTGACTCCGGCTGGCCTTGGCTTGACTGGATGGTAGATGTCTACCAGTGCGACCCCGATGCACAGGCGATGCAAAAGGATCGTCACGAGATCGGGCTGTATAACTACAATCTGTCGAAGTATTTTCCGAACCGCTGTAAGGAAGCTATTCCTCCGTATGAGTTCTGGGAAGACCCGCACCTGTACGACAAACTGAAGCCGCTGCCGGGCGCTGTCGATGCTGTTCGCCGACTGCACGAAGCCGGGCATCCGATTCGCTTCGTGTCTTACTGCAAGAAGGGCCACTTCAGCAGCAAGGTGCGATTCCTGAAGCGCCATTGTCCATTCTTGGATCTGGATGGTGGTTCTGACGGCTCTGGGTTCTATGCGACGAAAGTAAAGGCCGGGGTGGCTGGCGGTGTGATCATTGACGACCGTCACCAGTTCCTGAACCAGTTTGCGGATGATGTGATCAAAATCAAATTTGACACGCCATTCACTCAGGATGAGGCACCTCGTACTCAGTACGACCTGACATCCTCTGACTGGAATGTCATCGCTGAGTGGTTGCTGGAAACCCTGTAATGCGTTGCGGGAAAGGCAGGTGGGTCGTCAGGTATGGTGACCACACTGAAGTGTATTCCGAGGAGACTGGCGACCTCCTCGCTTCTTTCAGGGTGCCAAAGGACATGTGCAAGGAAATGTTTGACATGTACTTAGCCGTCCGGCACAATGTTGTTGTTCCTTACCGTTTGCGTAAGTTGAAGTAATTAGAGGAGATTTTATGGGTCAGGTATTTAGTGGTCGTGGTGGCATCAAAGTTCAGATCATCGCAGATTCCGTTGGGCAGCAGGGTGGTCGCATCACGACTTTTGAATTGACTTATCCACGCATCATTCACAGTGAGTTCATGACTCACCGTCTGTTCAGCCGAAACGCGATGTCATCCCGCGCCGTGCCGATCAAGAAGATGGTTGAACTGGTCAGGACCAACATGGCGATGCCTGTCCGATTCGGTGCCAACCAGGCGGGGATGCAGGACAAGGGTGTTGAGCATGATGCTTTGGTTTACCTGCCGCAGTACGAGCAGGGGATGACCGGGCGCGACGCTTGGGCCGAGGCGGCTGACCGCGCCTGCGAGGTTGCTCTGGCTATCGATGCCGCTGGGTATCATAAGCAGATCGCTAATCGTCTGATCGAACCGTTCCAGATGATGAAGACCGTAATGACCACAACGGAAATGGAAAACTTCCTGTGGCTGCGTGTCGATGCAGACGCCGACCCGACGATCGAAGTTCTGGCTAACCTGATGAAGGAAGCGTTGGACAATTCCGACCCTGAGTGGCTGCAACCGGGAACCTGGCACACGCCGTATGTGGACCACGTGTACGGCTTCGGGCCGGAGGGTGACGCCCACATCTTCGAAGGCTACTGCGTTCTTGATGAGAACGATCGTCCGGTAATGCTGACTGAGGAAGAGGCTTTACGTATCTCTGCATCCTGTTGCGGACAGGTTAGCTATCGTCGCTTAGACAGCACCAAGGACAAGGCGCTGGACATCTACACCCGTCTGGTTGCCGGGAAGAAGGTTCATGCTTCTCCGTTCGAGCATCAGGCGGTGGAAATGGAAGAAACGATCGAAGATTGCGAGTACCCGGAGAGTCAGTTACTGAATGCCGCATGGTGCCCGTCTTCTTGGGAGAAAGGGATCACTCACGTGGACCGTGAAGGTAACTTCTGGTCAGGCAATTTCAAGGGCTTTATCCAGCATCGCCAATTAATTCCGGGCCATGTTGCTGTTGGTGGCTACAACCTGAGTAATTTTGCGAAATAATTTGACAAAGCGGCTACCCTAGCCTATTCTGATATGACCGGGGTAACTTGCCCCGGGAATCTTTTGTACGAGGAGAAGTAATAAATGGCATTCGGTAAAAATGTGAAGTATGGTTCTGTGACTCTGGATTTCATCATGGAATGTGCGAAAGTTCTGAGCCTCAACCCCAAGGAAGAAACAACTCTGCGTCAGGTTCTTCACCTGATTGGTTTTCAGGTCTCCATCCTGAATGAAGAAACAGGCGAGTATACGCCGTGCCGCATTGACCGCATGAACAACGTCAATATTCGTTGTGCGGACAAGCCATACATGTGCCGTCAGACCACAGTTTTCTCCGGTCGTCTGCGTGATGAACGCGACTTCCCGTTTGTGGCTATTTATGATAAAGTAGACATCCTCGATGTGGATAGTGCAGTGGGTAAATCCTTTGTGAACGCGATGGCATTTGACATCCCGTCCGTTGAAAAGGTGAACACCCGCAAGTACACCAAGAAAGAGGATCGCAGCGACGTTGTTATCATGGATCTCCCGGAAGTGGAAGACATGGATGACCTTTTCAACCTGGTTAAAGGAGCGTAATCATGAGCAAGAAAAACACTGTCCCGGATGAGCAGACCAAATGGTTCCAACGTGGCTTTGCGAGCAAGCACGAGTACATTGGCTGGTTGCAGTTCAACGATCTGGTAGATGAGTCGTTCGGATACGATGACACCTACTACGATGAGTATTCAGGCCGCACCATCAAAATCGGCGCAGCGCCGGAAGAAGATGTTGAGCAGTACGAGCCAAAGGTTGTTGAAGCTAAGTAATTCATAATAAGGAGATCCACTTGACCAGCATTAACGTTGTAAAAAATTCCGGCGCATCTGAGCCGTTTGTCGCCGAGAAGGCTAACCGTGTGGTCGAATGGGCCTGTGAGGGTCTCGATGTAAGCGCATCAGAGATCCTTATGAAAGCACAGATCCAAGTATTTGATGGCATCACTACCCGGGCCATCCACGACACGCTGATTAAGGCCGCTGCTGACCTGATCTCCGTGAAAGAGCCGGATTACCAGTACGCCGCCGCACGACTGCTGCTGTTCAAGATCCGTAAAGAGGCATACGGTGAGTTTGAGCCTCTGCCGCTGTTCAACCAGATTTATCTGAACGTTGGCAACGGTAAGTACGACGAGCATCTGCTGAAGGACTATTCGAAGGAAGAGATGGACTTCCTCAACGGCAAGATTGTGCATGACCGTGACTTCGACTATACTTACGCTGCGATGCGCCAGTATGAAGACAAATATCTGGTTAAAAACCGTGTGACCGGGGAGATTTACGAATCCCCTCAGACGGCACTGATGCTGATTGCGATGGGCCTGCTGTCTGATGAAGACAAAGCAACCCGTCTGGAAAAGATCGTTGACCTGTACGATAGCGTGTCCCTGATGAAAGTGTCCTTACCGACCCCGATCATGGCAGGCGTCCGTACCCCGACCCGTCAGTTTAGTTCCTGTGTGCTGATCGAGTCTGGTGATGACATCAACCAGATCTTTAACGCCAACATGGCTCAGGGCAAGTATGCGGCGCAACGCGCTGGCATCGGTCTGAACTTTGGTATGATTCGTGGTCAGGATGCCCCGATTCGTAATGGCGAGGTGAAACACGCTGGCACCGTGCCGATTGTCCGTATGTACCAAGAATCCTTGGGGTGGACATCTCAGGGCGGCGTCCGTAAGGCATCGGCGAACTATTTCTACCCGATGTGGCACTGGGACTATGAGAACCTGATCGTTCTGAAGAACAACCGTGGCACCGAGAACACCCGTGCCCGTCACGTTGACTACGGTCTTCAGATCAACAAGTTCCTGTATGGTCGCCTCCAGCAGGGCAAGAACATTAGCCTGTTCCACCCGAACGTGGCGAATGGTGAGTTGTACAAGGCGTTCTTTGCGAATCAGGATCGTTTCCAGGAGCTTTACGAGAAGCTGGAAGCTGACCCTTCTGTTCCGAAGAAAACTATCACGGCGGCTGAAGCATTCTCTGTCTTTGGGCAGGAGCGTTCTCAGACCGGGCGTATTTATGTGCAGCACGTTGACCACTGTAACACCAACAGCCCGTTCGACCCTGAAGTGGCCCCGGTGAAACAGTCCAACCTGTGCATGGAGATCGCACTGCCGACGCATCCGATCAGTGACATCAATGACCCGCTGGATGCTGGTGAGATTGCGTTGTGTACTCTGTCTGCCATCAACCTTGGCAAGATCGAGAAGCTGGAAGACCTCCGCGCCCCGGTACGGACTTTGGTTCGCGCTCTGGACAATCTGCTGGACTATCAGGACTACCCTGTTCTGGCGGCAGAGAAGACCAAGGATCGTCGTACTCTGGGTATTGGCTGGACCAACCTGGCGTATTATCTGGCGAAACGTGGCCTGAAGTACAGTGACCCGGCGGCGGCGAATGCCGTACACGAACTGGCTGAGGCATTCCAGTATTACCTGCTGGAAGCGTCGAAGGACCTGGCTAAGGAACTGGGCAAGTGTGCCTATTACGACCAGACAACGTATTCGAAAGGCATTTTGCCGATTGATCGTTACAAGAAGGAAGTGGATAACCTCCACACTGCTGAACTCCGTATGGATTGGGAGGCGCTCCGTCTTGAGATTGCACTGCATGGCTTGCGTAACTCTACGCTTTCCACTATGATGCCGTGTGAGACCTCAAGTCAGATCACCAACTCAACTAACGGGTTCGAGCCGCCACGTGATGCGATTTCCTACAAGAAATCCGGCACGGGTATGCTGCCAGTGTTGGTGCCGGGCGTTGGTGACCCAAGTGTGGTTTACGAGTTCAAGTGGGATATGGAATCTCCGATCCCTTATCTGGGCCTCGTGGCAATCATGCAGAAGTTTATCGACCAGTCTGCGTCTGCTAACACCTTCTACAAGCCGTGGGACTTCCCCGGCGGCAAGTTGCCGATTAAGGTGGTTCTGCGTGACATCATGTGGGCGTATAAGCACGGCCTGAAGACTCTGTATTACCAAGAGACGAAGGACGGCAACGACCAGGATGACGGCTGCGAATCAGGAGCTTGTAAACTTTAAGTAAACCGCCCTTCGGGGCGGTTTTTGTGTCTTAGGGTATTGACAGTTGTCGTGGCTTCCGTATAATGGACCACAAGTTAACAGAAAGGAGAAAACAATGTCTTACAGCACTTTCAACCAGAACGATTTCGACTTCATGACTCAACCGATGTTCTTTGGTGAGACACCGAACGTTTCTCGCTATGATAAGCAGAAGCATAAGAAATTTGAGACACTGATCGAGAAGCAACTGGCATTCTTCTGGCGTCCTGAAGAGATCAACGTGTCAAAGGACCGTATCGACTATCAGAACCTGCCGGAACACGAGAAGCACATCTTCATCAGCAACCTGAAGTATCAGATCCTGCTGGATTCCGTACAAGGCCGTGGCCCGAACGCAGTTCTGCTGCCGATTGTATCCGACCCGACACTGGAGACGTGGGTAGAAACGTGGGCATTCAGTGAGACGATCCACAGTCGTTCTTACACCCACATCATCCGTAACATTCTGGCAGATCCATCGATCGTATTCGATGACATCATGCAATCGCCGGAGATTATCGCCCGCGCCGAGGCGGTTACCGGGATGTACGACACACTGTACGAACTGAACTGCAAGAAGGCCCTCGGGATGAAGGTGGACGAGTACACCCACGCCCGCGCCCTGTATCTGTGCCTGCACAACATCAATGCACTGGAGGCAATCCGCTTCTATGTGAGCTTCGCCTGTTCCTTTGCGTTCGGTGAGCGCGGTCTGATGACCGGGAACACCAACATCATTGAGTTAATTGCTCGTGATGAAGCCTTGCATTTGTCCGGCACTCAGTATATGCTGAAAGAAATGCAGAACGGTAACGAGGGTGACCTCTTTGCCCGTGTTGCGGAAGACTGCTACGACGAAGCCCGCCAGGGATTCATTGATGCAGCCAATCAAGAGAAAGATTGGGGCGGCTTCCTGTTCAAGGACGGCTCCATGATTGGACTGAACGGCGGTATGCTGAACGGCTATGTGGATTACATCACTGACCAGCGTATGCGAGCAGTTGGTCTGGGGCCGTTCACCGAGAAGCCGGGTAAAAACCCGATCCCTTGGATCAACAGCCACCTGTCCACTGGTAACGTTCAGGTAACACCGCAGGAAATTGAGAATGGACAATATCTGTCTGGTCAGGTAGACTCCTCAATGACTGCTGCCGATTTCAACTTCGACCTGTAAGGGGATAAAGATGACGATTCTGAAATGTAAGACTGTCGGTGCCGGGTACGAAAGTTTCTTCACCGTCGGGAAGCATTACCCGGCTGACTCTGACTTCGCTGTTTGCGATGACGACTCAGAGGGTGACGACTGGTTCCATTGGGATCTGGAGGCTGACGGGGTTACTGTCATGTCCTCCTGCGGTGACGAGTTCAGTCAAGTTGTGGCTACTTTTGAAATTGTGGAGGAATAATGTACTTTACGGTCTTCGGTAAGGAAAATTGCCCGTACTGCGTGAAGGCAAAGGCGCTGCTCCAGTCCCGTATGCTGGAGTTCACGTACAAGGACGTGAAAGAGGACGAGGTGTTCTTCATGCAGATGAACACTTGGGTAACGGAAGCGACGGGCGCTCCGGCGCGAACCGTCCCGCAGATTTTCGTTGACAAAGAGTACATCGGCGGGCATGATGATCTGGTTGAATACCTCAACCAGCCGGAAGAAATTAACCCTTCCGACTATTTTGGCGAACTCTAAGGAGAACTGAATGTCAGAGAAACGCACTGAATTGCTGCACGATATTGCCATCCGCACTGCAAATCGTAACATCGAGGAGCAGTTGGATGTAGGCATCCAGTTGCTGGAGTTCTACAAGGACATCGAGGGTAAAACCGCCGATGACCTCCGAAAGATCAAGGAGCAGGAAAAATTCATCGACCTGCTGAATGGAACGGAGTACCGTGACCGTCTCCAAAACGTGATCACCGAGCAGTTTGCCAAGCTGTCTGACGAACATCTGGCGCTGTTTCATAGTGAACTGGTGTATCAGGACGCCCTGTCCGACCTGAACATCACACTAATCCCTGCGCTGGAAGAAGTGCAGCAGGAGCTTCTGTACGGCGTGTTTGAAAAGCCAACCCTGCAATAAGGAGCATTAATGGCATTTGTACTGGGCCAACGTAGTATCGATCGTCTGAAAGGGGTCCACCCGGACCTCGTTAAGGTGGTCAAACTTGCACTGACTAAGGTAGACCGGGACTTCACCGTTGGGGAGGGTCTTCGGACCATCGAAACCCAGCGTAAGTACGTTGCCGAGGGCAAGAGCAAGACGATGAATAGTCGTCATTTGACAGGCCACGCCGTGGATCTTTGGCCCCTGGTTGATGGTAAGGTCTCGTGGGACTGGAAGTATTACTACCCACTGGCTGATGCCATGAAGGCAGCGGCTAAGGAACTCGGTGTACCGCTGGAATGGGGCGGCGACTGGACCAGTTTTAAAGATGGTCCTCACTTCCAGCTTCCGTTCAAGCAATATCCCTAATATTTAGGAGGTACTATGCGTCGTAACAATCGTCAGGAACGTCAGAGTCGTCGTGAAGAGAAAAGAGCACGTGGTCGCGTTGTAACAGAACGCGCTCATGATGAGGTTCAGTTGGCCCGGAAGATCAGTCCGAAGACCGAGTTCCAACATGATCTTCTGTTTGCTCTCAATCATAAGGACGCCGTATTTGCTAACGGCCCGGCGGGCACTGGCAAGACATTCGTTGTGATGAGTACCGTAATCGACTGGTTGAAGTCTGGACAGATTAAGAAGATCATTCTGTCTCGACCAACCGTTGGAATGGGTGACAGCCTCGGCCTGCTGCCGGGTGGGATTCGTGAAAAATTCGAACCTTACCTGGCGGCGCTGGTTGATGTAATCAAAAAGCGCTACGGACCGGGCTACTACGAGACCCAACTGGGCAACGGAAACATCGAGTTCGTCCCTCTGGAATACGTCCGTGGTCGTTCGTTCGAAGATGCTGTGGTAATTATCGATGAGTTCCAGAACACCGATGAGGACACGGCGTACACCATCATGACCCGTCTCGGAGAGGGCACAAAGATGGTTTGCTTGGGTGACATCACACAGAACGACATGAAGGGCCGGGAATCTGGCTTGGATTGGGCAATCGACTTCATCGACCGTCATGAACTGACGCACTTGGCGGAGTTTGTCGAGTGTACCAGTGACTCGATCGTTAGAAGCCCGTTCTGTAAGGCTGTTGTTAAAGCACGTGAAAAGGATCTGGGGGTTCGTTAATGGCAGCATATTCCGGGATTGGGTCGAGAGAAACACCACCGGAAGTTATCAGCATCATGGAAGATGCTGGTTTCCGTTTGGCAAGAATCGGGTTTACTTTGCGTTCTGGCAAAGCCGCTGGGGCGGATGCGGCATTCCAACGGGGTGCCCAAAGGTTCGAGGGTGCCAAGTGTGAGATCTACATTCCGTGGAAGGGATTCAAGGGCGGCGAGGGTCTCCTTGATCGGTACGACATAACCTTGGACTCGATTGATCGTCAGTTCCCGGAGAATGCAGAGATGCGTTGGGAGTGGGTGAAGGAAGTACACGGCGGCTGGGAGAGACTCTCACAGGGCGCTCGTAAGTTGCACGAACGCAACATTCACCAACTGTTTGGTCAGGATTTGGGCGATGCTTACTTGAACCAGAGTAAGTTTGTGATATACTTCGCCCTCGAAACAAAGAAAGGTGATCCAAAGGGCGGTACTGCCACCGCAGTTAATCTTGCGAAGAAACAGGGTATTCGTACCCTTAACCTCTTGCACGAGAGTAACCGGGAGGTACTGGAGAAGTTTCTGGTGAGTATGGAGCAAAAACGTGGCCTTAAACAGTAACAACCTTAACAGCGCCTTTGCGTTGGGTAAGGACAAGAAGACCGGGCAGTGGAAGCTGGGCCAGTGGACCAATCAGGCTTTGTGGACCGTGGATGGCTCCAATAAGCGAATCTGTTCCGTGAAGGAGATGACCCATTGGCGTTATTTCCGTGAAGCGGTAGAGCACGTCTCTGACGTGGAATTGAATCCGGGTGACCGGGTGGGTGTTACAGTTAAGCGAGGTATCAATGAGTGGTACTACGTTATCAGTACGCTTCCGTCAAATGATGGAAAATTTAACTATCTCGTCGGGATCTAAAGGGGAGTTTATGGACAAGGGTATTTTTGCGACGGTAGAGCACCGTAAATTGATGGAACTGAAGAACTGTGGTGCCGTCCATCCAGAACGCCTCGAAGATTTGGCCCGGCTGGCCTTTGTTGGCCTGAAGGGTCACATCAAGAACGTCCGTAGCCAAGGGAAGAAAGAGAAAGGCTTCTTTGGTCGCCTGTTCGACACCTCAATGTCGATCGACACAGAAGTTGACCTGATGTTCACGACCCGCGACGAACTGATTGAGCACTTGGATGGGATTACGGTCCCTACCGACCTGTGCCCGATCACTGAAGAACAGAAAGATCAGTTGATCTTTCTCGACCGGGCGGCGCGTTACGCTGCCGAGGCCAGTAAGATCCTCGACATGTTCAAGCGCCACCATGAAGTAATTGTCGATTCGGATCGTTCGCTCGTTGTCGAGTGGGTGTTACTGAACAGCAACCGCATCCGCGCCGAACTGGCTGAGTAAGGGGGTTTTATGGAGGAAGAAGTTATGGCTATCGATCCAACCTACCGTGGCAACATCTGGTGTACCCCGCAGGAACGCATGGACTGGCGTCTGTACCTGACAGAACTTAGCGATGACCCGAAGAATCACTTCGAGGCCGTTGATATGATCCGTGAGGCCAAGGAAGAGGACGTGATTGAAATCCTGATCACTTCGCCCGGCGGGCGGGTGGACATTGCCGATATGTACATCGCGGCGATGGCTGACAGTAAGGCAAAGATCATCACCCGTGTCACCGGGGAGTGTTGTTCCGCTGCCACGTCGATCTTCCTCGAAGGTGACGAGCGCGTATGCGACAATGGAAGCTACTTTATGTTCCACAACGTCCAGTTCGGCGGTATGGGCGGGGACTCCGCGAATGTCTATGCCCGTACCAAATTCTATGAACGTATGTTCAAAGAGAAATTCTACGGTCAGATGGCAGAGGTGCTGACCGAAGAGGAACTGGCAGAACTGTTCGAACGCGCCGGGGAAGTGTATCTGACGGCGGACGAGATGCGTGGTCGCCTGGTGAATGCGGAGAATGCCTCTCCGGGACCTGCCGACTGGGACGGTGAACCCCGGATCAGGTTCGACTTCGGCGATATGCGGGTGATCCGCAACGGGGCAACCAAAGGAGACAGCCCGGAGGCTATTGCTCTGCGTGAGGCGGTGAATGCACCGACCATCGAGGCGATGAAGAAAGCCGGGTTTGTCGATTTGCCATTCCCGCCGACGCCAGTTGCGTTCGCCGGGGACTTCCCACAGGGTGATGAGTTCGACATCACTCTTGACGAAGGGTACAAGAAGACCTTCCGCCTGAGCACCTTGGGCAAAAAGGACTTCGACGAGTACAACACCGAAGAACTCGAAGAGATTGGCTTCGCATTCGGTATTGGCCTGTCCGGCATGACCCGCGACCAGATGCTGGAAGCACTGATTGATGAGATTCAGAACGGTGGGGGTGAGCAGTAATGGCGGCATTGAAGCCGAAGGGCGAGCGTAAGGCATTCGACGTTTACGAAACTCCAGAGTGGGCCGTAAAATGCCTGTTCGACCTGATTCCTGTACGTAAGGACTGGACTTACATTGAGCCGTGCCGCGCCTCCGGGCGCTTCTACAATGAACTACCTATCGGTTCAGCGTGGGGAGAGATTCGGGAAGGGATCGACTACCTGACTACGAAGTATGACCGGGTTGACTGTATGGTAACCAACCCGCCGTACTCTTTGGCACAGGAGTTTGTGGAGAAGGCCCACGAGGACGCTGATGTGATCATCATGCTCCTCCGCCTGGGGTTCTTAGAGAGTATGCGCCGGGAGGAGTTCTGGAAACAGTACCCTCTCGACCATCTTGTCACCTTGTCTAAACGCCCATCCTTCACGGATGACGGAAAGACTGACGGTGCCGGGTACGCATTCTTCATCTGGGACAAAAAGAAAAAGCTGGATCTGGACCGCCCGTTCTACTGGGTGTCTCCAAAATAACAAAAAGGTCACCTTCGGGTGGCCTTTTTTATTGACTCCAGTTTCTGGTCGTGTATACTGGTCCACATTGAAGAGGAGGATACTATGTTAACTTATCACATTTTGTACAGCCCGGTGTTCCACACCCGGAGCAAGAAGTTGGCTGGATATAACGTGGAAGTGACGTTGACTCCAGACTTCGAGAAGTTCAAAGACTACCAGACGATCGCTGTGAGCCACGATGACTCAGGAAAGACACTGGAAGAGTTCAATCGATTCAAAAAGATGTTGTCCGGCGTGTATGACCCGTTCGATGACATAGCTTTTGTTGACAAGCATCCGATGAATATCATAAAATATCTCCGTGGTGAGAAAGAACAGGCCAAGAAGACCGACAACTGGCAAGACCAGATCGGAAACTGGAAACTGAACGTGAGGGGAGAAAGGGCATGAATTACTACTACAGCAAAGAGTTTGCCGAGGGCCGGGACCACGGATACCGGGAGAGCATGTTTGACAACAAGAACCCATACATTCCTGGAACAGAAGAGTTTGAAGACTGGGAAGCAGGTTTTAAGAAGGGCAGTCAAGAGAGGGAGTGGTTATGAAAGTTTATTTGGTAGGCGGCGCAGTCCGCGACGAACTGATGGGTGTTGAGAGCAAGGATCGGGACTATGTGGTCGTCGGATCGACCCACGAAGAGATGATGGCCCTCGGTTACGAGCAGGTCGGTGCGTCCTTCCCGGTTTACCTCCACCCAGAGACGAAGGAAGAGTACGCCCTGGCCCGAACTGAGCGTTCAACGGGGCCGGGGTATCACGACTTCGAGGTGGTGTTTGGGCCGGACGTTACTCTGGTGGAAGACCTCCGCCGCCGGGACCTGACAATCAACGCTATTGCGAAGGATCTGGATACCGGGTTGTACATCGACCCGTTCAACGGGATCTCCGACATTGTGAACAAGCGGCTGGCCTGTGTTCTGGACACAACCATGCGTGATGATCCGTTACGTATTTATCGCCTCGGTCGCCTGCTGGCCCGATACGGTGGTGAGTTCACTGTGGAAGAGTCCACGTTCTTCTCCTGCCGCCATGCAAGAGAAAACTTGGCTTCTCTCCCGAAAGAGCGTAAGATGGCAGAGATCCGCAAGTGCTTTGAGGATCAGTCCTCCAAGAACAAGCCGTCTCTGATGGTTGAGTTCCTGTGTGCGATGGACGAGATGCCGGAGGTGAACAACCTGAAGGGTGCATTGCAGCCTGCGGCTCACCACCCGGAGGGCGATGCTTACGTCCACACGCTGCTGTGCTTGGATTATGCCCAGAGCCTGATGTCTTCGCCAGAAGTTAAGTGGGCGGTTCTGTGCCACGACTTGGGGAAGGTGCAGTTCTTTGAGTATGGCAACTTACACGGGCACGAAGAGGGTGGATTGCCTTACGTTCAGGCAATGAACGAACGTTTCGGAGTTCCAAACCTGTGGGCAGATCTCGCATGGCGCGTCTGTGCAGATCATACCAAACTGCACCGGATCAACGAAATGAAGCCTCGTAAAGTCTTCGACCTGATGACCCGCATCAAGGCCAACAAGGACGATAAGTTTGCGATGAAGTTCATGGAAGCCTGCCTGTGCGACGCCCGGGGCCGGGGGCCAGAGAAAATGTTTGACAACTACGACCAGGTACATGTATTATGGGCGGGTGTTGTTGAGTTACATAAGCATCGTGCTGAAGTATCTGAGCAGTGCAAAGAAATTGCCGAGCGCCTGAAAGGTCGCCGGGAACTGATTGCCCAAGAGGTTCGTTCGGTGAAAATTAAGTACGTGTCCCGCGCCCTGACCCGAGTCAAGGCTGAAATCAAAAAGTTAAGAGAGGAGGAAGGTTATGACGGTAACGATTTACCTGTGTGGCGTCTTTATTAGTGCTATTGTCTGGTTCTTTGGGATCAAAATCCGCCAGCGAGGGTATTACATCCCGATGCCACGTAAGTATGATGGTAACTTACTTGACCCGCTGGATAAGCCGGAACGTATAGACTGGACACTGCTGATGCTGGGTTGGTTTATCATATCGGTGGCGTGGCCTTTCTGCTGGACAGTCCTCATACTGTTCTACGTTGTGGCGTGGGTAGTTACCATTACAGGATGGGTCTGGACAAAGACAATCGGGAGCGAAACTTTCGCTCGTAAAGTTTTCGGTGTAAAAGGAGAGTAATATGTTGGCATTTTTAATTTCGTTTGTTAATACCGTGGCGGACTTTGCGTTCATCCCTTGGGTCTGGGTCCCGCTGGGCATCCTGACCTGGGTCGGGACGATTTACCTGTCGGCTAAAGGTTCAAACTCGTGGAACCGAGACGAGCATATCATGCTTGGTGCTATTATCGGGGTGATCCTCGGGTTTATCTCCCCGGCACTCTTGGCATTTTCCCCGGTGATTATCTTGGTAGTCCTTACTTTGGCTATCATTGTGTTTGCAGGGTCGTGTGTTGCTAAACTCTTGGGGGTTGACAAATGACCGTATGGGAACTGATCGGCCTGTTGTCCCAATGCCAGCCCGGCGACCGGGTGTCTGTTCCGGTTGAGGTTGGACACGTAACTATCGGCGGGACCCCGCGCCGGGATATTGAAGGGGTTGAACGTGGGTTCGACTGGGACAGTAAGAACGTCTTTTTGCACATTGGTGATCAAGACCGCTTGACAGTGATGTCCAAAGAAGAGTATATTGAACTCATCCGATACAAACAGTTGGTCAGCGGAGTGCGTGGCAAGCAGGACATTGAACATCTGTCGGACGTGTTTGTGAAGAAGGACTTCGTTATCGAACGTTTACGAGACATCTCGTCCCGTTTGGTTGAAGGAAAGCTGGAATCTTTCGAGATCTCGGATCTCATTACCGATATTACTGAGGAGAAATTATAATGGCGGCACCAACTTGGCAGTTCATCACCATCCTGGTATTTTTCTCACTGGGCGCGGTTCTTAACTTCGTCAGTATCGGCCTGATGTTGTTCCTGGAGAAGCTGAAGCCGGAGGCCCTGTCCTTCCCGCAGAAAGACCTCGGGTTCGGTGGGCTGTTATTCAAAACGTTGATGACTGGATTCGCCGCATACTTAACGTGGTCTCTGTACCAGTTTGCGCCGGGCGCTCTGAGTTTGGGTATCCTCGTTGTGCATTGGGCATCCCTGGTTGTCGGTTACATCATGAGCGTCAAGAACGCAGGTAAGATTAAAACGTACAGCTACGGTCAGCACATCTTCGGAACTCTGTACTGCTCCGCGATGCTTGCAGCGTTGATCACTTACGGTGTACAATGTCTGTAACGAAAGACTGTACGAACTGTGCGAACTTCACCCGGGTCAAAAAGCCCGGGTGGGTAGGACTTTGTGAACTGCACGATTGGAGGATTAACGGTGGAAAATACCATTGTGAGCAGTGGAAGGGTAAAAAGCATCGTCGAGAAGCTGGAAAGTCACAAAGACGTATCGAAGGTGCTGATGCTATGTCTCGCCGGATCTCATGCGTATGGGACGGCGACGCCGACTAGCGACACAGACATCCGTGGCATCATCGTGGCCCGCCCCGGGGTTATCCGCGCCCCGTTCCGAACTCTCCGTGAAATGGGGATCGAGGACGAAGAGGACGGTAAGGTTTACGAACTGAACAACTTCATGGAATTGTTCTGCGACATGAACCCAAACATCATTGAACTCGGCTTCACTGATGACCAAGCGACTCTGTACAAACACCCGGCGTGGGATGACCTGCGGTCTTTCCTGCCTCAGTTGCTGAACAAAAACGTTGCTTACCGCTTCGGTGGTTATGCAATGGCGCAGTTGAAGCGAATCAAGGGCCACAACAAGCACATCAACAACCCACTGCCGGAAGAGAAGCCTACCCAACTGGAGTTCTTCCGTTTGGTGCAGAGCTATCTGGATGTGAAGGTGCTGAAGCACGAAGACTTCATGCGTAAGCTGAACAATATGTCCGGCGTATGCACTCTGGTCCCATTCGGCGCAGACATCTACGGAGTGGTGCCGGATCATCGTGATGATGTGCAGCCGATGTTCAACCCGGATGGTTCAATTCGTAAATTGCAGTACGAAGAGATCCCGGATGCCGTCAAAAAGCAACCGCCGCTGTTCATCGTGAAGTATCTGCGTCAGGATCACGTTGTGGCGAAGGACAAACACCACAACTACTGGCAGTGGGTGAAGAATCGTAACCCGGCCCGTCATGAACTGGAAGAGAAGTACGGTTACGACACCAAACACGCTATGCACCTGGTCCGCCTGCTTCGCATGGGACAGGAAATCATGGAGACTGGTCAGGTTATCGTCCGTCGCCCGGACGCAGAGGAACTCCTCGGCATCCGCAACGGCACCCATGCTTACGAGGACATCGTGGAGTGGGCCGCTGACAAGGACAAACTGATCCGTGAGGTTCTGTACAAAGAGAGCAAGTTGCCGAAACACAGCAACAAGCAATTGGCGGAGGAACTGATCCTTTCCGTGCAGGACGCCGTATGGTCACAATGACGAACGGCAGGATGGCGTATCTCCTGTCTCTCGACACAATTCGGGCCAAGTGCCCGATTGTTCGGTGGATAGAGGAAAATATAAACACCGGGAAGGCAAACACCGACTACGGCGAGGGTTGCAAGGACGTTATCCAAGAAGTGAGCGTCAGGTTTGTAGAGACCGTCGATTTCGACGTGGTTGATGGAAAGGTTACCCGAGTGAACACCGGGTGGAAGTCAGAGCCTTATTTTGCTGATAGTGCGAAACCAACCAAACAAGAGATTGACTTGCTGGAGGTGTGCGAGTATAGTCACTTTAAATGGCTGAGGACGTATTGCTTCGAGATCCTCGCCATAATTGACCACCCGCATTCATGCAGCATTGACTACCACATCATGGAGGAGCCATGCGTCGGATGTGAGAAACAAGGCCCAGTCAACTATTTCCACAGGAAAGGTGTCTGGTCACATTATTGTGGTGGTAGCCCTCGCTGCTGCCCGTAAGGAGGAGTGATGTCTGATAAACCAGGTTATCATCTCGACAAGATCGAGAAACGCCGTTTCGGGTCTTTCGGCAAGATCCAAGAGGAAGTCGAGGAAGCCCTCGATGCTCATCGTCAGGGTAGCCACATCATGATGCTGGTCGAACTGTCGGATCTGTACGGGGCAATGGAGGGTTTCCTGAATGAGAACTATCCTGGCTTCAAGATGGAAGATCTGAAGAAGTTCGCAGGGATCACCCGCCGGGCATTCGAGAACGGTCACCGTGGATAACCGCCGACTGATAAAGTGGCTGGATGTTCGTTACCATGCAAACTTCCCGATCTTCAAGCGGACGGTGGAACCCCTCATGGCGATGAGCCAGAAGTTGAGGGTCATTCACCGTCGCCCGGACGGGTCAGAACGTCTCTTGATTGAGTACGTCGAGCCAACAGGTGGTTGGGAGTGGGAAGTTAGCGTCGGGAAGAAAAAGATTGACCTCGGAAACATTTCCCGGTACTTTGAAGATACGAACAATATCAGCGACGAGGAGTGGGACCTGTTCGCCATGTGTGAACCGGAAGCAAATGCAATGCTGGGCCAGATTACCCTTCAGGCAACCGATGCGGAGCTATTCCTGACTGGGAAAACACCAGCTTACGTGGAGAAATACTGATGAAGTACCCAATGAGCATCGATGTGATTGCCCAAGCCCACCGTTGGTGGGGTCTGTGGTTCAAGGATAAGATGGTTCCAGCACTGGTTGACCCGGATGTCATGGCCCACACCTGCCCGCCGGGCGTACACGATGGTCGTCTGTACGGTGCAGGGACAGATACCGTTGTGGCCTCCGCCGAGCAGTCATTCCTCCAACTGGAGAAGGACGGGCAACTGGAACCGGGAAACTGGATGGCGCTTACGCCGTGTTACCGAGATGAGCCTGTCATGGATGAAACTCACCTGCCAGTGTTCCTCAAGCTGGAACTGATGAAGCTGACGGACGATGTGAATTTCTACACCCGGACAGAGGCTCTGTGGGTGGCGACCAAGATGCAGAAGTTCTTCATGGAGTTCTATGCCATGCCGACGACCATTTTAGAGACGGAAGACGGGTGGGATGTGATGTATGAAGATCTGGAACTCGGATCGTTCGGTGTGCGTCGAACCATGCGTGGTCACTCGTACATTTACGGCACCGGATTGGCAGAGCCGAGAGCCTCGATCGCATTGTTGCGTTTCAAGGAAAAGTGCATGAACACTTTTGACTAAAAATTCATTGTAAGGAATTGCCTATTGACCAGATCCCGACGATAGGCATTTTCGATGTATTAAAACGGATTTTAACGATTTAATGTAAAGTGGAGAAAATTGTTGTGTAAAACGATAACATGACAACTTTGTCAAGTGTCTCCTGTTGTATTTTTGCATAACATGGTAAAATAGGTTTTGCGGAAACCAACAACGGGAGATTGGCTATGTTCTACACATACGTTTATCAACTTCCGATGGTCGAGGGCAACCTCGAACTGACCCGAGGTGATCGTCTTGAGTATACCTGCGGATCGATCCGGCGTTCAAAGGCCGACGATTGGGGTAACCGGGCGTTCGTCCTAACGGACCATGTTCGTGAGGTGACCTATCGCGTGACGAAAGAGGGAATGCTCGTGGAGTACCACGATGGCCCGTACTTCGTCAGGAACCCAGAGGTGTTGAAACACACTCCATTTGCCGTAACTGGGGATGAGGCGGAGATCAATTCCTTCCTTCTGCTCTGCAATCGGATGTCCGAGGAGCACAAGTACAGGAAGTCTTTCCGTGCCCGTTTGCGGTACTTTACAAGAGAGCCTGTCGGCAAGATCATCATTGCCGGGGCGATCATTTACGCCATAGCCACAGCCGTAGTGCTGGTGCTTGGATAATCGGGTCGATCGTCGAAAGGCGGTCGGCCCTTTCTTTTTGGAGGTGACTGTGGCAGCAAATTTCAACAAGACGAAAGGTTTTGACCCCTCTATGCTCCCAGTGGGGATGCGGTTTGTTGGGACGATACACGGGATAACGTACCTCCCTAGCAACCCCATGTCTGGGGATGTGGTGTATGTGCAAGACCAGGATAAAATATACGCTTGGAACGGTGTCCACTGGTCTCAGGTCCGAATACAGCGTGGGCCTAACCAGGTTGTGACCGGGATAGATGGGAGACCGTACTCCGTCAAAGGGTCCTCGTGGTACACCGTGGACGAAAACCCCATGACGTTCGAAAACAAGTTGACGTACAAGGGGATTTCCTCTACTATCGTCTCTGAGCACAACATTGCCGAGCTTTTCTTCCGCCAGCACGACCTGACGAGGGAGGATATGGCCTTCTTCAAGATGACGTATCCGGCGGAGTTCAAAGAGTTCCGTGAGCAATGGGCTAAAAAGTGGGCCATCGAAAGGGCCAAAGACGAATTTGACGAATGGGAGGACGATCCATATGAGAAAAAGCGACGTTGAAATCATGCGCGAGGTGTTTGGGCAAGGGGCACGTTGGATAGGCTGGAACCATTGGCTAAAGCACCAACCGATCTTTAAGTTCATCGAGCACAAGGTTGAGCAGGGGTTGGATGTACTGTCCACTAAGGACTTCTTCGTCCGCCTGACGAAGGAGGGGCACAGCAACTCCGAAACCATGATGTACGCCCACATCAACAAGCAGACCGGGGACCTGGATTCTGTGTTTGTCCCAACGTACTACGGGAAAGGCGCTGGCCTCACGGTTTGGGCTAACCGCTGCCGTTACAATGACGGTGAGCCGGGCAAAGGCCCGGTAGACATGAATGAAATGTTTGATGACCCGTGGCGTCCAACCGAGGACGAACTGGATCTGTTCTCCATGCTCTACGGTAATGAGCAGATCCTGATCGATATGAACAAGGAACTCTACGGCACGATCATGAAGTACAATCGCGCCGCCGGGGCAAATAATGTAGCAATCTTCTACCCTGTACAATGAGGAAAACATGAGCGAAATCAAAGACACAATTGAATTACTCTCCAGAGAGTGGACGTGGAATGCGGTGAAGGATCACCCGCAGCGTAAGATTCTCCTGACGAAAAAGACGATGGGTGGGATTGTGACGCAGGTAGCCACGGGGCCTAAATTCACCCGGGAGTTCAAGGTGCAGCACAAGCCAGAGAATAAGGATCTGCGTGTGTGGACCAAAACCACTGCCGGGCTTATTCAGTGGCGTACTTGCCCGGTGAAAGGGGACCGTCTGGTGTATCAGCCGTTCGGAGGGAATCGCCAGTCTGAGCGCCTGTCCTTGGAGGAAATCTTCATGGACCCGACCTGCGTCGAAGAGGATGAGGTGGAGATGTTCAAGATGTTGTATAGTGAACTGGAGCCACTGATCCCGTTGTTCAGTACAGCCATGTCGCAGTTTGACCACGTGTTGGAGGGTATTCATGGCAATAAGTGAAACTGCCGCACAAAAGTTGATAAGGGCACAGATCGAGATGCGGCGGGCGCGTCATGAGATGGACCAAGCCCTTATTCAAAGCGCTGTCACGGGTGTCCAGGGTTACAATCCCAACGCCTTTAGTGGTATGCAAGGTCCAAAGGGAGTGTGTGGAGAACCTGGCCCGCCGGGCCGTGACCGATACACCCTAACGTACTGCGGAATCCACTTCCTTGTGGAACTCCTGCCGTCAACGTTCGATATGATCGAGGATGCCACCAACGTCAATGGTGATGAACTGGCATTCATCAAGGTCATCAATGAGGACGAGTGGAAGAGAATCCGTGGCGCATGGGCGCACAAATGGCAGCAGAATAAAGCCTTCGAGGCATTTGAAATGGGAGATCCTTGCAATGGGGAAGACTGGTTACAATGACTTGGCTGATGCGATTAGTGTGGGGATCTTCGCCAAAGATATGGCGAACACCTCCGACTCGACTGCATCGATATACACAACCGGGACAGGCATTGATTACTCAAAAATCAACAGTTTGCCTAACCCGGCGGGTCCGTGGACAACCACTAGGGAGAATCACATTTTCGATAAAGAAATGATTGAGAAAATCCTCAATATGCCTGCGAAGGGTGACTCTCTTGCCGGGAAGTTTGTGACGAAAAGGACCTTGAAATACAAAGGGATAACCTTCATCGTCAATTTGGAGGAGGAGGCAATGGAGTTCTTCGAGGACCCCAAAAACATCTCCAAAGAGGAACTCCAGGTCCTGAACGTGACGTTCCCGGAGTATTACAAAAGGATCGAGTCTGTCTGGACTGACGCTTACATCAAGGTGCAGGCCAAAAAAGTTTTCGAAAGTGATTGACTCTGCCGTGGGCTGCTGTATAGTAGCCCTATCGAAACGCAACGGAGAACAAAATGAAAAAGGTATCAATCGGTGAGAAATTATTCGTCCTGTTTATCATTGGCTTACTGAGCTTCTTGACCACCTACCTCGGTGGATTAGGGATGGCAGGTGCAGCACTGAACGGACTTGGTTGGGGCCTCTTTGGTGCGGCATTCCTGTACTTCCGTAAGGCATCTCTCAATGGCTAAGTACACACGGTGGTCACCGTTACTGGTAATCATGATGAGCAAAGAATTGAAGGCGGAGTTCTTTGCTGATGATGAGGAAGATTTCGATGCCGGGTGGGATCTCTTCGAGACGATCCACCCAGACAAGGCAGAGGCCCTGTACAGCCTGCTGGCTCCAAAACTCAAAGAGATTGAGGAGTACATGGAATACCAGCGAGTAATGCAGGTCTTCTTGGCGAAGGGCGAAGCAGGAAAACGTGACGCAGCGATGGCTACCGTCAATTATCGAGCTAAACAACTGAATTGGTGAGGAATATATGGAACTGCAAATGCACAAAGAAATCACAACTGAAGCACTGACGGCAGCGGCGCAGCCTATCCAGACTGGTCTGTTTATGGTGTTCGCTTACAACACCTACTACCCGGCGGGCGGGATGTCTGACTACATCGGGATGGCCCTGTCTCTGGACCAAGCCCGTGCTATGGTGGCGGATGTTGGTATTTACCGTGGTGGATACCAGATCGTTAACCACCGGAACATGGAGATTGTCGAAACTAAGCAGATCGGGTGGGATAACTAAGATGAACAGATCTCGTTTCGGCGGTGTAGCTCTGATGGTAGTCCTCCCGGGGACGACATTCCAGGCTTCAAACTGCGGCTTTGCCCGGAACTGCCGGGACATGATCGTCACCATGTTCCCCGGTATTGACCGCTCCATCTTTGAACGCCCAGACATCATGCAGATGATGGACGAGGTTGACAACGTGACCGGGGCCGTGTACATTTTAGACCCCGTGGAAGGACAGCCTGTTATGGCCCATTCCACTCTCGAAGGCTTGCAGAAGGAGTATGAGGAATGGTTGGACCGTACATAGCCGCAGGGCTGTTTTCTATCGTGTGGATCGGCGGATGTATCTACATCGGATACATGCTCGGAAAGGCACGTAACTCATAAACGCGCTGTAACGCTTTCTGAGAGCTTCTGTGATGGGGCAAGGCGATTTATCATCTTCGTCCAGAAAACCTCTCAGAATCGTTCCTGTGCATCCTGACGGGCATTCCCGTCCCAAACTTTATCGGAGAATACAAATGAAGGTAGAAGGCGCTCTCTGGAAGCTGTTTTACACCGACGAGGATTACTGGAAGGACTACTTCCATGACGATACGCTAATCCTCTTTGATGGTGTCGAAGTTGAAGAGTATGACAGCCCGAACCCGGACACCGTTGTTAAGGTTGAGTCCGGGTATGTCTACACAGGGGCCTACGAGAACCAGATGAGTTTGGCAACTTTCTTCCGTCGCTGGAAGAAGATCCAGACCACAGAGGTGATCGTTGTTACTGTGGACAAGGACTACGCTGAGTCTGTCCGTGATGAAATTGACCGCCTTGATGGCGTAGTGGGGATCAAATGATCGAATTACTTGGCATTTTGTTTGGACTTATCGTAATCGCTTTGCCTTGGTTAGTCTGGGCCAAGATCCTCGCCATGTCTTTTGATGGGCAGGTTGGCATTACGGTTACCCTCGGATCTTTGCTCATCGGCGTACCTATGTACTACGCCATCGTGATGAAGGTCTTAGAGGCCGCAGGTCATGGATAAGCGGCCTGATGTAATTACCGCACTGGCGGAGATCCTTTCCGATCAAGGATACCCGGTACACTCGGCGGATGTTTTCGGGGCCATTCATGGAGTGTCTTTGGCGGCTATCCATTCCAACATGCCGCAGCAGGGCGCTCCTGGCGCTATGGGGCCTATGGGTCAGAACGGCAGGGACGGGAGGGATGCGTTCGATAAGTACGCATGGCACCCTATGGAAGAGTCTCTGATGGAGTGCTCTTGGAAAGGAATCAAGTTCCAGTTCCCGCTGATGAAAGCCTTCTTCGAGGGATTCCCCGAGGGAGAGCTTACCTATGGGGACATCGGCTACATCCGCACCATCTATGGCAACGCCGTAGTTGAACGTATGGCAATGTTTTGGCGCAGAGAGTATGAGTATCTTACTGACATGCAGGTATTTCTTAACCAAGAGGACATCACATGCTTGAACCTTATCAGCAAATCAAATTTGTCTCCGGCCCCTTTGAAGGACTCTTAGGGAAGAGTCTCTCCAAGGCCAGCGAGGAGACTTGGTACGTCCAAGTAATGATCGCGGGTAATCCTGTGACGCGAGAAGTGAAGAACGAAGAGATCGCTGCCCTCCGGTGATGAATTTCACAGGGATGTGTGATAAAATTGTGTTTTCACAGGAGGATTTATGATCGAAATGATGCTGGGTGGTGGAAAGAGACCAACACCGAAAGGCAATATCGTCAAGTTCGAGGCGCAGTCCGCTGGTATTGCTGCCCTGTCTGCATCAGGAAAGCTCTACGTAATAGGTGATCAGTACATCAGCGGTGCGGGCGCTGGTAACTCTGTGACCACATGGACATTGCTTGCCGATGGTGTAGAGACATTTGCGATGGGTTACAGGAGCACGATCATCAAGATGAAGGATGGTCGGTGGCTTTTCTTGGGGACAAACAACATGTTCCCGACAGGCTTGGGGACGAATGTTTTTACCCTTACCGATGTCACCCCGTATATGCAATATCCTGAAGGGCTTGTCGTTAGTAGTGTGGCTATCGGATTTGCCAGTCTTGCTGTGGTGTTTACGAACGGTCAGTACGCTATGTGCGGAAGGAACGGTTTTGGCGGGCTGGGAGTAGGGAACACCACAAACGTCAGGACCTTGACGATGAGGACTGACTTTACCGATGTCAGGAAGGTGGATTTCGACAAAGGTGCTCTTGACACATCCTACATGATCAGGAACAATGGTTACATGTACGCTTGTGGTGCCTCAGATTCCGGGCAGACGGGTGTTATCTCCACCGCCCAAGCACTGTGGAAGCTCCAACCGAACGTAGGGAAAGATTTTTACCCAGGGTACTCCGGCTGGTTCTTTACGGTGGACACCGGAACTCTCTACCTTACCTACGCACAGGGTCGCCAGTTTGACGGCAGTCTTGGAACGGGGTCGGTTGCGGCTACAAACTATACGACGCCACAGGCCGTATTCCAGAATGTCAGGGACAGAACCCAAATCCCTGTCATCCATGTAGGACTATACTCCGCCCGTGTAACAAACCCAGACACCGGGGTTCTTTACTACACCGGGACAAGTAGTGGAGCAATTCAAGGTAGTGGGGTTACCCAGTCGGTACGGTACGCTTTCACGGCGCTACCTGCTGCAACCCTTCAAGGAGAGTATCATGCCTTGAGGTCGTCTTACACTGCGTCATACCTGCTGATAAACGGAACTTTGTTTGGCACAGGGCAGGACTCCGGTGGACTAGGATTCTTGCCGGGTCTCGGGACCACAAGATCGAACGTGTATGTAGAACTCGACACAACCGCCGTAACTTAAACCGCCTTCGGGCGGTTTTTTATTGCTTGCAATCCGAGAACGGTCGTGTATACTGGTTATGTCGGTTATCCCTTGTGGGGGATAAGTCATTGATTATCCTCTGAAGGGGATAGAAGGAGGGTCTATGTCTGAAAACATCCCTGCGGGGAAGGTGCTTGACAACTACGAGCGCCAACAACTGAAGGTGGAGCTTTCGCTCCTGAAGGATTGGCTGGACAAGCTGAACAGAACTGACGTTTACACGGACGAGTACACACCGTGGCAACGTGTTGAACATTCAGCAAATATCACTGCTGCGTCGCATGACATTGATGCGATCGAGCTATCACTGGAAACAGGCCGGAGGGTATACTGATGGCAGCACTGGTAACAAGAGGCCACGAGTCCATGCACTGGTTCTTGTGGGAGGCAATAGTGATGCAGGCTGACGATATGTTCAGCAAAGGCATCATCGGGAAAGAACTGTCTGAAGAGGTGGACCTCATCACCCGGCGCACCCAAGAGTTGGGTGTATTTTCTACCAAGTTGCGGATCATGGCTTGTGAAGTTGAAGCCAAACTGATCCCGTTCGAAGCTGAGTGGCGTATTGCCGTAAACAAAGAGGAAGAGGAGCTTAACAATGCAATTGAAGTGTACGAACGTGATCGCGGACTTCAACAAGGTGTTTCCGAAGGGCCAGATCTTCACAGCTTCGGAGCTTAAAAACGGATTCTGCGACGTAGAGGGCCTGCGGCCTAAACGTAACGGGACGCCGTGGACTGGGGTTGTATCGCTGGGCCACATCGTGGTGCTTGGCGTTGCCAAATTTGAAATTGTACCGGAGGAAGGTGATGATACCACGACTGACAAAGACGACGCTGCACAAGCTGTTCAAGGAGTGGCAGTGGAAGCAACTGAACAGGCGTAAGCATGTCGGCAGGTTAATCTGGACTGATAACGGCGCGGCCCGTAAGGACAACCGGACAACCGTTCGTGTCGGCAAGCCGATCATCAAGTTCAAGTTCGAGATTGGCTCGTACTTGGGCGGGACGGTTACCAATACCCCGCGCCACTTCTGCATAGAAACTACAAGCAAGCAGGATCGTATCTCGTGGATGGCGACACCACAAGACGAGGTGTTCCTGAAGCGCAGGATTGGTAAAGTGTGGCAGGCCCCGGTGAAGCTGACAGGCTTCTTTGAAGATCCTTATGAGATCACCAACGAAGAACTTGAGTTTCTGGAGCTACTGTACCCGGGAATCTGTTCGCAGGTGGTAGAACTGCTGCCGGGTTTGCACGGCATCGATGACGCACTGAAGGAGAAATTCAATGGGTGATTGTTTACCGAAGTGCTACGACTCTAAACGGGTCCCGTCCCAGTGGAAACAGGATCAGCGTGTGCGTATCCTGCGTGGGAAAAATAAGGGCCGGATGGCCCTCGTTTCCTACGAAACAGAGCCGCACCCGCTTTCCAGTAAGCGTCGATTTTACCTGTGGCTTGAGTCCCGGCATAACTTCTGGGCACCAAATCACGTACTGATGAACGAAGATGGGTTCGTTGCCGTATGAAACCACCAAAGTTTATCCACGAAAAGTCGGTAAATTACCTGTACAAGGGCCACGAGATCTCGGTTTCGTTGCCCGCAGAGATTATCGACTACCTCTCTCAGGCCGAAATAGGTGACTTCACAGGGGAGAGTGATGACTTGGCTCTGTTCGAGATGGTGTACCCGGAGTGGTTCGAGTACGTGAAGACCCACATGGAGGCCCAACTGGAGATAAAGCGCTGGCAGAAGAGATTCTTCGGCGATGACTTCAATTTCCCCAAAACGGACGAAATTGTTGACGCCGGGACAAATTTCCGCTATTCTCGACCAGAATTGACGTAAAACTGCAAAATATCTGCACTTTTGGGCCAAAAACGACAAAATATTGACACTTTGGAGGTAAAAATGGTTACAACTCAAGACGTTAAAAACATGGTCCTTTTTGCCGAGGGCAACCCAGAGATGATGAAAACTCTGAAGAACCTGAACATTTTTGACTACTGGGTCAACAAATACCGGGATTTCGAAGAGATGTTGAACTGTGAGTACCCGGCACTGGTGAAGCTGTGGGATATTGACCTGCACTGTCTCCGTCTGTACACTCGTATGGAGAAAGAGATGGAATTTTACCCGGGTAAAGCAGTAATGTTCAAGACCCTGGCGGAAGCACACAAGGGTTCCATTCTGAAGGACATGGAGACCATCTCTGAAGTCCTCCATATGGAGTACGACGACTTCTTTGGGTTGGAGTGATTATGGCTAAGTACCTGAAAGACATGTCCGATTTCGACATCAATCTGAAACTGGTCCGTGGCCTTCGCCTCGGGAGCAGTGAAGGACCAGCCGAGCGCGGGTCACGCGACTGGGGAGATTACGGGTGTGGGAGTTCTGTGGTGTACTACGAGCGAGTCTTCGAGGAGGTCAGTGGACTTCCAGGCATCCACACGATGGCCCGGCTGGTGAAGCGCACCGTTGATTTCTGCAACGACCCGGCGAAGGCATTTCCGCTGATCGAGGCGAATAAGATCGACCTGCGATATAACCACTCAGACGTATCCTGGGAGGCTTCTCGCGGAACCCTATGGACGACTCATGTTAACCCGTTGCGGGCCGCTATGGGCCTCCTGGCCGTGTTATTGGACGAAAAGGAGAAGGGCTTATGAAGATCCTGATTGAGAAGAACGTCAAGACGTACTCTAACGGCAAGGTCGTCGAGTATTACCGGGTGAAGTACAACCGGGGCTTCTGGTGGCCCTTCTGGCAGTACGTCCAGCAGAATTACTGCCACGCTGACCCGGACGTAAAGGAGTTTGATACTCTGGAGGAAGCGAAAAGGGTTGCAAAGAAACTCCGGGACGAGTATATTGGACCTGACCACAAGATAACGGACCTCGACATCAACGGGGACCCTATACTCAAATATTGCGGAGGATAATATGATCGGATTTGGTATTCGTAAGGACGTAAAAGGTCTCACCGACGAGCGCCTTGAGGAAGAAATTCAATGGGTTAACGGCTATCTTCGCCGTTTCCCAGAGCCTGCGGCTATCCGTGGGAAGAGTTATGTCCGCCGCTGGGCTGAGGAGTGCCGCCGGGAACTGGACCTGCGGGCAGGAAAGTTGGCTGACGATCTGGCGGACCCAAGTGCAGAGTTTGTGGAGGTACACTGATGGGTGGCTACCATGAGGCTTACGCCATCTCCCGTAAGGGTAACGACTCAATCTGCAATATGGATGGTCAGTATATGATCTACACTTCCATGCACGTTGCGGCACATAATCTCGGGGTTGTGGCGAAGATGAACCCTGGGGTGGAATTTACTATCAGGCCGTTCAAAATGAAACTGCCGTGGACTAAACAAGGGTGGTGATATGTATACAGTGATTTCTTACCGGGCCAACGGTGCCGTGTTTTACGGCGGATACTGCGAGGGCCGAACGGAGAGCGACTTCCACATGGAAACCATGCGTGAGCGCCCGGATGCGGTCTGGGCATTGGCTAACGTGATGTTTAAGGACATGGTGGCGCAGAACCGGGACCTGAACCCCGACTACACTTTCACCGAGGCGGCTGAAATTTCCCTGGGGATCAACGGCTACTTCGGTTCCGAGTTCGCCATTGCCAGTATTGATGATGAAGAGTACGATCGGTACTGTGAGGAAAGGGATGCTATTCTTGCAGAGGCGAAAGAGAAGGCAGACTCCTTGTACAGCAATCACATCAACAACCGTGCAGCGGAGAAGGCCCGCATTCGACGAGAGAACGAGGAGGCAGCAAAGCGCCGGGAAGAAGCGGCGGAACGCGCTCAACTGGCTAAACTTCAGGCAAAATACGGGGTAATCAATGGCTAAGATGCGCTCAGGTATGCACAGTTCCGGGCTGTTCTGCCCGATGGTGTTCCACGACCAGATCCAGAAAGGTGAGATCTTCGTTGAGTCAACTGACCACCCTCATGTGGTTGAAGTGACGCATAAGGACTGCTTCGTTGAGTATGCCTTCTGGGACGAGGCCGGGCTGGCCTGCCCTGGCGGAGCTACTTTCGAAGAGGCAGTAAAGAGCTTTGACGATTACTGCAAGTATGTGCTGGGGTGATCGATGGCAGGTTACATCTTTATGGGCCTGCTCATCTTCATGATGGTTGGCCTCTTAATTGTCTTGGGGGATAACTGATGAAAGCCTATGTGTATCAACTGTTTCACGTGAGTATGCGTGGTGAAGACACGCAGGCTGATGCTTTCTGCGGCCTGTTCACGAGCTTACCATTCGTCCGGGAGTATATCGCCCAGTCTAACGACGCGCCGGAAGAGTTTGACTGCTACAGGCACCCTCTGAACCCGAAAGGGGCGTACTACGTCCCGGCACCTGTGCAGATTTTCCGCAAGTAAGCCTCTGTTAACCGCCTCCGGGCGGTTTTCATGTTTAAGAAATGAACTTTTTTCGACAAATGCCCCGAAACATGTTTACAGCATAAACATATGGGTGTATATTGGTCACATAAATCGAGGAGGGGAAAGATGACCGATGAAGAACTGAACCGTACACGTGAAAAGATCAAGAGTATGAGTAACGGGCACCTGTGCCTGTCGATTCAACTTACCCGGGCAAGCCTTTCTTGGGGACGGCAGACTCAAGACGGTAAGCCGGAAATTATATTGATTGAGCTTCTTCGTGAAGCCGGAGAGCGAGGACTTGTGGAATGAAAACCGAACCAACTATCGAACAAATCCGTGAGACGGTCAGCCGTCTTGACGACAGTTCCATCCTGTCAACCCTGCCACTCATGCGGGAGATGGCGCTGATGCTGGGTGAACGTAGCTCTGCTGCGGTCATGGTTGTGGAATTGTGCCGTGAAGGCGTCAAGAGGGGTATCCTGGAATGACGGCCTTGTTGGGCATTGCCTGTTTACTTTTTATCGTCGGGATGTTACTGTATCTTGGTTGGACATACCTCGAAGATGAAGTCCTTCCCGACAGAGGGGTGTTCAAATGAAAAATTACCGTATTGCGATCGTTGAGTACGACAACTTTTTCGTCGGAAAGAAGAAGACGTATGCCCTACAGAAGCGCATCGGATTTTTCTTCTGGTATACCGTCACGTATTGCGATAGTGTTACGCAATGCCTGACTTATTACGATAACACAAAAAACAAAAAGGAGACTATTATCAATGTCTTACGTACCTTCTAGTGAAACACTGAACGTCCCTCACGTTGTTGAGGACATCAACGGAAACATTCTGGCGATGACGTACAACTGGACGAAGGCCCGTGACTTCGCCAAGTACCAGGATCGCTTCATGATGAACGTCTGCACTGTCCGCCCGGCGGACGAAGATGATGTCGCCAGCTTTATGCGCCGACTGGGGGATTGCTAATGGAGCCGCCAAGCCGCAAGAAGGATTGGGTGCTGACGTATTGGTATCAGTACACCGAGCGCTCAATCCCGAAGACCCGTGCTATCCGGGTGGCCCGTGAAGGGCTGAAGGAAGAGGAGCACGTCATAACCGGGCACCTCGATGCGATGGGCCTGATGGACCTTTTACAATGCGACCTGCCGAGGAGCCGATAATGGAAGACGATCGCAGCCCGTATGCCGGGTACAATCCTATCCTGCCGAACAGTGAAGAGGAGGCTGTCTTAGAGAAGCGAGTCTTTGACATGCTGTACCACGGCAGGAACAACCTGCAAAACCGGGGCCAGTGGGAACATCGAGATCTGCTGCAAGACCTGTGGCGAGAGTTCGTGTTCCGTGAGTCTTGGTACACGAACCAGGACAAACCTAAAGACTGGTATTTTGGGTACGTCGATGCCCTGAAACACCACGAGGGCGACTGCCCGCCGGGCGGGTACAAAGGCCCTAACGGTAATCCTAAAACCGACTATGACTTCGGCTGGAACGCCGGATGGAAGGCATCCTCATGATTGATGATTACGAAGAGTACCCGCAGTACGGCTACACGCAGAAAGAACTGCGGTTCCTGTACGTAGACGAAGGGGCAAGGATGCTCAGTGACGACAACGGTGAATACATCATCCGGGCAGACGGCCCGATTAACCCGCTTCGCCCTGATTTGTCTGGATTCTGGCTCTTTAAACTGGAGTACAAAAATGCTGATTACTGAGGTTGCACCGCCGTCCCGGCGTGAACTGTTTAATGATTACTTCGAGGAGCACACGGGCTGGGACCCGTCTGAGTATCCGAACAAAGGCTACGTCGAGGATTTGTGGGACTTCTTCGAGAAAGGTTGGGAAGAAGCGCAGAGGACGTTCGAATGACCAGGGTAAGACCTCAGCGAATCGCCCACAGATGGTCCCCGGTGTTGGCAGATGCCAAGGAGCGCCGTCAGGACAGGGAGTTTTCTGAGCTTGCTATGGCAGAGGCCCACACCGATATGGACCGATACACCATGTTCCTGGAGGTGGCCCAATACGGTATTTGGGCGAGGACCCGAAAGACCCAGAACGCCGGGTACTACCAACTGGTCAAAGAACATACTGGGAGGTTCCACACGAGGTACGGCAAGTTTACCGACCAGGAACTCCACAGGCTTCGCATGGCCCTCCGCTTCAACAACCTCGCCTACCTCTAATCAGCCGCCTCCGGGCGGCTTTTTGTTATGTTCGCTCCACAATATTGACTGCCTAAAGAGTCCCACTTGAGCCTTGCCTGAAGTGGCGAACCTGTTCATAACTCCCTCCGCTTATCCACAGTACGACATCCCTTTCCACAGTTTAAAGTCTAACCTATACCTTCACCCAGAGTGAATCTTTTTCCCCACACAGGTAAACCAGACAGCCTATGAGGCGACCCTGTTAGTAACTCCACGGGTTTCTTGCCCACGATACAGCCTTTGCCCTGCCGGAGGCGACCCTCTTTTTCTTCCCGAAATACCTCCCGCCAAAATTTTTGGAACGTGATCAGGGGTGGGGTGTCTTGCCCAGAAACCAGAAAAATATCCCAGCGTATGGATACTGCTGCCAGGCATGGCGAACAGGGGGAGGGAGGGGCACCTGTTATTTTCCCCAAATATCCATAAGAATCAATGAGTTAGCCTTTCCGGCTCCTTGCTCTTTGCGTACAGGATCGGCCCTCCTGGGATGTGACCTTGCCCACACTTTATGATGAATGATCCATAACTTTACACTTCCACCATTGACAACCTGCCCCCGGTGTGCCTCTCCCACTGATACCCATTTAACATAATACACCTTATACGCACTGACTGGAATGATAATCATTCGCATCAGGCCAGCCGGGCCGGGGCTTGGTCCCACATGAGAATGCTTCTCGTTTACGCTTGCGAGTGAGACGCATTACCCCGTTGTTGGGAATCATTCGCAGATGAGAACGGTTCTCGTTTGGCACAGCAAAAAGCAAAATAAAAATAAAATTGTCTTGACAAGGAGACCGTATTTTGTCTAGCAATTACATGCTTTTCTGTACACTTTGCGAACGATAATCATTCTCGTTTGGGGACACTCCCCCTACGGGGTCGCCTCTTCAGGTGATTTTCTATGCAGATAAAACACGCCTTTATGCAGATAAGAATCATTCTCAACAACTAAAAAGTTGTTGACAATAGCGCTTTTATTACTACGTAATGACCAATAGAAAACAGGTGAAAAACGGTTAGGGATAGCGTAGCGGTCATCCCTTGACCGTGGGAACGTGAGCAAAAACCGTTGCGAGTTAGCAACGGGGGTTGATCCGTTACCTGTTTTCTATTGGTCGCGCCTCCGGCGCGCCCTCCCTTGATCCGTGGGAACGTAAACCCGGCTTTTGTCAGAAGTCAATAAAAAGATAAGTTATTGATTGTAAATGAGAATCATTCTCGCATTATGCAGATAAATGAATAAATAGTGTCAAGTTATGTAAAGAAAATGGATGATTGACCGGATCGGCCTGATACACGTTTGCAGATAGAAGTCAATAGGGGCTAAAAGCTCCTGTAAGGCCCTATGCGGGCCGCTACTCTCAACCCTGGCTAGTGGGTTAGCGCCTCGTTTATTCAATTATGCGCTTTAAAGTGAATAAAATTAGATGTTGATTTCCACAATTGGAAGTGATAAGGGGGGATATGCTGGGGGGAGTCAGACCGATACCGGGAACGGGTAGCGCCTGCCAGGCTTGCCACGTTAGGATCTGCGGGCAAAGAAAAGCCCGGACTATGCCGGGCGGTCATTTGGTTGGCTCACATTAGCCGGAAGTCGTCAACGGTCATTTCTAATCGGTGAATTAGGTATTCCAGGCTATCGGCATGGAATGATTCGGTGTAACCATCGTTCCCGATCTGCACAGTGGCAAGGATCAGGCCGTTTTCCTGCTCTTTGATTTGGACGGCTAAACGGTTTGCCTTTGCATCATTCAGGACGGAGATCAAGCGGTTGGCGGTTGTCATCTTACTGGCTCCTTTTGTGAGTGAGTAGGCATTATAACAGATTGACCGGATAAGGCAACAAAAGAAAAGAAAAGAAAAGCCCGGATTATTCCGGGCTTACGCTATGCTCTGTTTGTGGGAATGAGTAGATCCGATCTTGCCAGTCTCTCACATGATAACCTAAGTTACCGATCCATACTCCGGGCGGGCTAGTGTAGGAATCGGCGGACCAGCAAGCGGCTAAATTGTTGCCGGGGATCGGCTGTTTTTGGTAGGCGTAGATCATGCCGTCCAGGTCAACCGCTACATGATAGCAGTCATCCGGGACCGGGTATAAATTGCCGTCTATTGTGATATGTTTCATTTGTTAGGCTCCATATAACCCATCATGATCGAAAGTTTCAGGATGAGGAAAAACGTTTTCCATCCCGTGAAAGTGGCTGATAGTGTGGCGCAGGTGATCCGGGTCGTTAAAATCCTTGACATCCATCAAAAATTCTTCGTCGTACAGGTCGAAAACGCGAACATAAGGCCCGGCCTTTTCTGCCTTGATTGTATTTGCTTTGTTGTCGGCAATGGTGATCACTTTTTTCATTTGGTACACTCCACAAAGGAAAGGCCCCGGCGGGGGCCTGTTTGGTTAGTTGGCTGCTTTGTATTCTGCGATCCAGCGGCTGAAAGTTTTGTTTTGCTTTTCGGCGGCTTCAGCGGTTTTGTGCTGGGTTACTTCAACGTGCCAACAATCGGCCAGGGTGAACCCGGCGGCGTGGGCGGTCCAAGGATAAGCCGGATCTTTTGCTTTGTATGCTGCCAGTTTTGCCGGATCTTCGTGGAATACATACGGCTCAATCAGGGCGGCGGTGTATTTGTCGTTTTCGGTCTCGAACTTTGCCCACTCGTTATGGGAAGAAAGATATTTGTCTAACATTGCGAAAAATTTTGCTTTGGTCATTTTACTGGCTCCTGATTTGTGGGCTTGCCCCATTGCTTGCCCTACGTGATGAATATTATGCTTTTCCCGGCGTTGCGTCTAGTCCCTTTACGTTTCTTTACAAAACTAACCAAGACGGCGATACTGTATAAATGTACATGGCTTTTAAACGCTCTGTAAGGCCCTCTAAGCGCTTTTAGGCTGAAAGTGTACCCTAACCCGTTTTAAGGGAGATCTCACTAATGAGAATTTTTCTCACCTACGTTTTGGGGCTTTTTGATAGGTAAATGCTATCATCCTGAATAGCGGGCAGGTCCGGTGGTTGTCTCCCCCTGTCCCCAGGTGCCCGCCGTCCAAAAAGAATAACAAAAAAGGGGCGAACAAGTCAACCCCTGTAAACACTGTTAATTCATCCAGCATTTCGACTGTTTGCCCGTGTCCAGGCCCTGGCGATCCGGTGTCCTGTTATTCGGTGCGGTGGTTGCATTGTGCGGAGTGATTCCAGGGTGAGGCGTTGACGCTTGCGCCGTAAACTTAAAAGCGCTAACGTGTTGCCCATGTTGTAACCCTGGCCGGGGGTGTAGACCTTGCCCCCGGCGTTAAGGTTGATGATCTCATGAATTGAGATCCGGCGGCGCTTGTCTGCGGCTTGCTTAAAGATAGCCAGCGGCGGCGCGATCTGCTGCTGATACCATTCTAAAACGGTGGAGGTAAGCGCGATCATGGTTTGGCCTCAATTGGTACGATGTAACGAAAATAAACTAGTGCGCCGTTATCCGGGCGGCGTAACTGGTACTCATTTTTCCCCGTGTTGACGTATTCCAGTTTGCAAGCGTTGCACACGTCATAGGGTGGATCGGTTGGATAGTCAAAGGCCCAGACCAGATCCCCAGGATTTAAGAAAATGGGCTTGCTCATATTTCGCCCCCTATGAAGTCGGATCGGTCGCTGTTGCTCATGCGGTCCGCTAAATCCTTCAGGGTGGCGATCCCCTCGATGGTGTCCGCCTCGAAAGATGAATCTTTGTACCCTGGGGCCTGCTCGGATCTTAAACGGTGATGATAGCGCAGGGCGGCTAACGTTTGGCGGATCTCGGATTCGGTGATCATTTGGTGGCGGCTCCTGGGTGGCTCATGTTTACCCCAATGAATGGGAAGTGTGCTAAATCACACGGCTTTAAGGTCTCATGCCTTGCCCACATACCAGAACCACGGCGGAATAATACCCGGTTGCGGCTTATGCGGTAAAAGTTCCCGTTTTCTAAATTCTGATACCAGATCATGATTGCTTTCCTTGTTTGGCCCCTTTCGGGGCCTGCTGCCTTATTCGATGATGTCGATCAGGTTGATCCCGGCGGCGTATTCGACACTTTTAACAGAATCGATCCGACCATACCCGGCCCAATCTTTCCCGGCTGGGTCCCGGTAGATGTATGAGACGGCGTTCTCTTCGCAGATGTCGATCTCTACTTCCAGGATCTCGACGGTCTCGCCATCCTCGATCATTTTCATGCCTGCTTTAAGGTCACGTGCGAAAAGTTTTACAATGGAACCAATAACGGGCTTGATCATTTCGTTTTTCCTCTTTGACCGGGGAACCGCTCCCCGTCCTATGTGTGAAAGTATAGGGCAAGGGCGGCGCGGGTGTCAATCAAAGATTAGTGATCATCGTCACAATTGCAGCACGGCGCAGGCGTTAAGGTCTCTTTGATCGTGTCCTGTATGGCGTAGATAGTTTCTAACTCCTGGCGGTGTTTCATCAAAAATTCAAAGTTGCGCTGTTTATCCTTGAATAGGTTCCCGGTGTTTTCCCCCGTTAAGCGGTCCACAAAGGCCCCTAGCAGGTTTTCGCCGTGTTCCCTTAGTGCCTTATCCCCTTTAAGCTCGATCACGCCGTGGGCGCTTTTAAGGGTGTATACAGTCACCGCCGAAAGGCTGAATTTTTCCGCACTCATCATTCCACCTCGATCAGGCCGTTTTCGTTAATGTAAATGTGTTTTTCGCCGAACTGCTCCGCCACTTTGTGCAATGCGTCACCGATAGCGCCTAAACCACGATCCCAGAATCCGACGCCGTGCCCCTGGCGGCTAAACCAAAAATCTCGGCCCGCTTGAGTGTGATCATAATCGCCGCTCAATGTTGCCGCCTTGAGTAACAGCGGCGCAAGGTCCATAAACTGGGCGCACTCCTGGCGGCATTCTTCGCGGGCCGTGTCGGTCATCTCGACCCCGGCTAAATTGTCCACCTCTTCTCCGTCGCTGTTGGTGGCGGTCTCTGCAAAATACAGGGCCTCAAAGTAGCCCATAATGAAAGCGTTTAAGTGTTTAGCGTTGAAAGTAGTCATTTTATTACCATCCCAGGACGATAGAAAGTGCGGTTGCGGATACGATAGCGATAACAGTTGAAATGATTGCGATAGTGAACATAATTTTTACCTTTGCTTGTTTGTGTTGGCCTTTGTTGGCCCGATGAAAAGAGTATAATCATTCGGGCCGGACAATGCAACTTTATTTTTTAGCAATTCGTGCTATCACGTTATCTTTTGCATCGTTGATAAGGTCGCGGATCTCTTCGAAAAGGTCGCCCTTTGTGCGGCAATAGCGCCCGTCAACGTCTGCGATCCGGTCGGCGTCGTAGTCGTCAGCCATTGGATCGGCCCCTTCCGCCAATTGCAGGACGTAGGCATCAAGTTTATAGCCGTGTTTACCAGTGGCAAGCGAAAGCAAGCGGCCCGGTACAACGTCGATCACTAACTCGAACTTTTGGCACTTTGATAAAACCGTCTCAAAGGCGGTGTAGGATGGGTGCCCGTATTCGCTGATATTGTAAAGATCTTCAGCCATTTTCTTTTTCAGGTCGGTGATGTTAAAAATCATTTTGACGGTCTCCAGTTTGTTTTGGTGTTTTGCTGCTATGGCTGTATTATGGGGCCTAACCCGGCCCCGTGTCAATGGTAGAATTGTAAAGATTACACTCCCAACGTGTAAGACGTGGAAAACGCCACGCCAACGGCTAACGGCTTGATCTCCTCCAGGGTCCAATCTTCCCGGCGGAAAATTATTTTCCTGTACTCCTCCAGGATCTGCCAGGCTTGCGCCTCATCGGCGGCGATGATCGCCACCTCCTCAACTTCTCCCCAGGATCTCCCGCCGTCGTGTGAACCAAAAACAAAAATTTGCATAGTGTGCCCTTACTTGATCGGGTATTCGTAATTGTCGATAGCGATCACGATTTTAACAGCGCCAAGCCCGAAAACAACCGCTAACACTCCCAGACCAGCGGACCAGGCGTAAAAGCCGATAAACAACCCGCCGAAAGCGGCAACGGCGGCAAGCGCGGCGATCAGCATGATCATGGTTGCTGCAAAATTGGTGATAGCCAGGATGATTTTCTTTTTGGTGATTTTCATTTGTTCAATCTCGTTTCTGTTGGTGTGCGGGCATTATGGGGCCTAACCCGGCCCGCCGTCAACAACTATTTTCAATTGTGTGAAATTAAATAATCGACGCTTTGCAGGTAGTCCCGGATCTGCCTTATGCTTTCGACGTGGCGATCATGTCCTGCTTTGCCATCCTGACACGTTGCCTTTGTGACCTGGTAACGGTCAAGCAATGCCAGATACAGATCCGGCGCGATCCGGTTGGCTATCGGTGCCGGGTGCTGCTGTAAGCCCGCCAACATGTAACACGGGGCAAATCGGCGCGATGTGTTGACGTGGTTTCTTGTATTGCGGCCCATCTTGTAACCCTCAATTGTGGGGCCTATCCGGCCCCCGGCTGGCTTACTTGAACTCGTAAATAATTACGTTGTTTTCGTCGATGATTTGGGCTTTATAATAGCCACCTTTCGCCAGGCGATAAGCCGCACAAAGATCTTCAAACGTGCGGCGCGTTGCCTTTGTGCTGCTTTCGTGTTCCCATGTCATCAGTGTAAACATTTTCATAACCTCTTAGATAATGCCGGGACTCATTCCCGGCCCTATGTGAGAGATTATCGGCCCTTTCGGGCCGGGCGTCAAGCTAATTTTTACCAAATCTTAAACGCTTTTTAGCCAGGGCGCGGGCGGTTGTCTTATTGTGCCCGGCCTCCTGATAATAGCGGGTTAAGCGGTCCAGCGTTTCACGGCGATCCGCCTTTGTTGGGTAGGCGGTGATTAAAAGTTTATGCGGATTCATTGCGCCACCTCCGCCGGGATCGTATCGTTGGCGATTTCTGCGATCACTTGCTGCACCATGTCACCGGGGATCGGGTCGCTGTTGCCTTGCGTGATCTGTTTGCCGTTGTACTCGGCATCATAAGACACAATGAAGTGTTTTCCGGTGCGGGTCACCTGCACTTGTAAGCGATTCGGCGCGGCGTCCTGCTCGTGGCGGAAATTGAAAATAACAGTATTGTCAAAAGTGCGGAAATTTGCCAGGATGTGATCCGCAACTTCAGAGAGAATAAAATAAGTGTTTGCCTTTTCCATTGTGTAACCCTCGTTTGGTCGTTTCGTTTGGTGTGGTGGTATTGTAAGCCGGGACGGTGCCCGGCGTCAACAACTATTTTGCAGCGTTGCGGGCCGGGTGTGGCTCACGGAAATAGCGGCGGATCTGTGCGGCGGTTAACCGGGCGTCAGCCTGCAATGATTTGAGCGGATAAGGGCGGTTAGCAATGAAAGTATGTTGACCGCAACCATTGCCGATCACGATGTCTACCAGGGCGAAAAGTAAGGATGATTTCATTTTGTGGCCTCGTATGCCGTTTGTTTGTGTCTGGGTATTATGGGGCCTAGCCCGGCCCCGTGTCAACTTTTATTTTGCATTCTTCACACGATAGAAAATGCGATAGGCGCGGGCCTTGCCGGGGCCGTACTGGGTGGTTATGTATTCCAGTTCATAGCCCAATTGGCCCAGGTGGTAAAGTGCGGCGCTTGCCCCGTCCTGGTGTGACTGTTCCCGGCGATATGGGGAAGTAAGCACGGGCTTTTCACTTGCGGCGGCGTACCAGTTCAAAACGGCTTTTTCGTCGCCTGATACCAGGGCGGCGCGGTATTTGTTGATCGTGTTCCCGTTGGCATCCCGGCTAAAATCGAAAGTCTCCAGGGTAAGGAAAAGATCCCCACGGGTTAACAGGTCGCTACGGTCTGCAATAGCTTGCGCCAGGGTGATTTTGATTTGTTTGTGTTTCATGGTGTGCCTCGTTTGTTGGCTTGTTTCGTTTGTCTATAGGCCCCCATTGTAAGGGGACCTATAACCACACGTCAACATTTATTTTAAAAATCGTTGTCGTACATGTCCGCTAATTCGTCGCCGTCCACATTGTACCGGGTAACGGCTTTTGTGTGGGCGTCGGGGTATTCCATACCCTGGGCGATAAGGTTTACCATGTACAGGAAAGCGCGATCGATGTTACTCATGGCATCGGCTCCACTTCAGGCGATGGGATACACGCCGGATTAATCCACTTGGGATCTAAACGATAATCATTCGCAACAATCTCACAGGTCAATTGATCATCGTATGATTCGATCACGTAGTCATCGCAACGTGTCGCCATACCTGCAACATATAAGCACATCCCGGCGAAAACTTCAAACATTTTATTTACCCTCTTGAATGTAAAATTTTGTACCTTTTGGGAGGCGCGATCCGTATCCTTCCCGGTCACGTAGGCGCTTTCTTGCGTCCTGCTCATCATAACCGAAAACTTTTAGCGGGCCAGCCACGCCAGGGATGTTTACTAAGTAATGTTTCATTTGTTAGCCTCGTTTGCTTGTCTGGGGTCATTGTAAGCCGGGACGGTGCCCGGCGTCAACGTTTATTTTTAGTTTTCTTCAGTCGGGCCGTATGCGGAGTGGATCACGTCGTTACAATTGGCGCAGGTCTCTTCACCTTCCCAGAAAACGTCTAATTCTGCGGCGGTCCATTCGGTGGCCCAGCCGTGGCGGCTATCGGATAGGATAAGTTTAAAATTTTCTTTTGCACATTTGTGACATACGCAACCGCCATCGATCATTACCAGTAAAAGCGGGTAGCCCATTTCGTGTGGTTGGCGAACAAATTTTTTAACCTTCTCATTAATGGCGCGGTTTAAAGTAATCATTTACGGTCTCTCTTCAGTTAGTGCGGCGCGGTGTGCGTCGCTATGGGTTAGATTATGGGGGAAGCCGGGCAAGCCGTCAACCCCCTAAACGAAAATAATCTAAATTATTTTACGGTGACTTTGACCGCCTCAATTGTGGCAAGCGTCGCCGGGTCAACGGCTAGGATCTTGCTTGCGCTTATCGTTAGCCCTTCCCGGTGTGCGGTCGCCACCAGGCCCCGGCAAGTTGAATCGTAAGACTTGCCCGCCGGGACCAGGTACACGCCGGAAAAGCCCAGCGGGCGGATCTTCAGTAGCCGGATAAATTCGGTTAGGCTGTATAGGTTTTGCATGTCTCCCCCGTAGATCAAAAATAAGGGACCTATGCGGCCCCCTGTGCGGTTTAAATCCGTTGGCCTTGTGTTGGCCTGCCTGCTGGCTTACTCCCAGTTGTAGCGCGTTTTGCGGCGCTGCTGTTTGTTTGCCTTTTCCCGTGGTAGGCGGTCCGCCGCTTCACTGTAAGCCAGGCGGGCGCGTGGTGCTGCTTTGATGCGGTTTGTGTTGGTGTGGATCATTTATATTTTCCTCTTTGCTTTGCCTTATCGTGCATGAATTGGCGCATGTCGATCAATTCGTGGATCTCTTCGATGTCGGTGGAATACTTTTCAAAGGTGATCACGGCTCCCAACTGTTGACGGTAACCCATCGCCCCTACGGCGTCGATCTCCTCCATTGGTCCATAATCGCGGGACGTTCCGATCTCCCCGTTGTACTCATATTCAAAGTAACAAAACATTTTGTTAAGTTTCCGCCAGCGTCGTTTATTGTAGGCAGCGGCAAGCCAGCCCGCCGCCACGATTAACAGGAAAATCCCTGCAATGGCTATCATTCAATAACCCCATGTTTACGGCCCATGATGATCAGTGAACCCGCCAGGCGCGTCCAGTATTGATCAAGCTCCCATTCTTCCTGGGCTTCGCTTGTCATTACATGAATGTAACCCCATTCAGTTAAAAGATCAATGATTTCGTGATTCATGAAAGCGTGATTGATGGATGACGGCAAGCCCCGGAGATATTCAGTGATAGCGCGTTGCGGCCCCAGGCGGCTTACTTCGTGCCCGTATTCAGATTGCAGGGTATCAAAGAAAAATTTCAGCTTTTCGGCGTCGGTGCCTTCAAAGTCGATGACGCTCACAACGTAGGCGCGAACGGCTTGAGTAGCGGCGGTGTTTTTGGTGTTGGTGGTCTTAGTCATTTTTACGGTCTCTCTATGGTTTGTGGTGTTTCTCTTAATCAGTCCCGCTATTGTGCCAGCGGGACGGGGTAAGAGTCAACAACTATTTTAAACTTTTTGCGAGTCGGTCGATCCCGGCGCTCAATTTAGGGTAGCGGGTGGCCTCCAGTAAAACGGATACCTGCATCAGAATATTTTCCGCCTGCTCTGGGTACAACTCAACAACCAGGATAAAGGCGGCGCGGGAACCTTCACGGATCGCCACGTGATAAGCCTCGTTTTTGATTTCGTCGATCTGCTGTTCGTTGATCATTTGGTTTGTCTCTTCTGTGGGTGTCTGGGTATTCTATGCCGGGACGGTGCCCGGCGTCAACAACTAATTACAAATCTTTTTTACGGCGTACATCATAAACGTTTTCACTGTATGGCACGTTTAAGGCCGCAGCCGCCTGGCAGATGTAGCGGTATTCTTTGGCCCATTCAGGACGGTTAACCGCTTGCGCTAACAGTTCAAGCGCGGTAAATTCGAAATGCCTTTCGTAGCCGTAGACCATCCAATCAAAAGCCAGATCGATCCACACGTCGCCGCATGTCTTGCCGTATTGGTTACCGTTCACACGGTCCGCCACTGCTACCGGGACCAGTGCCGCCACGCTTACAGAATGATAAGTATTGCCCGCGCTATCTACCCAACGTTTGCCAGTGATTGAAATTTCTTTGATCTCTGAAGCGTCGATGTGTGCAAAAATGGTTGGTTTGTTCATAATGTACTCTCTTTGTTTGGTTTGTGCTTTCGTTTGCCTATGCCGGGTATTATGTACCCGGCAGAAACCAACGTCAAGCGGTTTTTACTAACTCATTGAAAAAAGATTGTGGGCGGGTGTCGCAACCTTTCCCGGCCCAGGCGTTAACGTGGCGGGTGGTGGTGTTGCTGTGCTTCTCTTCTGTTACCACGTAGCCCACACCAGGGAGGCAAGCCGCAACCGGGGTATTGTAAGAAAAGAAAATCTGTGCGCCGTTTGCGGTGGTGATCATGGTTTGGTTAGCGCCGATAGTGGTTAAGTTCATTCTACTGTTACCTTGTTTTAGTGGGCGGCGTTGTGTCGCCCTATGTGTTGTATTATGGACCCATTCGATCCGGGGGTCAATACCCTAAATGAAAATAATTTTAAATATTCCAGCCGTGATCTTTTGGGTCAATCTGCCCGCCGTTTTCCTGGATACAACGGATCACGGCGTCGCCCATCGCTTTACAAGCGGCCCAGGTTGGCGCGGTTATCTCAATGTAAGGGAAACAGGCCGCGCCGCCTGGGAAGTGTTCCACGTCCGCCACGTTTGCCGGGTCGGCGTCACTTGCTGCACGGCTAACGAGAATATTTAATTCTTCCCATTCAGGCCAGGGCGTTTTATTGTCATCGTCGATCCATTCCCCGGCTTGCGGGTGGCAATCGTAAAAGAGATGGCAACGGAAAAGCGGCGTGATCTGTAATGCTGGGATCTTCTGGGTCATGGTGTGCGCCTCGTTTGTCTGTTATGTTAGCCCGGCGGGGATCGAACCCGCTCACACATCGCCCCGCCTGGAAAGTCTGCCGGAATTGAACCGGGTAGCAAATGAGGATCGCCGGACGGGCTAACATAACAGGCCCCGCCAGGGGCCTGGCTATGATTAGCGGTGAGTGTTACGGGAAAGTGTGCCGCCGCTATGCTTTGCGCCAACGTGCCAGCCGTCCGCCTTTTTGGTTGGGGTGGTTGGGGTCACGCCAGCGGCGCGGAGACGGTTGGCAACGGCGCGGGCGTCGTCACGGGTACGGTAAGCCGGAAGGGTGGCAACCGCCGCCAGGTTAACAGAAGATACACCGCGAGATTTTTTATAAGTTACTTTAGCCATTGTCTTTACTCTCTTTGTTTAGCCGGGCACCATTTGCCGGGCTTGTGGGTATTATGGGGCCAGGTGGCCCCGGTGTCAATCAATTATTTGTAAAGTTTTGAGGAAATTTTCCCAACGTTGCTACACCATGATGATCCGTAGACCTCCCCGATCCCGATCTCCATTGCAGCCGCTAGGATCTCATTGTGTAAAGCGCGGTACTCGTTTTCAATAGCCCATTTCAGGTTAAACGGGGTAACGTTGACGGCCCCGGCGCGGGCGTACTTCAGATCCTGCATGATTAACGGGTAACCGCTAGGGAGGCAAGCCTCGCCATATTTCGCCAAGTCTGCGAATACTTGATCCGGGTATTCGTTCCCGCAATTAGTTTCAATGCTAACCTGGAAGCCCTCATGATAACCGGACTCAATCGAAACGGTCCAAAATTCTGGGGTGTCGATACCGTCGATCACTTCCTGCATTTGGTCTCGCTGTTCGCTGGTCCAGTATGCGTGATCCTCTGCGTTCTGCTGTTGGATCTCTTCGTCGTCATTCCAGTCATTGAACGGGAAAGAAGCCAGGTTTAACATGATGCCGTTAGTGCGAAAGTTTGGGCTACCCATTTTACGATCTCTCTTTTGTTTGTGCGGCGCGGTGTGCGTCGCTATGTGTGATATTATGGGGCCTATCGTCGGCCCCGTCAACAACTATTTTTAAATATTTTTGCAGGTTACGGGGCCAGTTGCGATCACGCTGCTTTCATCCATCATAGATAAAAAGCCTTTGCCCGTGCGGGTGTCGATCTGCACCGTGGTTGATCCGGTGGCGTCCTCTTCGTGATAAGTGCGGGTAGTTCCTTTGTCGTACACGTCGCCGGACGGCGTAAAGTTTTGGGCCGGGCTTGTCTTGCCTGTTGCCTCATTGGTGAGCGTCACACGGCAAACGGGCGCACTGTTGCGGGCCTTCTCCACCTCCGCGATAAAATCAGGCACGGCGAAACGGTCCCGCATATCTTCGGACCAGCCAGCGGCGGCAGTGTTGACCAGGGAAGCGGAAAGGATAGCGGCGGCGATAATCTTTTTCATGGTGTAAACTCTCATTTGTTTGTGTGCCTGAAGTGTAAGCCGGGACGGTGCCCGGCGTCAACAACTATTTATAGTTTAGTTTTGTTTCTTCCTGGTACGGCTTGCCCGTTGCCGTTTCATAAACGACATAGCGCCCGGCGCGGTCCGCCTGCTGAAGAGTAACGGCGCGATCCTGGCATTGCTTCACGCTACCAATATAAACCGGGTCAAGGTCCGCCAGGGTAACAGGTCCCACACCAGGCAGGATCTTGAATAGGGCATAGCCACGATCCACACTATCGAACCCGGCGAACCATTCCAGGCGGTTGGCCTCCTTATTGTATCGGCAAGCGCGGACCGATCCGGCGTGTGCGGCGGTGGTCCCTTCAATGAAATATTTCGTTTGTTGCATTGTCTTTACTCCTTTGTGTGGTGTGGCTGCATTGTGGCCCGGCGGGCCTGGTAAGTCAACATAATTTTATTTTGTCGTGGGGATTGACTAACCACCAGGCTTGATCAATAATGAGGACTCAAGCAAACGAGGATCAAACGATGACCAATACAGAATTGTTAATGAAGGCGCTAGGCTGGCAAGGTGGCACCGTTCACCAGGTGGCACGGGAAACCGGGATCACGGTTTGCCAGGTCTTGGACCTGCATACTTTCGGGCATTGCGTTTACAATACCCCACGCCGCCGGGGATACCGGGACGCCAGCCAGGGCAAGATTGACGCCGCCCCGGCGGGGCTAGATACCAGTGAATTGATCTCTTATTGGTACGGCGTGATCCAATTCCACCGGGGATATTTTTAAATTATTTTCGTGTGGGGTATTGACGGCCCGGCGCAAGCTGGGCTATACTTCTATTAACAGGAGAAGAGACGCCACCCCACGGCGAAAAGGCGGGGCTAACGTACCGGGCACCGGGGCCAGGTCGGAAGGTGAATCGCCGGGAGTTCGTCCAAAATAGTTTTGTAAAGAAACGTAAAGGCGCTTGCAACCTGGGCCGATTTGTTTAATAATGTACACATAGCGGGAACAAAGAGACCGGAGTACAAAACACCGGGGGTGCCCGCTATTCTGCAAATGCGAATGATTATCATTCACCTACCTAAATGCGAATCACTATCATTTCACTTCTCAAATGAGAATTATTCTCATTCCACTCCCGGCGCGGGGCGCTGGCCCACGTTTTCGATTTCAATTTGGAACGGCATCACTCTGCCACGAATACGATTTCGATTTTGAAAATGAGATCGAGAACTCGATCGAGAAGTCGAGATCCGGCGCGAGAATACGATTGAGAAATTGAGATCGGGATCGAGAACCCGGTAGCCCTGTCGAGACCTCGCGCCCGGCAGCGGGCACAAGAATACGATCGGCAGAATGGAAAAGCGATCGAGAACTCAAAATTTTTGATTGGCCGTAACTCCATTAATGAGTAGCTTATGACTCATTAATGGGGCATAACTCTCTTAATGAGTGGTTTATGACTCATTGCCTATGAAGGTTTGATGAGGTGTGTGGAAGTTTGTTCAATCCATTTGATGATGATGTGCCTGTGCGTACACGCCTACCAGGTATCTTGATTTCAATCTTGAATCTATTTTCAAATCGAAAACTGATTTCAAATCTCGGCGCAAATATCATGGCAAATATCAAATCGATTTTCGATCTGAAAACTAAGCCGTCCTTGGCCCACAAATATCAGAGGGCTACAGAGATGAAGTTACGTATGTCAATACCTGTCTTGGGTTTGTTGCTGACATAGTTCTTCTCTTGGTAGTCACGCAGGTATCGCAGGACTGTCCAGTCTGCGCCTGGGTGTAGCACATCAAACAGGGCAATCTCTTCCTCCAATGGCTCTGCCCAGTTCTCAAAGTGAGACATGAAGTCTGTCACAGGCATGACAAAGGCCCCGGTCTTTTGTCGGGAGGGATCTTTACTGCTGAGGACAATCTCATTGTCTCGGGTAAAGATCATGTGCCCAGGATTCCATTCGGAATCGAAACGCAGTACGCCACCAGAACAAGCCTTCACACTGAGACGGCCCATTGCATCATCCCGCAGGTAGCCGTGATACATATCATCGGTGCGGTAGCTTACCGTCATGAACTTCAGGGCATGGAAATTGTGGACAAACTGACCAACCTGATAACCGAACCAGGCGTGTGCAACGTCCTTCAGTGTCTTCGATGTTGGGAGATTCTCCTCCAGGCCCCCCTGTAATTTCTCCACAAAGGCGACCATCTCGTCCCGTGTCATGTTTTCCGGGTCCCACTCTTGGGTCAGTGAGGCACAGGCATCGCGTATACCACGGTGAAGCAGGTCGATGGTTTCGTAAGACTTCTCGACGTACATCTCCAGTTCGTTATCAAAGTCGAAGTCACTGGCGATACTGCTGATGTCGCTCGCCGCCTCGCTCCCTTCGTTCTCTGTAATAGATTGCACGTCACCGAGACGCTTTGTCAGATCTTTGAAGTCGGGAACGGTTGGGCTTGGCCTTGCCCCACGGGCGTAGTCCATCACCCCGTGTAAGAATATTGCATCAAATGAACTCATGCTCTAAAAGCTCCTGTAACGACGCAGGAGAGGCGCAAGCCTCTCCCGGTATACTTTGTTATCCGACGATAGATCGTGGCACGTTGGGGTCCTGACGGCTCTTGGTGTGGTCATCCACGTAAGCCTGTTGGCTTGCCAATAAACTGCCGCAGTCAATCCCCGCCTGCATGGTGTTTCGTAACGCCTGCGGGCACACGCCGTCCTGAATAGCCTTGGCTGTCAGTTCCTCTGCGAGAGCACGGACCTTATCCCAGGCTTCCTGCTGATAGGTAGCGAACTCACGGGTCATCTTCCCGTACTTGTCATAGCAGATCATGATACGTAGTCCAGTACAGCGCCGCATTTTTCCATCTCTGCCAGCAACCAGATGCAGGCTTGGTTGAACTCGACCTCGTTCTCTACGTCTGCCGTCAGGTAATACTGGCAGAACTCCGCATCATCAACGTTAAGCAGTACCACGTTGCCGAAGGGTTGCTCCGGGAACTTCTGCATGATGTGGTTTTCGATAGCGTCATACTGGTCTTCGTTGGCCGGGATAAAGAACATTACGCCAGTTTGGATCGTGCGAGTAATTTTCAGGTCTGCCATTTTATTTCTCCACATAGTGTTTAAGGAAACATTCTACAGCCAGGTTCGGAACGGTCTGGTAGAAGAAGTCATTCTCCGTCCCGTGGAACATAGCCGCCACATCTGGGAAGTCCTCTTGAATATAGTTCCAGAGGTTCTGCCCAACACGTAACTGGGGGTGTGCCCGGTTCAGTTCGTATGCCTGATTGATGAGTTTAGCAGCATTCTTATGGCTGATCAACTTAGTCATCAGTTACCTCCGAAGTGATACGGTTTGCCCAGCCCTCAAGGCGGATGTTTACGAATGTGGAAAACTCCTCGCTCTCCTGCATACGTTCCAGTGTCTCAACCGCTCCCAGCGCCTTGATGGCCTTGATGAATTTAATCATCTCGTCTTGGTTGTCCAGGTTCAGCTTACGCACAGCTTCGGTGAATGCGTAGTTGTTGTCATCCATCTGGGGGATGAATGCGTCCATCTCCCACTGCTCGGAATCTCCGTTACGCATAGCCTGGTATTGGCGGATGTCCTTCTGACAGATCCCTGCCATAGCCTCTACGTTCTTGATGTTCTCAAAGATGTGGTTCATTTATTCTTCTCCAGTTCAGTGATGGCGTCGGATGCCGCCTTTGTGTTTCTGAAATTGATTGTAGCACACTGGCCCATCACGTCAAGACGCTGAAGCAAAGTTTCTGCTGCATCATCTTCACCCATTGCCCAGAAGCCCGGCAGGCCGAGGAACTCACACCAGTACGCCTTGCCCCATGAGTCGATTGACTTCGGGCAGGTCTCGTCGGTGTAGGTCCAGTACCCAACACCAAACCCGGACAGGCCGTTCTTGGTCAGGATCAACTCCGGCATACAGTCACAGGAGTCATTGATGTGGCACTCACAATCACCGAGACCCTGGCGGACCATGTACTGTGGGACGATTTTATTGATGTTCATTCGCTTCTCTCTACGTAAACTGGTGTGTTTTCACGGAACGCCATTGCGATCCCGCTGTTGTAGCCATACTGGTGCATTATTGCCGAGATGGCCTCTTCAATATCTTTCTGAAATTGAGGATACAGGACGTTCGGCATCCTGTCAACAATCCATTCAGCACCTTGGCTCAAACGTACAGTTGCCTTCGCCATCACATGTCCTCCAGTTCGAACAGTGCATTGTCGTACTGACCGCCGATGGAGTCCTCGTAGAACCCGATGGTCGCGTTCAGCTTCGCCAGTTCGGCGTCAACACCTTTGATGCCAGCGTCACGCATTTCCAGTTCGAGGGCCAGTTGCAGGCGGCGGACTGCCTCGATGTGGCCTTTCTGTTTAGCGATGCGGGCCAGGTCATTTGCTTTCTTCTTCATGCTCATCGTTTCTTCCTCGTGTTTTGTTTCGATGGGTGTATAATAACACACCCGGCACCGGATGCAACAACTATTTGAACATTTTTACCAATTTCTGACGAATGCCGTAGCCTTTCGGGTTTTCTTGGTAAAGATGGTACGCCTTGGTCCACGTCATAACCTTACTGTAGGACGATCCTTTGTGGCTAAAGGAAATAGATACCGACCTGTCATGGTCATGAATGAAGACCATGATGCCTTCCTGTCCGAAGCACTTACGCAACTTGCGTTGGTTGTTATAATCACCCATCCATTCATGAGCCTCGCCATCTTGACTCAGGGAAACCATACATACAAAGCCGAGGATCAGTAATGCGATAAGTAATAAGTCCATGATGTTCTCCTGTTAGGCCCCGGCATTCCGGGGCATTATGATTAGTCTTTGAGTACAAATCCGTAACTGGACTCTGCACTTCTGATGTAGGAGGCTTTGCAGGCTATGTACCCGATGTGCCCAGAGGCACCCTTCATTTCTCCTCGGAAACGCATTCTGTCCATCCCGGTGGTCATTGCATCCGCCAGGTAATAGCTGGCGACTTCAGCCACAATCTTCCCCACTTTTCCGAACTCTTCGCTTTTGGTAATTTCGATTACGACCGCTTTGGTTTCCATGACACCCTCCTCTGTTTCGATGAGAGAAGCATAGCAAAAAGGGCTGACCGAAGTCAACCCCTTTGGATTAAATAAATTCGAACACGGCTTCAAACCCGTAGAGTTTTACCTTGCCACCCCACACATAGGCATTCCACTTCTCCCCGTAGGGGTCGCGGATGAATACCTCATCCACCTCCATGTCGTGGTATGACTCCGTGGAGTAGACCCCGCCGACCTTGAAGAAGTATTTCAGTGTTGGGTCAAGCTCTGTACACCGGACATTACTTTTGATAATCATCAGGTTTAATGACCTCTCGGACCAGATCCAGAATGCGGGCCAGGTAGTCGTACTTGTGGCTGGATTTATTGGGCCACTCGTAGTACCACGGCTCGTCCATCCCCTCCAAGCATCGGAGTTCTGACGGTGTTTCACCATAATACAGGTGATTACGGTTAGGGCCGAACGACTCGACGTAGTTGAACGCTTCACGCGCCTCGTCCTTGTCGAGTGTTCCGTTCCGGCGCTGCTTGAGGATCTGACGTGCCAAGAATGCCGGGTCCTCTTCGAGGTCCGGTTCAGTCTCCCGGTAGTCGGACATTTTACCGATCAGATAGTCGTTGGACACACGTTGGAAGAACTCCTCAATGGTGCCTCCCATACTGCCCCAATACCCGGTCCAGGATTCACCCCAGCAAGAGATCAGGATCTTTCCTGCCCCTTCCCCGTAGTTCTCGATGATCACCTCCACCGGGTCTAGACGGTGTGAGGCGTTGACATCTTCGATGCGGATCTTTTCTACGGTTGTGCGTTTGATTTCCACGTTATCTCCCTAATAAGTATACAGTCCCGGCTTGCGAAATGGTGTATTGTGGATACGTTTTCGGTTCGTCAGGTCGCCACTGGTATTCCCCTTTGGTAACCAACCCTTTCTTCACGAGAGACTCCAGAATCCTAACTGTCCCCTTCTGAGTGCCCCACGTCCAACCGGAACCGTATGGCCCGTCAACAAATCCACGTTCACGTTCTTGGAGGCACTTCAGCACCCCCAGTTGGCTTGACCCCAGCTTCATAGCAGGTCCTTCTTAGTGAAGATGTATTCGAAGTAAGCCTGGTTGCGGTTGTCCTTGACGCCGTAGTAGGCTTCATGACCGTAACCGAACAGCCAGCCTGTCAGCTTCAGGATCTGCTCCCACATTTTCCACTTATACTTCAGGTAAGTCAGCTTCATTCTTCTTCTCCTCGCGCTTGTTGTGCATATGCTCAACGATACGGACAATCGGACCCCGGCGGCGCTTACGTAATTTACGCATGGTGCGCCACAGGACCATCTTCGGCGACTGCCACCACTTATCGATCCATGCTCCGCCGTGGAACAGGCTCTCTGCAAAAGCAATGGAAATTGCCATCAGGACGGAGAGGATAGGGACAAATGCCAGGATAACAAAGATCCGCCCAATGTTGTCAACCTCCCCAGACCACGACATCATGGTGAGTACACGCCAGATGCAGAAGATGGAGCACAGGACGTTAACTGCCCAGAAAATAATATTTTCCATGATTACGCCCCCGGCTGAATGTTGGAAGGCCACCAGAAATACTGCTGCGCCACTGCACGTTTACCGTCGCCGCCATCACCTTCGTTTGCCGCCTCGATGAGTGCCCACCACTTGATACCTACCATCTAAACCCCCATTATCCACATGATTAAAAGTGCAACCACCTTCAGGATTGCTGCACACACTATAATACCAATCCCAACCTGAATCAAGAGGTCTGGGAGATCTTTCATGTCGGCTTCTGGTCGCAGTAACCAAACACGCCGAGACCTTCTACTACGATCAGGTGACTGTTCCATCCAATACGCTCATCCAATCCTTGTTCCACAATGGTGATAGAACCAGGTCCGAACTTGACCGGGAAGTTCATCACATTGTTGATGTGATCTGCCAGATCCATTTTGGTAGCCGGGATCTGACGTACAGTTTTCAGGCTTTCAACCAGTGTACCGCGATGCTCACGAACTCTCATATTTATCTCCTCATAATTTTAGTTTAGTGTGGGAGTCATCTCCCTTGCAACTAAGACTACACGTTATGGGGAGAGGTGTCAACCCATAAGATCAACTTCGTTTAAAAAATTAACTGCCGAACGAATGTGAGTGTAGATAATTTTTTAATAGAAGTATAAACACCCAAGGCCCGGAGGGTGAGCGGACGCGAAGGTGTTTAGATCTAATATAGTATAGTGTTCCTTTTAAGGAACAACAGAAATGTTATCAGGATCGATAACTTTCCACGTTTCCAGAGTGTCTGCGATCACATTGTGGAACGAATCCTCATTGTGGCCCGCTGCCCACTTGGCAACCAAGAAAGAGCACAAAGAGATCACATCTCGATCCTCTTTCACCGGAAACCCAGACAACACATCTACCAACTGAAGCTCATCCTCCTCAACGGCATCAGGATATAGAAACGTATCGAAGTCGCACAACAATACTTCATTGCCTTCACGATCCGAACGCTTAACCTCGATCCCTTTGCTGTTGAACATACAGACCCAGTTGTACTCCACCTCTGCCGCCTTATTCAGACGGAAGATGGAAAGGGACACACCCGTGCGCCCCGTATCCAAAGAAAATCCGTACTGCAAATTACCTCCTTAGATATACTTGTCGAAATCAACTGCGTTCCCGAATGGCGGCTTCCATTCCTGACCGTGACGCCCCAGGATAACCCACAAGGTTTTCGGCCCATACCGCTTGGCCCAGTCCTTCACCTTAGACACATCGGAGAAACATCCATCCGTGTAGATCACAATCTGGTCCGGCTCACGGTCCTGCTCGTCCATGTAGTTGAACACACATTTCACATCTGTCCCGAAGGTCGTTGTGATGCTGTAATCACTGATCTCCTTGACGTTCTTTTTGGTGTACGTCTTGACATGACCAACTTTTGTTGACCAGCAACCCAAGTGTACCACAAAATCATCGTACTGGTTACACAAACCTTTGATCTCTCGGATCGTTGGCTTCAGTAACGTATCGTTAAAGGACCCGGACACATCGAACCAAATGTCTGCCTCGATTGTCTTCGCCTTAGAGTGCGATGGTAAGCCGATCGTCTGCCGGGAGGACAGATACCCTGCCTTACGTAAAGAACGTGTCAGAGAGTAGCTACGGCGGCTTAAACGGCGGTATGTCACGTTGTCCTTGAACAGACGTTCGATTGTCCGGCGTAACAGACGCAGATAGTTGATCTTCGGCTTGCCTGCCTCTTCCACAAACTTACGAGCATCAGGCGGCGCACCCTTGCCCGCTGCCTGCACGGCGTTCTCAATTGCACGACGCATCACAGTGTCGTTGTAGTTCTTCTGGTCCTGAGTCAGCGGCTTCTGTGCTGCCGGGTCGGTGCCCATAGCCTTTGACAGGTCGCCTGCCTCTTCAGAGTCAATGGAGCCGTCTGGATTGCAGTGCTGGTCCACACCCTTTTGGCCCGAACCTGGGTTGTTTCCGCCCGGCTGGCCCGACTGGTCATCCCCCTGACCACCACTACCTTGCCCCGAACCGCCGCCCGGCATCTGCGGTTGTTCTTTCTTCAGGATCTCGTAGATCTGCTCTGCGTACATATCCACAAAGCGGAAATCACAATACCCGAAAGCCATGAACCCAAACTCCTCTTCGTGCTTGAAGACGGTACGCTCGCCCGCCGGGAACCACGCCTTGCCCAGTTCGTTGGCCTTGGTATGAGCCATGACCAGGTTGGTATTGATACGGTGATCCGCCGCGATGTTGAACAGGGCATGGTCAAATCCCCGGCCTCGGTGTGCGTGGTCAGAGATCACGTGGTCACACTCATGCTCAAGAACCAGCGCCACTTCACGGGCAGTTTTACGACGATAGAAGACATTGATCATCTGCTTCGTCTCTTTGTTCTTCGCCGGATCGGTGACGAACATGTCGATACGGGCAAACACCGCCTTCTTACGGTTGTCACACATCCCGGTGATGAACTCCGGGGAGTAGAAGATGTCGCGCCCATTGGTAGCCATCGTGTTGATGGTCTCCGTCGCCCTGATTACAGGCATAGAGGACAGCATGACTCCATAAAAGGGCTTAAACCTCATCAATTGTAAACTGGCGGCTTCAATTAACTTTTCCGCCTCTTCAGTGTTGGCGTTAGCCCAGTCCAACTCTTCCTGACTCATAATATTGTCAATCATTTGTTTCCTCCAAAAGAAAAGGGGGCCATCTCGAAAGATGACCCCATTTTAACAGTTCAGATTGTCATGTCAAGCATTACGCTTCGAAATCTTGCAGAATTACACCATAACGAGTCTGGTATTCCAGGACAATCTTCATGATGGACGGACAACCTTTACGCAGCGCCGGGATCATCTTCACACGTTTCGGGTTCATTGCCAGAATGGATTGCTCACCATTTTGGGCACGGAACAGGCCGATCATCAACGCGATAAGGGTATCCTTGTTTCGCTCATAGTAGTTGTTGAACATGAAGTTCATGAAGTTACCAGCACGTTCGATGAATTTCTCATCGGCGATGTTGTTGTTCATAACCTCTTCTTCCAGCTTACGTAAACAGGTCTGCGCCAATACATAAACCAGGTCGTTCTTATCACGAGCAAGTTCATGCTTGGTTTTCTTGCCGGAGAACACGTCCTCAACGGATGGCAGTTCGGCAGCACGTAAGTGATACGCCATAACCATCGTTTCCAGACCCTCACCAACGGTGCCTGCAATGGCAATCTCGGTGATGAACTCGTTCTTGGACTTCTCGTAATCGTACACGATGTCAGAGGTTGTTTTCCACTGACGAGGTGATGCGAACACGCCGTTCTCTGGACGGTTGGTAACATCACCCGTGTAGAAGTGCTCCGGGAACTGCTTCAGGAAGCCGATGATATGCGGGTGCAGTTTGAACGGCACGGCATAGTCTTCGATCCACACATCCAGGTTGTACTCAACTTCACACACGATCATACGGTTGATCAGTGGACCCGGCATTTCTGTGGTGCCAGCGTTATCCGTTGCACGGTTGCCAGCCCCGACGAACACACACCCTTCAGGGAACTTGAAGTTACCCGCCATGTGATCCAAGATAACCTGATACGCAGAGTGCTGGGTGCCCAGGATTGCGTTCGGCAGTTCGTCAAGGAAGATGATACCTTCCCAGTTTGGATCGGTAGGCCAGAAGTCCGGCACAGCGTACATAGTACGGACGGTTCCGTCCTGCATTTCCAGCGGCAGCGGGATACCTGCGATGTCCTGCGGCTCTTTGTCAGACAGACGAACGTCACACAGGTTATCGCCAATGCGGTGTGGGAACATTTTGTTGGCAATTTGGCGCATCTTCTCTGACTTACCCAGCCCGGCACCGCCGTAGAAGAACGTGGTTTTACCGATACGAGCGCCGAGCATTACCATGTCTTCCATTTGACGAATGGAAATACGTTTCTTAAACATGGTTTGGTTTTCGCGCTTATACGTGGTTTGCATCTCAAATCTCCTCTTTGTTATTGATGAGGGCCATTCTACATGGCCCATTTATAAAGTCAAGCATTATCCGCCGAAAGAACTGCTGCTACGACCAACAGAGGAACCAAACCCGCCCCGGGTGGTCGTCTTCGACGAAGAGAAGCCGGACTTGGAACCGGACCAGGTGGATCGCGGTGCTTCGACCTTCGGCTTCACTGCCGATTTGGTAACCTTGAACGATTTGCCGGGCTTCACATCGTAAGATCGGGACTTGTTGTCCACCCACTTACCAGAACGGCTCTGGTACATCGGTGCTGAGTGATAAGAGTTATTGGACCCCATCATATTGCCCAGCATGTAACCCATCATCAGAGGCATCCACGGAGACTCCCCGCCCGTCGAGGCTGCTGCCGCCGAGTTGTGCTGGCACATATTGCCAAACTCTTCGTAGCATTCTGCATAGGAGCCGAACTTAGGTGCCGTCTCCGCTGCAACTTTTTGGGCTTCCTTCTCTGCGGTCTTGCACTGCTCCAAGGTGTTGCCGCTTTCGGCGGCACACTGCTCGGAGTTCATGTACAGTTTCACCGTCTCGTCGGCCTGCTCGCAGCCGGACAGGGTGAAGGTTACTGCAACTGCCACAGCGAATCCGAGGAAAGACTTACGGAAACGTGACTTATTCATGGTCTTTGTGCGCTTCATTTTAACCCCATGTTGCTAGGCCATAACGGCCTGTGAAATAGATGTCGTTATCTTTGAAGATGGCATCCGGGTTCTTGCGGAACAGGTCCACATAGTACGCCCGCACGGCATCCCAATCTGCCTTGTCGAAGTAGACAACCTGGTCACCAGTGCCCACAACCCCATCAGTATACCCATCCCGGCGCTTACCTGCAACACGGACCGTATTCTTTTTGCGGTGGATACGGACGTTTTCGTGATACCCGGCACAGCCGCCGTGACCACAGGAACAGGTAAAGAAGGAATCCCAGATCCAGCCGTCCTGATAATCCCCCTTCCAGCCCGGACGCATTGCATGAAGGAAGTAGTACATGCAGTACGTTTCTTCCGGCTCTACCTTGTTGATCCGGCACCCGACACGGGTGATGGTCACCTCTTTACCTTCTTCAAGGTCCAGCCAGTCACCATCATCGAGGACTTCCGGCATCCCGTGTCGTTCTGGGCAACCACGGTAGGTGGAGATCACTGGCTCAATACGCAAAGTCTTTTTCATTCTGCCTCCACCATGACTTCAATGAAGTCGTCAGCCCCAGTAAGGGCGCGGTAATAAAAATGATTAACCTCGCGGACAAAGTATCGCTTGCCGTGGGCGGTTACCGTTTCGTTTTTCCGTGGGACAATAAGTCCATCACCCTGTCGGCTAACCAACATTACATCGGTCCCACGTTCATAGATTTCAATTTTCATTCAGATACCACCTCTTCCCATTCCATATCGTCCAAGAAGCAGGACTCGCAGTCGTCATCAAACACAAAACGGCTGTCACCTGCACCATACACCTGATAATGCGTTTCAGCGCTGAACTTGTGGCCCAGCGGTGCATCCAGTACAATAATCCTCATTTGAACATCCCCATGATGGTTCCAATTGCCCTTTTCTTACGCTGAACAAAGATGTCACGAGGCTCAAAGGTTGCCATGTTTCCAGGATTGTCCTCGTGCCACTCGATCATCGTCTTAATTTGCATGTGCATTGTATGGTATTTCTTCATACGCTGCAAGTCCTTTTCACGCAGACCTTTCAGGCGGCGGATGTCAGTGTTATGCCGGAGGTCAGCCAGTTTTACACGGCAGGCGTCGTAGCTCCACAGAATCCCCTCCAAATATTCTTCGTGCGTTTGGAACTCAACTTTGGTCAGGCGGGTGATCCCGTCAATGACACGGTTGGAGATCCCGAGGCGTTCCAGGTCGCACTGCTGCACCGGGGTGTCCTCGATCAGGTCGTGACCCACAGCGATACAGTTTAACTCGTCATCGTCCTTCTCCTTCAGGTAGTGCATTACCTTCAGTACGTGCAGGACATAAGGACGCCCACCCTTGTCGAACTGTTGTTGGTGGTGAGTAGCAGCCAGCTTGATCATCATCGCCAGTTGTTTTTCCGGGGAAAGTACCTTGTTCATTTGTTGCTCCTGTTCATGAATTGTGAACGCCAATTTATCATGAACAAAAATACGATTCAAGTATTGATTTCTCGATCGAGTACCTGTATAGTCCACTCATCAAATGACGAGGAGCACAAAATGAAACTACGTGAACGCACTGAAGGACGGGAACAAGAGCATGTCGATGAAAGAGCCTACAAATTCTTTACCTACGGATATTCCGGCGAATACAAATACCACTGGAAGAGTACGTCAGAGGGACTCCGCCCTACTGCTGTACTGGAGCACGGTCATTTCTACCCAGTATGCGCTTACTGCGGGCGACAGGCGCTGCCAATCCAAGGTGAAAGGAGAGCCTACTCCCCAATGGGGTCCACGTCATATTATGACAAAGGTCACTGCTGCGTGTGCAAAGATGCGATGGACGAGCTTGAGTGCAAGGATAAGGCAACCGAGATCCGGGAGAAAATGAACCGTCTCTTGGGCGAGTTGAATCAGGCAAAGCCGAAAGTAAACCCTGACGTTGTAGAGGCAATGATCAAGGAACGGGCCGAGAGCGACCTGAAAGAGCTAAATCGGAATAAAAAGCACAGTGCTTGGGGCATTTATCACCAACTGGATAGTCTGGGTATTGCGTTGAAGAAAGAAAACAACCGTGAAGAGGAGTACGACGATGAGTAAATACACAATGGTGGACGAGGCTTACGATGTCACTTTGTTGAATAACCTCCAGCAGTTGGCCTGGCGTTCTGTTGGTCTTTTCTATGAGGACGGGACCGAAACCACCTTCGAGAAGACAAAGAAGTTTTTCCGGGACAATCCTAAAAGGACCCTGTACCTGTACCAAAAGGACGAGGACGGGGATAACCGCTGGAACCGTGACTGGTATTATCGTGTGGAGAAACACTGATGGAAAAGCTGAAACTGTGGTTCCTTCGTAAGTTCAGAGGGATCGATACATCACCGAGGGAGTTTGAGATTTGGATGCACCACCAGATCGGGAAGCAACTCCAAGGCGGGCAGGTATTCTACGCCATTGCTGTGCGGGGACGACCCGGCATTCCAACCATCGGGGAGGACTGGAAGTTGTACGCTGAGTTTGATGATGCAGAAAGTAAAAGAAAACGCTTGCAATCTGGCAACCCAAACATTACACTTGAACTTCGAATCGTGAGAAACTTTTATTCAGAGGTGAAATGATATGAAATTACCAGAACCGGAACGTATTGACCTGCGATTGGCTAATGTTCCCCGCCTGAATGACAAAGGGAAACGTGTAATAGGTTTCGTTATTGACGAAAAAGAACTTCCCAACGGACAGGGCTGGTTCTCTCCCCTGTTGGAACAATATGCAGTTCTTCTGCTCCAATCCCGTGGCTACACGGTTGAGAAGAAGGAGGTTAATGATCGTTTGACAATGGAGAACACTTGTGGAAAATAACCTGGCAGCAACCATCGACGCGATGTCCCTAGCCTACTGGGGCCGGGAGACGTGTCAGCACGACCACGATGCCGTTGCCCGCTTCGGTATGCCGAAGTACGGTTGTGGCACCAAACTTGCGCTCGGTAGTAATGCCGGGTCTGGGTACGCCGGACACCAATTCGAGGTGGAAGGTATGTTCTGGTCGGATTTACTGCACTCTTGGGTGTATTACGTCCCGACTTTTGACTTTTATCAATGTGAATCTGATCTTGAGGAGATTATTTAATGGAAGCGATTATCAACTTTTTCACCGTGACCCCGGCTGACTCCGTTGTCTACGTACTGATCTTCGGCGTTGTGTTTATTGTTATAGGCTGGTTTAACGAAGTTTTCCAGGTCTTTAAGCGCATCCGTTACCTGACCAGTGAATCAACCCGTGGCCTCGTTACCTGGCACACGTGGGTGTGGATGCCTGTTCGCCTGTTCGTGATCGTTATCCTGCCGCAGGTTATTTACCAGTTCTTCACGGAAGTTGTAAAATTCGTTTGACAGTAACGACAGGGGCCTGTAATATGGCCCCATACCAACACAAATGAGGAAGACATGATGACTACTAACTACAAATCTCAAGGCCGTACTTTCCGCGAAGTCGCTATCGACAGTTTAGAACTGCTGGACCGCCAGCGTGAGTCGGGCTTGATGTTTGATGAAGAGAAGCTGCTGGCTCTCCGCGATGAACTCCGTGATACGGCGTCAAAGATGGACATCACGGTTGTCACCACGCCGGAGCGTCAGGTCATCCTTGACAATGACCACGTTGTCAACCCGAGCCTGATTTGGTTCGATGAGATCAGCCAAGACGGTGATAAGATGTACGTAGAGTGGCTGAAGCGCCGGAAACTGGAGCAGGTTGAACTTCAGCAACTTCCGAAGGCTGTGGTTCACGATGAGGTCCAGTTTGAACGTAAGCATCCGTACATGTTCAAGATCACTGACCTGGTTGAAGACCCGATCGAGTTAGCTCGACTCAAGATGCGTCTCGAAAGCGATAAGCAGTTCGAGAAGTATTATGGCTTCAAGATGGCACCGATCTTTGTGGAGGCCATCCCGGATGCCAACATCATTGCCCGCTCTGCCGACGACACCATGAAAAAGCTGGTCAAGCTGGCAGCAGAGTACAAGGTTGAGATTTACTTTGGCACTAAGACGGCGCTGAAGACAATCATGTACCAGTTCATGTACGGTGCCCGCCGGGCGGACATGGATTTATCAAAGGTCGAGGAGATCTCTGTGGAGAAGGCTCAAGAAATGGTTGACAAGCAGACGAAAGTTGCTATCCTTGGTGGTCACGGGCTTGGCTTCGGGAAGATGGCAAAACTGCTGGCGGATCACTACAGTGAAGAGATTCGTATGGTCGAGTCCTGCGATACTTGGAACTTCAAGGATTTCGCTGCCATTGCCAAGCTGGACAAACCAGCACGTGACTGGGAGCAGGGTAAACTGCGCCGTGGCAAGGGCCACAACAAATTCAAACGTAAGGGGAAGAAATAATGGAAAAATATCTGAGCGTCCAAGAGAACACCGAGTTTTACGAGGGCCATGCTGAAGTCATGGAGTCCAACTGCAATCCCGGTATGGTCCTGATCCAATTGTGGATGAAAGATAAGACCAACGATGATCGCGACAGTGCAGGTATCCGTCTGACTCGTGAGCAGGCCCGCCAGGTAGGATCTCATCTCCTGAATCTGGCAGATGAACTCTTCTTTGAAGAACAACGCCGGGGGAAATGATGCAAGACTTCGTTGGTAAGTCGCTGTCAGTTGGTGATGATGTTGCATTCACAGAGTACAACCGCCATGCGTTAACTCGCGGGACGGTGGTTGGATTCTCAAAAGGTATGGGGATGGTGGAAATTGAGTACACCCTCCACGGGCAGACACGGAAGACGAAGAAGACTTCCGGCTATGTAATGAAGGTGGTGAAATGAGTAAAGTGCAGATTTTATTCTCGAAAGACGACCCGTATGGGTACGAATCTGGTGTCGATAAGAATTTCGACATCCATGCGATAAAGAAAGGATCTTTCAACGTGGATATTGACAAATGCTATCCTCGCGGTAAAGCCTATTGGAAGTTGTACAACATCCAGGTTGAGAGCGAATGTGGTAAGTGGGGGCCTGACTATGACTAAAGAAAAAGAAAAGCCGTATCCAAAAGAGCGCCCAACTATTCGTGAGGATGAGTTTGGTTCCGGCAATGATCGTATCATCCAGGAACACCCGGCGTATGGTCGTATCACCCTGACTCACCCGTCAGGTGGCAACACCGAGATGTTTGGCTCAGACATCGTTCATAACGAGCGCATAGCGCTCCGTATTGACCTCGGGTACGAAGAGACGGCCTATGGCATTCCTCACTACCGAAGCCAGCCACAGAGCCGTGGAGGCCGTGTGGTTGAACTGGAGATGACGGCGTTCCAATGGGCGGGTCTGGTTGCATCCCACAGTGGAAACGGTGTACCATGTACTTTGCGTTACATCACGCCACACGGTCAGGGTAACCTGCCGCTCATCGACGGGCAGAATACCAGCACTGACCAGGCCAATCGTGAGGTGGAGGCAAGTCTCCGCGCCATGATGACTAAGCACCGAGAGGGACTTCAAGCCCTTCAGGCACTGATTGCCAAAGGTAAGGCCAACAAAGGAGAGTTGCAGGCTGCGATGGAGAAGTTCCAGAACATCCATACCAAGCTGCCTGAAGTTACTGCCTTTGCATTGCAGACATTCACTGAACACTCAGAGACTGTCATGGCTAAGGCCAACGCAGAGATCGAGGCATCGCTGAACAGTCTGGTCGTCCGTACCGGAATGAAGGCTTTAGGAATGAAGCCTTTGGAACTGGAGGACAAGTCATGATGGATTGTGCAACAATGGACGACATCATCACCCGCATCGACGCCAAGATCCACGGCGGTATGAACGATGACGAGGCGGAGATTGAGTTCGAACTCCGTGAAGTAATGGATCTTCGCGGGGCGTTTGAAGGTGTTCGTCATGAACTGTTTCATGTTCGTAAATGCGGCATCCCGGCCTTTGTGGCTAAAGATCTTGTCCGTGACAAGTTCAACGGGAAGTCGTTTTACGTTACGGACGCTGAAGTGACAGAGGGTGACAATGGATTTGAGTGGCATTATCGCTCGGGGTTCTACTTCATCCCTCAGTCTGATTTGGAATTGGTCAAGCCTCGCGGCGTTAATTAAGGAGTTTTTGATGGAACTTACCAACACTGTTGGCGGTAGTACCCTGATGTATGCGATTGATGACACCGCCGCCGGGCATAACGTCCCGTCGATGCCTATGGGGCAGACTGAAGATGGTCACACCATCATGGCTAAGGCCGTGTTTGCGGATGAAGAAAGTGCGACGTTGATGGCAAACCATATGGACAAACAGCCGGGCGCACATCCGGGCCGCTTCCAGGTGGTCCCGGTAGAGGTGTGGCGTCCAACGGACATTGAGATCCTTATCCGTGAGCGTATTCGTGAAGCTAAGAAGGGTGAAGGTCCAAAATTAATCCTGCCGGGCAGCATGTGATGGAACACATGGTCGAGGTAACACCGGAAGACTTCGCCGCCATCGTTAAGCAATTTACTGGACGCAATGGCTGGAAACGTTCTAACGGAAGAGGGTCATTTAACCCGGTGATTCACACCCACCGTGGTGATGACCGTCGTAAACTGAAATATGGTGACATTATCTTTGTCGAAAAGGTTGACTCGGTAGAGTAAGTCATGTATTCTGCCCTCATTGGAAACAGAGAGGGCTTTATAGATGAAATTTACGATTGAAGATTTTGATGTGACAGTGCAATTTGGTCGTCCAGAGGTTCAGTACCTGAAAGGTGAGGATGGTCAATACCGTGTGGTGCATTTCTTTGCCCCGGAAGCACTGATCCATCCGGCGTTCAAGAAGGAGTTCGAGGAGTACGTGGTGAAGTGCATCAAGATGCACCGCAACAAAGTGGCTATGTCACAGCGGGCTATCGATGCAGGGCTTATCCGCTACGTTCCGCCCAGAGTCATCTGTTCCGGGTATTCTGCTTATGAGTTTAGAAAGCAGATCGAGAACCGGGTTGGTGACATCGAGGAGGCGAAGGAAGCCTGGGACTACAACCGAGCGCCAGCGGGAGCGGTGACAACAGGGAAGTTTGGTGACCTGAAGGCATTCTTGGAGATGCGTACAGGCCGTGAACTGAATTGCACTGGAGCAGGGGTGGGCAAGCATGTCAAAACGTCCTGAGCGTCGCCCAACAGATTACCGTTACCAAGACCAGATTAACAAAAGCTGGGACCCCAAACTGGAACGTGGTGACCTTTTCTGGGTTTTCAACGAGAAGACCGGGAAAATATGGGGGCCATATAACTTCAGTCACTACACGCACCTCGGCGCTGTAGGCTGGGTAAAGACGTATTGCACCCAAAGCATCAAGGTTCGCTACAGCAAGGGTGAAATCGTGTGCGGTACGGAACTGATTGCCCTTGAGCGACAATTCCTCCACAAGGCTTTTGAGTATGCGAAGACCCAAGGTCTCGCTGATACACTTCGGGCAGAAGTAGAGGCCCTTAATGAGAAACTGAAGGAGAGTAGAGGTGGAACAACTGACCAAACAGGAGAACTTTGACCTGGTGGCGGACCGCTGCGAGGCAGAACTCCACGGAGAGATCCGTATCCTTGCGGATCAGGATTACAAGGGCATCTGGCACATCGAAGTCCAAGAGATCGCGGACGAAGGTGATGAGTTCGAGGACGGCTGGGAAGAGATCGATAGTGATGGCTTCTTCACTGTTGAGCGCAAGAAGTTCGAAGACCTCGACGAAGCTGCCATTTGGCTACACAACCGATACATTGGAGGCTAACCCATGTTTATTATGCTGAATCAACTCCGTTCCGGCGACCCGGTGTGCATTGATGTCAACAACATCAAGGACTTCATGCCGGAGACCATCTTCATTGATGAGGTGGAAAGAACTGGTACACTTATTGAACTGTACCGTGGCGGCGATCCGTGGATCGTATCCCAGCGTTGCTACGAGGTTATTGAAGTAGCAAACAAAGCTAAAGCGGGTGCCCTTTAATGATAAAGGAAAGCGATAAGTCTCTCGCTTTTCTTCGTGAGCGCTTGCATTATGATCCCATCACTGGGATATTCGTCAGCACCAATTTGAAAAGCCGATTTTTCGGCAAGCAGGTCGGTAGTATCGGGAGCGGTGGTTATGTAAGGTTAACCTTCACCATTGGCAATAAGACAGTGTACTGGCTGGCGCATCGCGTAGCTTGGGCATTTTATTATGGGAAGTGGCCTGACAAGTTCATAGACCACAAAGATAAAGACAAGGTAAATAACGCCATCCTTAATCTTCGTGACGTGGATAAGTCAACCAACGTGTACAACTACAGCCGGGAGGGTAAGAACTCCAGCGGGTTCCGTGGTGTGTTCCCTGACTATCGTGGTGATAGTCCCAGATTCAACGCTGCTTATGGCAGAAAGCACCTCGGGACATTTTCTACCCCGGAGGAGGCCAGCAACTGCTACCTTGCCTACGTTGCCTCTATCCATGACGTAATTGTGGAGGATTAATGATAAAATACAAAGTTGGTGACCTCATAGCGGCTGCGAGGTCGGGGGAGGTCAATGTCATCGCTCACGGGGCGAATTGTATGAACACCATGAAATCCGGTATCGCCCCTAAAATTGCGGAGGCATTCCCGGAGGCATGGAGGGCAGACCAGGCCACCCGGCGAGGAGACCGTCACAAACTCGGGACCTTCTCTGAGGCTTTTGCCGGGAATAACCTACTGATCTACAATCTCTACAGCCAGTACACTTTTACCGGGCGCAGAGAGGGTAAGATGGACCTCGATTACGAGGCGCTCCGTTCGGCACTGGGTATGATGTCGGCGTCACTTCACGCCAAATGTCGTATCTTGGGAATGACGGCAGAAGATTTGCAAATCGGCCTACCAAAAATAGGGGCTGGACTTGCCGGGGGTTCTTGGCCTATAATTTACCGAATGATCGAGGAACAACTGAAGGACTTCGACATCACGGTTTACGTATTAAAGGAGAGTGAAATTGTCCACTACGACTAAAGCTCATCGCTTTGCTCAGAAGTACGGGAAGAAGTACGGCGGTAATCTGTGTCTGGAAGGGTGTAAGTCCGGCGCACAGATTCTCAGCCATGATAAGTTGCCGGGGATCGAAGTCCCGGACAACATTGTGACGTTGACTGGCTACATTGAGTTCAACGATGCAAAAGCACGTAAGACCGGGAAAGACGGGGCGCAGATCCGCACAGGATATGTCACCAGCCTCGCTATCCAAGACCGTCAGTTGTACGCTGTCACTGTGGATTCGGTTTACCGCCTGATCGGCCCGTGGACGGCGGACGTTATTACCTCAAACCCGTTCCTGAACTCCCTGTGGGAGGAACTCAAGGCACAGGTCCTCGCTCAAGCTATCAAAAAGGCTTGACTCTCAAAGGCTCAGTGTTAAACTGGGCCTTTCTTATTTGGAGTTCTCTATGAAAAAGAGCATAGCTGCCCTCATTGCAGCCAGCGTACTTTCTTTAGCCCCGACTGCGGTCTCAGCTAAAGACAATACACCGAAAAAGAAGCTCGCCCCGGCGGTTCATGTGTGTAAAAAGACTGACTCTTCAGTCGATGCCTTAGCCTGCAACATTTATTGGGAGGCAAGAGGTGAAAATATTAGTGGACAGATGGCAATTGGATTTGTTACTCTGAACAGGCTGAAACATGAGGGATTCCCGGAGTCTGTCAGGAAGGTTGTGTACCAACCCTCCCAGTTCTCCTGGACCCTTATCAAAGGGGCCTACACGGTTAGGGACAAGGACTCGTGGATTGTTGCAAAGGATATGGCTAAATTCCTTTACAAGATCCGTAACAATGAGGTACTCTATAATCGTTTGGACCCAACACACGGCAGCATTTACTTCCACACGAAGAAAATAAAGCCATACTGGACAAAATATTTTATAAGGACTGTGGCTATTGATGGTCATGTGTTCTACAAACCGAAGGAGATGACATAATGCGCTTTCTTATTGCACTGGTGGTGAATGCCCTGATTTGGCTCGGTCTCGGTAAAGGTGGTGTGGAGAAGTTCTTCCCGGAGATCATGGCATCACCTTATGCGAGCACTGTACCTATCCTCATGATGTTTGGCGGTGTACTTACCGCCTTGATCATCATCACCAACATAATTATCTTTTGGGCTGGTAAAAAGTAGGGGGTTTTATGGAAGAGAATACGGTATTTCTGGTATCATCCAACGCCGGGTATGGCGTGAGCATTCGTGCTAAGGTAGATGACCCGCAGGCAGCAACGCTGAAAGCGTCACGCCTGAAGAAAAAGGGCCACACCAATATTGAAATTAGTGAGGCCAAAATCATCAGTACCACCAAATTTGAGGCGGAAGAGTAATGGGTAAGACGGTAATTGGTAATGAGTTGGCTATGGAAGCCATCATGCGTGGCGACAACGTGTTCGTAACCGGGCCAGGCGGCTGCGGTAAGAGTCTGATGATCGCCTCACTCCGCGAGTTCTTTGCTGACAGCTTCCTGTTTGTGGCACCAACGGGCATTGCGGCGCTGAACATCGGCGGGATCACCACCCACAAGGCATTCGGCCTGACGTTTGGTGTGACCACGAAAGAAGACTTCAAGGCGAAGTCCAAGAAGCCAGCGATGCTGATGGCGTCTGATGCTCTGGATGCGTTAGTATTCGATGAGATCTCTATGACCCGTAGCGACAAGCTGCGTGAGATTGACATGAAACTGCGCTACCACCGTAAGGTGAACAAGCCATTCGGTGGCCTCCAAGTCATCGCTTTCGGTGACGGGTTCCAGATCAAGCCTGTACTGAAGCGTGAAGAGACGGCGATGTTCCGTGAACTCCACGGAAACGAGATCCCGTTCGGCTCCGACATCTGGAACGAACTTAACTTCACCAACGCATATCTGCCGAAGGTTCACCGCCAGGCTGACCCGGTATTCGCTGGTCACCTGAACAACATTCGTGTTGGCAAGAACATCGGTGCAGCGGTTGATTACTTCAACCAGAACTGCTTTGGCCCGCCGCTGGCTGGTGCTGTTACTCTCACCACCACCAACAAACTGGCGGAAGAGATTAACGATAAAGAGTTCCACAAGATCAAGGCCGAACCACGTGAGTTCAAGGCTCAGATCAAAGGTGAGTTCACCGAGCGCCCGGTAAATGAAATCCTGAACCTGAAGGTCGGTCTGAAGGTAATGATCGTCGTCAACGACAACGACGAGAAGAAAAAGGCCCCGGACTACGTTAACGGCACGGTTGGCATCATAACCAAGATCGCCCACAGCTACTGTACTGTGGACATTGATGGTCGCCAGATTGCCATCGGCAAGAACGAGTGGACCAACGTTGTGCAGGTCCCGGAAGAGAAGCTGGTGCAGGTCGAGAAAGAGATCGACATGCCGGACGGCACCAAGCAGGTAACGAAGGTCATGGAAAAGCAAATGGTCCTCGTCGATAAAGAGATCGGTAAATACTTGCAGTTCCCGTTCAAACTGGGTTATGCTATCACCGGACACAAAGCACAGGGTCTGACCCTTGGCAAAGTGAACATCGACCTGGGTTACGGCACCTTTACGCCGGGGCAAGCGTATGTTATGCTTTCCCGAGCAACGTCACCTGAAGGTCTTCGTCTGATGAAGCGCCTGCGTGTGAAAGACATTATCGTGGACCAAGGCGTTAAGCGCTTCTATGAGTACACATTCCCAGAAATCTTTGGAGGTCAGCCATGAAACAGTACGAGAAAGGTCAGAAAGTTAAGTTCGTCCCGCAAGAAGGTTGGTTAGATGACTACTCCCCAGACGGCGTAACGCCGGGCTGCATTGGTGTTGTTAAGAACCAGACGTTCGATGACGACGTTGTGGTTGACTTCACCCGCGAAGATGGTACAGTGTGCCACGGGTTCTTCGCCTTCATCGAAGACTTGGAGGCGGTGTGATTAAAGACGCATTTGGTTTGGCAGCGCAAGTTGGCGATAAAGTAGCATATGCCCCGGGAGGGGCAGGTGCTCAGGACTTCCATACCGGGAAGATCTCTAAGGTTTCCGGGAAGACGGTAACCATCGTTGACCACGGAGAACTGGACTGGATGAACTCACCTAAAATCATTCGTCGTGGTTCTGGCTGTTTCGTAATCGACGCCACAAAGCGAGAGGCCGAAGCTCTGGTGGGACTGGTAGCCTTATCTGAACAAGATAAGAAAGAAGGCCGGGTATATTCCCGTGATCAACTAATGGAGGCCCTCGATGAGTAAAATCAAAGCCGGGTCGGTTGTTCGTTTGAAGTCGGGTAGCCCTTGGATGACCGTTGTTCGAATCTGGGAGCAGACAGGAACGGTAGGTGCCGATGGAACTATGGCATACTGCCAGTGGTTCAACCAGGATAAGCTGGAAGAAAAGAATTTCCACATTGAAGTTTTGGAGGAATGATGAGCAAGCCATTCGAAGACCTGACCAAGTTACCAATGCAGACCTTACTGGCGCTGCGTGACCTCGGGCGCGATGACCTGCGCCGGACGGAGGCTCACGCCGCTGACCTGAAAGAAATGTTGGCTAACATTAAGCTGGAGATCGAAATCCGTGGAAACCGAGCAGCAGAATAGGGTCAGAATGACCGCAGATCGCCACTGGGAGCGTTTTGACGAGGCATGTCATGGAAACGCCCAGCAAATGGCGGAAATCGCTGAGAGCGCGATTGAGGAGCTTTTACAGCGTGAACGTGAAACTCCCCGGTTGCGCCCGGATTTGTTCAACAAGCTGGTGATTGACATCATGGAAACCGTCAAGGTGTATGGTGCCACCCAGCAGTGCCGGACCAAACTGGTTGGGGTTCTCTCCAAGTACGTTGTGCCGGACCATTCTCACACGAGGCCACGATGAAGAAGGTTGCACCGGAAGAACTAAAAGGATACTCTACGGAGAGGTTGAAGGGTATCCTCGCAGAGTACGCAAGCCTCTGGGGAGAAAGTCCTTATGCCTTCTTCGAGGTGAAGCGGGAGTATGATGACCGTTTCCCTTTACTGGAGTTTGAAATCCTTGGGCCTTTCAATGACACTATTGACCGATATGTCGGCCCTTGTGTTGACCAAGTTCCGGCGCACGTCTTTGTTGTCGAGGATGGCAAGGTAACACACGTGGATGTCCACGAGTTTATGTGGTCATTCGGGTCAGACTATTTCGAAAGCCAGGGGTACGTACCTGTGCCCCCAGGGTCAGTTATTATCCGAGGTGAAGTATGAGTAGAGACATCCGTTGTTTAGTAAAGAAAGGTGATGGTGACTTTGACCGGGCAGCAGGGCTTGGTTATGCCATCAACCTGCACTGTGCTGATGGTTATATGTGGTTGAGCTATCCGGGCCACATGTTCAATTCAGCCGAGCGACTGAAGCAGATCTTCGAAATGCACCTCGAAAAGGATGGTTTCGAGAAAATCTCTGCGGTGGAGTTCCGATGATGGTTATGTTGATACCGCTCAGTATCTTGGTGGTTTCATTCCTGATACTGTTGTTTGGATTACCGTTCGTCAGCATAGCCACCGCCAAGAACATCGGCGGACGCCGGGCGGTAAGATTGCGGGTTGGTGTTTCTCACCTGTTCTGTGGTGAGGATCGTTACTGGGAGCACACGTGGTGAAACCTGTTTTTAAGTACGAAGTGAATGAAGTTGTTCTGTTTGACCAGGGTGACAACCGCTGGGATTACAAAGGTGAGGGTAAAGTCCTGATGCAACAGGAATACATCTCATGCAATGCTTATCTGGTCGAAATGCCGGATGGAGTCAAAACACAGGTCAGAGAAGACCAAATTTCCGGCAAGAAGTAATTGATCAGTTAAGAAATCATCAATAAGGAGTTTATCATGCGTAGCACGACTGTAGAGTTCCCATATTTTCACAAGGCGTTCGGTCAGGAAGTTGTAGTTGAAGCGGAAGTAATGCTGTACAAAGGCATTCCGAATGCCGCCAGCGACTGGGATGCAGAGGATTACCTCGAAATCATCTCGGTTGCCGTCTACCATGAAGGTGATGTGCTCGACATTGACATTCCCCGCAAAGTAATCTATGCTGAGATCTCGTCTCAAATCCGTGATGCGGAGATGAGCGTGGCGTTCTTGGAAGAAAGCGGAGGTTTCTAATGACGGAAGTCAAGATCCTTGTATCTACCAATCCGATCGAGTTGGCCCAGAAGATCAAGCTGTGGGTGAATGAGTACGATTATTCACTCAAAGGCCCGGTATCTATTGGCGTCAACAACGTGGGCAACACGGTTTATGTTGCAACTTTGGTAAAGGGGGAAGTTGAGTGAGCACTTTTGGTGAAGGATTGTTCGGCGGGTATAAGACGGGTTACACCAACCCGAAGGCTTCTACCCAACGTAGTTTTGGAGGCGGAATGCAGCGCGTAGAAGAGACAGTTGAAGATGTGAAGACGTACCCGTTCAAGTCCATCCCTGAGCGCGGGATCGACGAGAAGACGGCGGAACGCTTCGGCATCCGTACCAAGCTGTCGGCTAAGGACGGCATGACGCCAGAGGCGCACTATTTCCCGTACACACTGGAAGGGAAGATTGTCGGCTTTAAGAAGCGCGACCTGACTATCCCTAAACAGCAGAAGGGCCACTTCACGACGATCGGCTTCCAGTCGGTTGCGTGTGACCTGTTTGGCCTTGAGGGGTCCAACAAGTCGTCCAAGCGTATGATCTTCATCACTGAAGGTGAGTACGATGCGGCGGTACTGTGGCAGGTTCTCCGTGAGAACTACAAATCGAAGGATGGCAATGCACGTAAGCCAAACTTCACGGTTGTGTCTATCTCCAACGGCACCTCCAACGCTGTGCAGAACCTAGCGCAGAAGAACAACTACAAACTCCTGAACAAGTTCGAGGAGATCATTGTGGCGTTCGATGCTGACAGGGCGACAGAGGCGGAGAAGGCCAAGGGCATCATGAAGGGTAAAGACGCAGTGGCGGCGGTGTATTCCGTTATCCCACAAATGAAAGTCGTCGATATTCCTGAAGACATGGACCCTTGCGACATGTACACTAAGGGCCTGGCGCAGCAACTCTTCTGGGCAGCGATGAAGCCAAAAGAGTATGTGCCGGACGGGTTCTCTACGTACAGCCAGTTCCGTGACAAGGCACACGAGATTCCTAAACTCGGGAAGAAATTCCCGTGGCCTACTCTGACCCGCCTGACGCTGGGTCGCCGTAAAGGTGAAGGTTACTTCATCGGCGCTGGCGTTAAGATGGGTAAGTCTGAGCTTCTGAACCAGTTGGTGGAATACATCACCGGGGTCGAGAAGGCGAAAGCCGCTGTGTTCAAGTTCGAGGAAGAGAACGAGATCACGTGTAAGAAAATCGCCGGGAAGCGTTATCACAAGGACTTCGTGAACGCAGAGAAGGTGATGATCCCGCAAGAAGATGGCACCTATCGTGACATCTGGGGCGACGAGGTGTTCGAGGGCCAGCGTGGTTACTTCAAGCAGGAAGAACTGATTGCAGCCACGGATGAAGTAGGTGACTCGGTAATCTATTACAACAACTACGGTCGTGCAGTGTGGGACGAACTGAAAGGTGCGATCCGCCATGCCGTTATCGTGGAAGGTTGTGAAGACATCTTCATTGACCCGATCACCCGTCTGGTGCAGGGCATGAGTGCATCCGAAGCCAACCAAGAACTGGAGCGATTCTCTGATGAGATCTCCAAGCTGGCGAAGGAACTGGGCTTCACGTACTACTGTTTCTGCCACCTGAACAAACCGGAAGCGGGTAAGCCGCACGAGTTCGGCGGTCAGGTTCAGTCGGCGCAGTTCGCCGGGTCCCGTGCTATGATGCGTAACACCTACTACATGTGGGGTATCGAGCGTAACAAAGACCCAGAACTGCCGATGAAGCAGCGTAACACATCGTGGTTCGTTATTCTGGATGACCGTAAACACGGTCGTGCAGGCAAGTTCCCGGTGTTCTACGACATCGACACTGGTGATTATCTGGAACCGCCTGAAGGGTTCTTGGACAGCCCATACGAAACTCTGCGTGAGTGGTATGCTGCCCACCCGGCAGACGACCCGAGTCACGAGACTTATCAGGAACCTCGTGGAACCAACGCCCAGCCGTTGTCCAGTGAGAACCAAGATAAGACTGGCTCTGACCTGACGGAAGATGATATTCCTCCGGCAGACGAAGAGTTCATGGCAGCACTGGCAGAGTCAGAGGCCAATAAGGCGGTTGTTCAGGAAGACTTACCTCTGGACGATGAACCGCTGGATGTACCTGATGAACCCGAAGTTGTTGTGGAAACGGCACCGGAAGTCGTTGAAAATAAAGCCGATGTTCATTACGCCTGCAATACGGCACCGCCAGAAGTCCCGGATGTACCGGAAGACGACTGGGATGACGCAGTTCCATTCTAATAAAAAGGTCCCTTCGGGGGCCTTTTTTCGTTTGACCTCCTCGAAATATTCCCGTATACTCCCCTTATCAAACCAATAGGAGGTTCTATGAGCAAAACAACAGTCCATGTCCTGATTCCGTTTGGCACAAAAGCCGCATGTGGGGTTGACCCATATATCAACGGGGGCTGTCGCAGCAGTATTACCTGTAAGAACTGTAAGAAAACTCAGTATTACAAAGACCTGCCGCCAGGTCCTAACAAGGGGAAGAAACGATGAGCAAATTAATGGTGCCTGTGGTCCGTGACCTCGTGGCAGAAAACACTGGGATTGAGTCCCTCGTTGGACAGATGGTTGAAGTGGTCAAGAAGATCCCTAAGTACAAGAAGGTAACGATGGCTACGCCCGGTATCGGTAAGCCAAAGGTGTTTCCAACTCGTCGGGATGTGTATCTGGTAAACGCCCCGAGAACCCGCTGGATGATGGGACCACACCGGGTGGACGAGGCAATCGTCCTGTACTGCGGCTACAAGGGCAACGATATTTATTCGGCAGAGGAGCTTGGACTATGATTACTTTCTTTGTTACCCTTATGGCCCATTGTTTCGGTAGACGCCCGGTAGAAGAAGGGATCTGGATCGTGGCAGTCATAATCGGGGTATTGGAGATTATGTTCGGCGCTGTATTGCTGGCGGGGATGATGAAATGAGCGTCGTCGTAGAGGGCCGCACGTGGAACGAATACCAGCTTGAATGGAACGATGCTGACGGGAAGTTGTATTCTGTTTGCTTCTTTGCCATCAGCCGGGAACACGCCTCTTATATTGTGGAAGAAATCAAAAAGACCGGGCGCTTGGCGGACGGTGAAGTCGTGGGGAAATATAATGCGTGACATCGAGTACGAAACCCATTATAGTGTGAAGTGTCGGATGTCGGTCAGTGATTCTTACCACGTTTGTGGCTACGCCCGGACGGAGGAGCACCTCAAGGAACTGATTGAGCATCTGAAAAAGACTTGGCGCTACGTGGAGTATAATTGCTACCGGGCGCGGAAGTTTGTCGAGCAACCACAAACGAAAAGGAAGGTGAAGAAATGAAAATGTTACTCTGCTGCCGTGTCAACCCCGGCTTTGAGGATCTGTTCAAAGCAGGTCGAAAGTATAAGATTGTCGGCACCGCCCCTAACGGGAAGGCTTGGAACATCCAGCGCGTGTGGGGAGAGACGCCAACCTTCGTCTCCGCGAAACACTCCGTGTTTGGGATTTTTACGGAGGTAGACGAGAATGAGTGATCTCTCACGGAAAGACAAATGTGATCCGACAGAAGGGGATCTGTTCTCCGGCGGCAACGCCCTGGTGTTCGGCGGACCGGAGGAGTTTAAAGGTAAAATGGTCTTCCTGAGCAAAACCGACGAGGGAGGTTGGTGGGAGGCGTTTGACCGGAAGGGTGACATGATTATCTTGGCTCCCGAATGGCTCATGCCTATTTCAAAACAGGACTGGGACAATAAAACTGACTTAGATACATTCATTTACGAAGCGAGGTATGGGGCGTGATTGACAAAATCGTGGGCTTTGTTACATACAGCATCAACTGGTGGCATAATTTCTTGGGGCCGTTGTGTGCCCCGACGCCAATCTTCTCGATCACTGCCATTGTCGGGGTCATCGCCCTGTTCTTTATCCTTCGTTGGCAACAGCGCCATTGGGGGAACATGTGGGCCGGGGAAGGAGTTTTAGAGTTCTTCGGTGCGGGAGTTATCAGTGTACTGGTAACAGCGGCTTTCTACATGCTGCCGTTCTTACTGTTCTGCGCTGTGGTAAGTGTTGTGGCCTTCGCACTCTTGGCGATCCTGACGATGTTGGTTAAAGTTTCTCTGGGGGAATACTGATGGATATTTGGTGGAATATTGCGGCATGGGTTATCAACGGCTTCTTTATGTTCGTCGCTGTATGGCGTCCTGATACTTTCGGCGGCGGTCTAATGGCCCGCATCATCTTCACTGCCAACTTTACTGGCTTTATTATTAACTGGACAGCTTTCGTTTCCAAAGGGGGTCTGCTATGATGGGTGGTACAGTAAGGGTTGTGAGTACAACCCGTAAGGTCCCGGCGCTGACCGTCAATGGTCGTTACCAAGTGTTCGTCCGTGGTGGCAAGGAGTTCATCCTCGACTGGCACGGTGGGTATGTCCCTGTTAAAGAGGCCAAAGAGGCTGGAATCATTTTGGAGAGAATGCAATGAAATACTGGGTACGTTTAGACAAAGACCGCATCATGGCGGACTACGACGAAGAAGACCTGATGGAGTGCAACCCGTGGGACTCTATGTACCTGATCCGCCAGTTGCGATTCCTGATCCAAAAGGGCGAGGATGCGTTTACCGCAGACGATCAGGACATCCTGCATGGGCAGGGGTCGGTTAAATTGACTGATGATGAAGGCCGCTCCGTGTATACCCCGTGCGTCATCATTGCCCCTGTCGGTGAGGTGACTGATGCCTAAAGTCGTCTGGAGCCTCTTCGATGGAAGTGGTTTCATGGGGTACGAGTATGCCCAGAATGGTTGGCAAGTTTACTGCTTCAATGCAGACACCGCCGACCACGGGCAGTACGAACTGCGCCGGGAGCACCCAAACATTCAGTATGTGAACTGCTGGATCGATGAAGATTTTGAGGCATTCGTTGCCAAGGCCGGAATCCCCAAGCCAAACATCATCTTTGCGTTCCCAAGCTGTACGAACCTCTCCGTCGCCGGGGCGAAACACACTCGCACGAAGTCGGAGTTGATGGAGTCCATAGATAATGCTAAAATGGTTGAGCGTATTGCAAACCTCTTTGGCTGTCCGTGGATGGTTGAGAACCCGGTAGGGAAGATGAGTACCCTCTGGCGCAAGCCGGATCATTACTTTGATCCCTACGAATATGGCGACTATCTTTTACCGGGTGAGGGTGTATATCACCCCCGTATGCCAGCACAAAATGCCTACACAAAGAAAACATGCCTGTGGGTAGGTAATGGTTTTGCAATGCCCGATCGGAAACCTGTGCCCCACATCGGTAAGTTTTGGGGCTGGGCCTTTTTGGGCGGCAAGTCAGAAAGGACTAAGCAGTTGCGTTCCCTCACCCCAGAGGGTTTTGCAAGGGCCGTCTATCATTTTAACCATTAACTGGAACAACCTGTTCAGATATGACCCGGAAACGGGTCATTTATTCTGGGCTGTTCGAAGAAAGGGTGTCAGAAACACTGGCCTCCCGTGCGGAACAAGGACAGACAGGGGCTATCTTTCCGTTATGATTGATGGAAAGAATTATCGAGTCCACAGAATCGCATGGGAGATGGTTAACGGGCCTATCCCGGAAGGGATGGAGATTGACCATGAGAATCACATCCGTGATGATAACCGATTGGTCAATTTAAGACTTGTGGACGGTAACAATAACCACAAGAATATGAGTCTGTACAAAAACAATACTTCAGGTTGTCCCGGAGTGCGCTGGTACGTCGGGAGAAAGAAGTGGGTTGCAACACTGACTCATAACAAAAAGGTGATTAGTCTCGGGAGGTATGATAACCTTGAAGAGGCAATCAAAGCGAGAAAGGGTGCCGAAGTGAAATACGGGACCTTTCACAGAAATCACGGGAGGTAAAGTGCAGGAAATTCTTTTGGCGGCTGGTGCAGGCAGCGGCGCGAAGGGGGATAAAACACTCCTTCTCCTGCAAGCCGACAAACCCGGCATTGATGTAGCCAAGACGAGTCGCCAGTTCAGTAAGGTTGCGGCAGTAAACAACACAACCGCTGCCAAGTTCAACGGTAAAGAGTTTCGTTGTATTGACTCCACGAGTTACTTCGAGATTCTTGCCGCGAATAAAACTGACCTCGTTTTCAAGGCTGAGGACGACTTCACAATTGAATTTTGGTCGAGGAACTCCTCCGTAGCCTCATCTTGGTGGGTGTACTTCGGGTCTGGGACACAGAGTTGCCTGAAGGTGTACCAAAGTGTTGTTTATCTTCAGGACCAAGGGAACTACTTGAGTTTCAACTCTAACTTCTGGCCCCTGACTGCGTGGGCACACGTTGCCATCGTCAATAAAGGTGGTGTTACCAAGCTGTATATCAATGGCAAGTTAGCCCCTAGCACTACCAGCTTCGCCTCCCGGGGATGGAGTACGGAGAGTGCTTTTGCCAGGATTGGCTTTGGTGAGCAATCTGTGTTTGGATCTCTGGACCAAATCAGGATCTCCAAGGTTGCCCGGTACGATGGTGACTTTGCTGTCCCAACAACTCCATTTGTGCTTGACTGACATAAAACTTTAGGTATAGTGGTGGGTGTAGCAACCCACCCTATTTTTAATGAGGACAATATGAAACAGATCAAACTGAGTTTTACGGAAGACTACGTAGGCCACTGGTCATGGTGGCAGGGTGTTCGTGAACTGATGCAGAACGCCATCGACACGAAAGACTTCAATATTGATTTTGGCTATCATGAGGGAACGATCACCATCGTCTCTCGTGGTGGTTCTATCCCTACCCGCGCCCTTCTGCTCGGTGCCACAACCAAGCGTGATGACTCCAGCACGATCGGCAAGTTCGGAGAGGGTATGAAGCTGGGTTTCTTGGTCCTTCTTCGTGAGGGCGCGGAAGTTGCTATGGAAAATGGCAAAGACCTGTGGGTGCCTAAGATTGTTCATGACGAAGCGATGGATGCAAACGTCCTCGCTGTGAACATCTGCGAGGGAAATTTGGAAGACCGTGATCCGAACACCGTCACGATCAAGATCCACGGTGTACCTAAGCTGGCGATGGAAGAGATCATGGACAACTATGCTCCGACCACGGAGCGTACAGTGGTGATCGAGAACTCCCGTGGCAAGGCGTACAACAAGATCTATCAGCACGACGACGAAAACCAGGAAGAGGATGATGACGGTGTTATTACCGGGGGTGACTGCAACCTGTTTGTAAACGGACTGTTTGTTACCCGTGTCCCAGGTAACTTCAAGTTTGATTACGACTTTAAGCCAGAGGCATTCACCCTCGACCGTGACCGTGATTCTGCTTCCACCTTCGAAGTCAAGTATGAGGCCAACCGTCTGCTGTCAGAAAGCGATGACATTGACCTTCTGGCGCGTTTGGCGCTTGAGCAGTACGATGACCTTGCTTTGTTCTCCGAGCGCCGTGTGAAGGCGTCTGGTGGCTCTTACTGGGGCGGTTCTCGTGGGGACTCCGATCAGGAGGCTCTGGCTAAGACTGCCGTCAGTATGTTTGCGAATAAATACGGTCAGGATGCCTATCCGATCGACGATTCTTGGACGGACGGCAAGAAGAAGGTCGTCACCCAAATGGCTATCGGCAAAGGGTATACACCGATAACCGTTAAGAACGCCATTTACCGGATGGTCCAGAAGGAGTACAAGGTTGACGCTGCGGTTGAGAGTGTGTTAACCTTCAAGCCATTGGAGTTCTTAGAGGGCTTCTTGGAGCGTCACAACCGCCGACTCGTGGCGAAGCCTCGCAAAGAGTTGGAGAAGACTATCAAAATGCTGCGTATTGCGGGAGGTAAGGAATGAGTGGTATGCGTTTAACTGTAGGCGTCATTGCCCAATTGACTAAATCGGTAGGTGATTACAACCAACCGGAGCACGAGGCGCTGGCGGAAAAGTTGGAGGAGATGAAATCTCCCCTGAAGCTGACCTATGGCGGGGACATGATCGTCTACATCGAGCAGGACAAACGTACCGACTATGACGGCCCCGGCCTGATTTTGTTGGAAGATGACCTGATGTCTGCGTTCGAACAGGAACTTGCTCTGGCAGATCTGTTTGTTTTCCAAGGGACACCAAAGATCTTTGTTGACCACTGGTATGACGGCGCGGACCCTCCGCATATTGACATCACGCTGGACGATGCGGGCTATTTCTCGGAGGACATCTGATGGCTGAACGTCTCGTACCTGTCCGTCAGGTAAAGGTCCACATGGACTGCGATGAGCCGGGATGTTCCGGTGAAATGCTGAACAACGGAAATGCTTTCCTGTGTTCACCACCAAAATATCCGCATGTCTGTGACGTGTGCGGTAAAAAGGTGACATTCGGCAAGAGATACCCACTGCTGGAGTTCCGGGAGGTTGCAAATGAGTGATCTGATCGGCAAGAAGGTGAAAGTTATCCAAGAGACCAGCGAGGACTCTCCGCTGGCTGATAACGGTTGGAAGGTTGGAGACGTAGGCGTCGTGACGCTGGTCCTGACCGACCACCCGGAGTACAACATCATCGTCCAAAAAGGTGATGACAAGTACAACACTTTAGGATTTTCCAGGGAAGAACTGGAGGTCCTTGAATGAGGGCCATGACAGATTATCGTCGAACGCCCTTGAAAGAGGGTGATACGGTAGCCATCTACTGGGGATACAACGACCTGAAGACCGGGACCGTTGTGAAGATTCAAGGTGCCCGTGCCAAAGTTGAGGTTGACGGCACCGTCAGTAAATGGAAATCCGGGTGTTGCATGGTTAAACTGGAGGACTGATGCAAGAGATGTTGATGGTGACTCCCCGGGATGCCGGGGGCGTTGAGTATGTGAGGACAATGCCGGAGGGCGACTTTGCAACATTCGCCTCTCTCCAGGCTGAACTCTCCCCTGAGTTTAATCTGAACAAGGCCGCAACGTATAAATACTTCGTCTACAAAAAGAAGGGTAAGGAAATCATCGTCCCTTCTCAACCTGTAGGCCGGGGTACATACAATGGTGTTTATAACAGGGGTGCCGTATTCGGTGTGGATGGTCCGGGTCAGGTCCCGCAGGGTCTTACTGCCGTCCCACAAAGCAGAACCTTCATAGCGGCAAACGGCAAGACTTACCGGGTGCGTTTGATGGAAGGTGTTCCTGGTGACACGTACCCTACTGTGACCAACATGGACTACCCCAACTTCGACCCTGTGCCAGAGTTCGACTATTTTGTACTGAATCTCTGGGTGCTGGATGCCACAACAAAGGCCAAAGTGTACTTCAAAGACCTTAACGTGCCGGAGTCCGAGAAGGTAGTCAAGTCGAAGTTCACTGCGGCTAACTCTAGGAGTTGGGGATTGGTAAAAGGGAGTGTCAACCAGTACGCGATAACACGCGCCCGGTATGACAATACGTACCCTGACACAGCGACCTACGCATTTAACTTCAGCCAGTTTGCAAGCAACTCTGCACTGCTGACATCCACCAACGGCATCTGGTGGCCTGTGTTCGAAGAAATCTAAGGATCTTTACCCAAGGATGGGATTATTGATAGGTTGATCTTTATGAGGCATTGGGATACTCTGGAAGGAGGTATGCCAAAAGAGGAGAGAGTATGAAAGGGTTGTTCGTAGGGGATGCGGAAGCTAACGGCCTGCTTGACGAGGTAGACCAGCTTCACGTGATCCTGTTCAAGGAATATAAGGTCGATAACTGGAATATCTTTCTCGACCCCAATCGGGAAGGGTACGACCAGGCCCTCAAGTTCATTGCGTCAAAAGGTAAGAACTTTAAGATCCGCACTTTTGATGAATTGAACGAGTGGTTCAAAACGGAGCCAGGCTCCATTGCGATCCACAACCTGTTCGGCTACGACCTGCGTCTTTTCAAGAAGATGCTGGGCACTCAGTATGATATGTTTGGTGATCCTAAGTGCATGGGCACCCTGAACGGTAAACAGGTGAACCTGTTCGACACTTTGTCAATGTCTCGAACTCTTTACCCGGACCGCCCGTTGCCACGTGGTTGTCCAGAAATGGTGAAGAACCCGGTTACCGGGAAGATGAAACCTGTCGGCCCGCACGGCTTGGAAGCGTGGGGTATGCGTGTTGCCAACCAGAAAGTGGCGATCGAAGACTGGCGCGGCCTGCCGCTGTGGAAGTATTGCGACCGTATCATCGAAGACGTTATCATCAACGAAATGGTGTGGGAGGCCCTGATTAAGGAGGTCACCTGCGACTCAAACCCTGATGACAAGCGCTTCATGTACAAAGACGGCGTGAAACGCACGGACATGGACCCGAAGAAGTACAAGCTGATCAACTGGAAAGACGCGATGCGTCGCGGTATGCTTACCGACTACCTGATGATTGAGCAGGAGATCCAAGGCGTTTCGTTCGACGAAGAGAAGGCCCTTATCCTCCGTGACCGCATTGACAAAATGATGCTGGAGATCGAGGGTGATGTGGAGCCTAACCTTCCGAAGAAAGAGATGGCGAAGTCGGCACAGCCGACATTCCCATCCAAGCCGTTCAAAGGTGACGGTAGCCTGTCTGGGACCGGGTGGAAATGGCTGGAGAAGCTGGGTTACCAGATCAACTGGGAAGCCTTGGACTTCAAAGGACCTCCGGTTAAAGCGTTCAAGGCAGACGGTAGCCTGACGGCGGCTGCAATCAAGTATTGCACCGAGCACGGTGTAGAGGACGAGGCAGCAATGCCACAGTTTATTCGTGACCAAAACACCAAACAGACGACACTGATTCCGCTGTCCCCCGAAAGTATGGCCCGCGCCATGCTGGACATTAAGAACCAGACAATGCCGGACATCATGATCCCGATGCGAATCGGTAACCAGGATGACGTGAAGAAGTTCCTGATCCGCGATGCGGGATGGAAGCCTACACTCTGGCGTAGTAAGGATGTGACCAAGGACCAGTTCAAGAAACAGCGTCCTGACAACGAGGTTGACGGCCTTGTGCGTGAGTACATTGACCAACTGGACCAGGTGGAGTACCGTGATCTGATTCTGGCGTACCTCGGTGTGACTGTGAAGCAGTGGCAAGACAAGGAGAAGATGTACAAACTCCTGCGTCGTAAGGCCCGTGGCCTGCCGACCAGTCCACAGTTGAAGGATATGAACGGCCTGTGCCCTAACCTGGAGAAGGTGGATGGTCATATGGCAAAACAGATCGTGAAGTGGCTGTCTCTGCGTAACCGCCGTTCCGTACTGGACCCTTTGAAGGAGGAGAAGGTGGATACGGGTTGGCTGAACCACCCACGTTTGCGTATTGACGGGAAGCTCCCGGCTCGGTACTCTGGTATCACCAACACCGGGCGTCGTAAGCACACGATTGTGGCGAACGTTCCGAAGCCGGACAAGAAAGTGTTGCTCGGCAAAGAGATGCGTGAACTGTTCAAGGCGTCTGAAGGTAAGTATCAGGTCGGTATCGATGGTTCCAACCTCGAAGGTATGATTGCAGCTTGGGGTGCATACGAGTTCGACGGCGGCGCTTATCTCCGCATTATGGAGTCCGGTGATGCCCACAGCCGAAACGCTGAAGCATATACCAAAGCAGCAGGCAAAGTCGTATCTCGTGGCGAAGGTAAAGGTGTGACATACGGCATCATGTACGGTGCTCAGGCAGCGAAGATCGCCTCCATGCTTGGAATCTCTTTGGAGAAGGCGCAGGCGGTAATCGACGCATTTTGGGATAGCAACATCGGATTGAAGGGCCGTAAGGAAGCGTTGGAGAAGTTCTGGGAACTGACCGGGAAGCGGTTTATCTACGGCTTGGATGGTCGTAAGATCTACACCCGTTCCAAGCACTCCCTCCTGAACGCATACCAGCAGAACGGAGGAGCGTCCCTGTTCGACTTGGTTGGTATCCTGTTGCACTGGCAGTTGATCAAGAAGGGTTGGTATGACCAAGGTGTTCGTCGCACGATCTATTACCACGATGAATACCAGCTTGAGGTGCCGTTCCACTTTAAGAAACGCTGGGAGTTCAACACCATCGCTGAGGCGGATGCGTTCGTTGCGAAGATGGAAGAGAACAAGCGCGTCATTGATGGGCATGAGTACAAAAAGCCGAAGGTTGATGCCAATGGTGATAAGATCAAGGGTCAGTTTGATCCTATTCTGAATGCCAACGGGAAGATCGAGATCACCTATTGCCCGGTGGGTGAAATGGTGGTACGCTGTGTTGAGCAAGCAGCGAAGATGATGAAGTCTCCGGTACATATCACAGGTGCTTACCTGACGGGTATGAACTGGGGAGATTGTCACTAAGTGGAGATTTTGGTTGTTTTGTGATAAAATTACCATATTCCGGGGGCTTCGGCCCCCATTTCAATTGGAGGATCTCTGATGATAGAGATGTTGACAGTTTCACCAAAGAAAGATACATCAGGGGCAGGCCCGTTCCCTCGTCCTCCGGCGTCAGATTTGGCTAACTCTTACGAAACTGAGGGTGGCTTCGCTGGATATTACAAGCCATCGTCGTCGGTAGCTCGGTTCGCCATCCCCACATCTAACCTGTTGGTTCATGCAGGGATTGCAAATATGGTCTCTATGGTGGTAAACCCAACATGGAGGTCCTTTTATTTGGATGGTTGGATTCTCCATATTCCTCTGTTCCCCATCGCTCAAGGGGCGATGTGGGGAGATATAGACAATGCTGGGTGTGTGGACGGGAAGAAAACATTCATCCATACGGATGGGAAGACTTACGCCATTGAACTCCTAAGCATCCAAAAGGGTAATGGAGTGATCACAGAGCAGACCCTTGACAACAGGACAGGCCCTGCCTATTCCGTTGGGTCGGATTACAACAGAACCATTCTGAATCTCTGTACCGACCCTGTTTTGAAGGGGGATCGGACACCCGGCGAGGCTGCATGGGGGTCTGAGTCTGGTATGGGAGGAGGTTTCACAAGTAGGCAGATGATGGGAGATGGGTTCGGCATTACCTATAATTCTTACTGTTGGATGAGGAACAGTATGGTTGTGGCGGGCAATGGAGAGGGTCATGCGCAGAGGCCAGCCCTGAACGTAAGCAACAACTTGGCGTACACATGGTTTGAAGCTGACAACCCGTCCTACCGTGCAGGAAGGACTTGGCGTCCTGTTCTGAGGAGGCTGAACTGATGCTTGAACTTCTCACAATCAGCGGGAAGAACATCGTCAATATCGATGCCGCTGCACTCGTTCCTGAATATCTTTACGTAATGGTGCCGGAGGTGTACAGCCCAGCAATGGTCCCAGAGTACCTGTACGTGATGGTTCCTGATACTCTCTCGACGGCAATGGTGCCGGAATATCTTTATACTATGGAGACACCCTAATGTTGATTGGAATTAACGGATTTGCATCCTATGCGGATGCCACCATTGGGAGCAGTAATGATATTAATACCGCACTGGCCCATATCAGGAGATTTCAGCCAAATCGGCCAGGAACAGACACCTTTATCGGGTCATATGACTACAGTTCGACGAGTCATAAATGTATATTCAACGGGTCGGGGATGCAACTACAGCCATTGGGGACAAACTCCTATGCTGCGTATACTATCCCATCGATGGCAACCATCATAAAGGAGGTTGGAGATACCTTAACCCTTGGGACAAGGCTCATAATCCAACCTGCCCATGCGGCAACCAACCCCATTGTTGCGGGGTTTTCAACAGGAACTATAAACGCAATACCGGACCTTGCCCTCTTTTTGGGGAACTCAACCACGACCAATGTTTACGTGGAGGTGGAGATCACCATGCTGGCAGAAGGATCATACAGATACCGAGCATGGGCAAACGGGGTCATGGGTGTCAATAGTACACGCCCGGATTTGATCTCCAATGTCCGCATAGGGACGGCGCTGAACTGGAAGGTGGGTGCAAACCCTTCTGGGGATATTCTGTTCCGGGACATGTACTGGGCCTTTAACAAGGAAGGTAAGGAGGAACGGCTCGGGACTTGCACGGTGTCGCAGGTTCCTCGTGACGTTATCTCCGGGGTTGGTAACCCAGGGGCGGCTACGGCGGGGGATATTACCAGACAACGTGTTACTTGGGATTTGGGGAGTGGCGCTGTAGCTCCCCCATACACACCTGTTACTTTAGCAAGCCCGGTAGTACAGAAGGCAAGTTTCCCCAATCCAAATCCAAACATGCGGATTAAGGCTTTCAAAATCCCTACCGTTGGGAAGTCTAGCCTGGCTGGAACTACAGGTACGGTGACAAGCCAGATTATCAACGATGTTGATGAAGTTGTATCTTCCGAGAGTAAGCAAAATATTCTCGACTCCTACGTGAACGGAGTGGCTGTAGCATTTGTTGATGTATCTGACGTGCCGATCGACAAGCTAAAGAACTACCAGTTCGTGTCCTCGCGTGAAAAAGCTGATAACGTATAATTCAACCGCCCTTCGGGGCGGTTTTTTATTATCTGAAGAAAGTGCTTGACGGGAGGGTTCAATCTGGTAATATGCACTCATCGAAACGAAGGAGGTCAACATGACTGGTACGAAAAGATTACTGAAGGCCACAGAGGAATGGGACGAAAAAGAAGTAACCCTGTTCTCCGACACCATTGAAATTTACCACGGGATAGATTCTGTCATCCTCGACAAGGCACAAGCCAAAGAACTTTTGAAAGTGATTGAGGAGTTCATTGATGAATAAAGAAGATTTCTTCGACCTCTT